CCATCGATTTTGTCGGCACTCTCTTCAGAATAGCCTTCACGTTTCAATTTGGAATGAATTTTAGCCCAATCCCCTTTAGCTAGGCTAGAGGATTTATAGAGTTCTTCGGCTTTTTTAAGAACTAAAACAGCCGCCTCTTGTGGAGTAAATTTTTTATCTGACATAGTGGGTCTCCATATAATATGTAAGATTGGTTAAATCAATCTACAATAGTATTCATCTCTATTAACTTATTGTTTTTATTAATCTTTATTTTTTGCATATCCATAATTGTCTTTTTTCTATGATCTTCTTTCCAAAGAGGCTGCAAATTAGTGTAATGACATAAAGATTCCAGTTCTTCGATAGTTTTGGCCATAGCCAACGGTATTATATGGTCTATATCCCACAAATCTCTATTTTCCCATGACATGTTACCCCTAAATAGCGACTGTATATAGCTAAATGCCTCTTCTATGGAACATCCAAGCATTTTAAGGGTTTTTTTGAGATTTATCTTTCCCCCTAAAAGCTGCTGAAGTTCGAGACCTTAAATTGGATTCAAAATTGAATAATTTATCATTCTTTCTACGATTTTTTATGTACTGACCCTGATAGCTAACCCTTTCTTTTTTATGGTATAAGTAATAATCGTTCTGATAATCAATCCTTTGCTCCTTATGGGCTCCATAGTATTTATTGGCGTCTTCTTTTATCTTTTGGGCATTTTCTAAACGCCAAGCTTTATGGTATTCTTTTTGTTTTTCTTTATGTAACTCTCTGTATTTCAATATCTTTTTTATATTTTTCTTGTAACTTTTCTTGCCGCTAATCTTTCTGCAAGGTTTACATCTATCCTGTAATCCGTTAGGACGAGTAGAATTATGGCCAAATTCTTGGTTTTCTTTAATTGATTTACACTTATAGCATTTGGTCATATATATTATTTTTTGTTTTTTGCGTTTTTCAAAAAAAGTTCCAGTTTATCAATTCCATTATTATGATTGGATTCTGATTTCCCCATTTTTCCATAAAACACGCTAGGCTTGTCCATCGCACCACCCAATTTCTTGGGTTTGGCCGTCTTTACAACCGCTTGGGATCCAACCTTCATTGGACTGGCAGTGTTGCTGTTCGTAGGGCTTACAACCCCAGGAACCGGCGTTAATTGGGTTTGCTTTAAGCCGCCGATAGCAGATTTCACCAATTCTTCTGCTTTTTGTAGAACGATTACAGCCACTTCTTCTGGAGTGTATTGCTTAGGCATATATCGATAAGATTAGTTATTCTTCATCCTTGTAAGCTATATCGGCTAATGTGCTCCAATTAACTGTATTCAAATCTTCAAATGTATCTGTTATATTGCTTATAATTTTAAGTCCACCAATATAACCTTCGCCTTCAGATACAGGAGTTCCATCTGGTTTGGTAGTAGAGGTGCCACCTTGACCCAAGACAGCAGTTTCAAGTAATCTATGTGGTTGATTGTACCATCTATTTTCCACTTGACCGGTAATCTCTATATCCCTAGACCATATTACTTGACCTGCGTCAGAATAATCTGGATTGGGATACATTTGACCACTTGAAATAAGACTTTCTGCGTAACCATCTTTTTCTAACAGTGCTTGGCGGTATCTAAGTAAAGAATAGGTTGTAATTGCATGAAGCCAAAGCAAAGTCTGTTGATCCATAGCATTGCAGGTAATTTTGTAGTTTTCCTTCATGAAGGTATGACTAATTCTAGTTTCATAGAATTGAAATTCTGAAAGGACGCCATATTTTGCTGCTGTTAGACTCAATCCTTTAAATAAATTAATTGAATTATTCAAACCAATACTTTGAATCGAATAGCCAGTTCCTGTAGCAGGATCTACAAGAAGCATGCCAGGACTGATATTAGTAAAATCAATGGTAGAAGAGAAAGTAAATGCACCAGAAGTCGGATTATACGAGCCAGGAATCGGTTTGATTATATATGGGATTTGTTTATTGATATTATTTGGCATCAGTCTAACTTTTTCAACACTTAAGTCTCCCATGTGTTTCATGTCAGCTTTTTCATTGCTATTACCAATTTGAATTACTACACAAGGAAATTCCATTTTATCGTCCCTATTGGACATAAAAGTGTACACCCTATTATTGGCAAACCATTGCTTACATGATTCGATTTGGCTGCCGTAACGTTCACGCAGATATTGATTGGAAAGAGTGTCTCCTAATATATCGTCTAGAAGCCAAGGATTTTTTTGAATATCCTCAAGGCCTAGTTCGATTGCAGTGCGAATTCTTATATCGCCAAAAAATAAAGACATAATTATCTACTTCCGTATTTAGACATCAAAGATGGTAAAATATCTTTTTCCCATCTATCTTCAGCCCATTTCTTCGCTTCTTCGAAGAACTTTTTACCTTCTAGCCCTGGATGAATCCATTTACCGTCTTGACCTTCTTTAACGGTTCTAAAGGTTGTTATGCTTCTTTTTACGCTACCATCATCTTTTTTGGTTTGATAAATGGATAGCCCATGCAACACTGGAGTATTTCCTCTTCCTGGGATCCCACTCTCTATATCAAATGAATGTAATTTACCTATCCTTGGACTTCCTGTCTTCGGATCTATTTCTAATTTTTTGTAAGGAATATCTCTTTTTCTTAATTCAGATTTTACTTTCTTTATAAGTTCTTGTTGATATTTTAGTTTATCATCATTACTACTTAATTCAGATGCTACCTTTCCCTGATCAAAAGCTACGATTCTGTATTTTTTACCATCCTTGCCAGTTTTAATTTCCCCTTTACTCCCAGGTTTTTTGGTATTCAAAAGACCCTTCTTCATATCGAAATTGTCAGGCAATCCTTTTTCAATCCACTCAGCATCTGCTTTTAAAGTAATCTCCCATAAATAGTCATCAATTTTTTCGGCTTGAGATAGATTTTCTAAATAAATTTTACGGCTGGACTTTAATTTATTTTGTGCTTCCTCTACAATATGGGTTTGGGTATCTACTGCAAGTCCCTTTACTGATTTCTTTAAATCAGACACTACTTCTTTCTTGAAGTTTTCAAGAAATTGGGTAAGTGCCGATATATCTAAGGTGACTTTAAAATCAGGCATATTAACCTTTTATAGGTACTCCATTTGGACCTAAGACTCTACCCTCTTTCATATCGATGAAACGGACTCGACCGTTTTCGTCCGTAATCTTCTTCTGGCCCTTTCCATTGACGCCACCCTCAGGAATAGGATTTGCGGCAAGATGAGTAGTGGTATGTTTTGCAGATAGTTTGCTAGCAGGAATGGGTCCGGCTAGCCCTGATTTTTTGGGTCTGGGGCGGCACCCTCCATAGGAGCCGCTTTTTGTTGCATAGGTGCTGGTTTTGGAGGAGACTGTTGTTGAGCAGGCGCAGTAGGTGCAGGCGCTGAATTAGGAGATGTAGGCGATGGTTCAAGGCCTAGTAATTTACAAAGTTCAATCATTGATTTTAACATTTGAATACAAGAAGTGTACAGGCCTTCATTTTGCTCTCTTGTGGCCTCCAACGATTGCTTATTGGCTTTAAATTGTTGAAGAGTTTGCGATACCATATTAACAACTTTTTCTCGTTGTATCTGATCTTGATTGTCTTGTAATCCACCTTGCAGAACACCCATCATATCTGGTTGTTCATCACCACCTTGTGAATCGCCCATGACCTGTTCTTCTCCAGGCATAGGGCTATTAGGATCACTAACTGCTTGTGTATCTTGCTGAAAATCCTGATCTTGGTCTGAAATATTTTGTTTTTGTGCGTCTCCAAAATTCGACTTCACAGAAACATTGTCTTTCATTGCATCGCCTTGCGGCATCTCAGTATTATCTATTTGTCCGGCTTCCTGAGTAGGATCTGCATTTCCTTGACCAGGTTCTTGATCTAGTAAATTAAGTACTTCTTCAGCCGTTTCGTGTCCTTGCAAATTAGGGTCTTGTTGGCCATTTTGTGCTGGATCGCTTTCAACTGCATCTCCATACATTTCTTGACACTGAGGGCAATTTTCTGGGTGTTCTGCTCCCATGTCTTGAGCTTCTACATTTGATTGGTCCTGATCATACTCAGCACACCAAGGACAGTCACATGTGTCCTCGTGTTGTGGATTTGCTTGAGATCCAGTAATATTTTCTGTTTGACAATAAGGACAATCATCAATGTGACCGGTTTCTTGATTAGACTGGTTGTATTCTTGACAAGCGGGGCAGTCATCGTGCATACCGGCAGTGCCGTCAGCATTTTCTTGTGCGTCAAGATCTTGACAAAAAGCGCAATCATCTGTACGGTCATCTTCATTATCGTGATTGTGTTCTTCAGCATCTTCATCGTTTTTATGGATATCGCAAAGCTTGCTTTTGTGTAAGTTACAATATTTTTCGGATTTCTTATGATCCAGCATGTGGTTGTCCAAATGACGAGCAGTGGCGCTTATGGCCGATGCCTTTTCATGTAGCCCTTTTGCGTGGTCTTCATGTCTTTTTTGATTTCCTTGTCTCCACGCCTGTCTTTTTTCTGGATTTGCATTTATTTCTTTGTCCCTAGCCCAATCATCAGAACTTTCATGTCCAGTTTCAATAGGGGTTGTAGCAGTAGAGTAGGCTCTATGCATATCATGCATTGCCTGGTGCCCTTCTTGATGGGGGGTACCCCTACCTTCATTCCATGCAATTTTTTCATGTTGTCGTGCTAATCTAGAATGAGTAGGAGAATCCAGCCCCATCATTCCTTCATGGGTAAGTTTGGGCTTGCTATCCCCTAATTTAGGCCCTCTAGGTTTTTTGGTAGCAGTTTTCTTGTCCACCAATTGAGCATCCGCTTTATGTAAATTACATAGTCCCATAAGTTCACTCTTTTCCAGATAGGCCTCAGCAAGTTTATATTCCTCTTGTGTTGCCCTTTTTTCTCTGACTCTTCTTTTGGCTTTTTTAATATCTTCTTTGATATATTTATTGAAATAAACAATTCTATTTTTGCCACGAAGTTTCGCAACCAATAGGGCGGTGCCAGCCTCTGAAAGATTTTTCCCTACTCCAGCAGAAATAGTGTACCCAAATGATTTTTCGACACCGCTTCTTAATTCTTTTATTTTCTTTCTAGACTCTGGAGGAATAGCCATTGTAGCTTCATCTCCACCACCAGAAATTTTTGCTCCGTCATTTTGCTTGCACCAATGATCAATATATGCTTGGGCCGCATCAATACGGCCAGAAACTTTATGTAGTTCTTCAACATCGTTAGCAATTACGGCCCGACCTACTAGTTTTCCAATGCCATCACCATCGACAGCTATGTATAGCATCCCTGGCTTAATCTTTTCCATTTGTTTTCCTCAAAGTGTCCAGGAGCATTTGAATATTTTCTTTATCCCAACCACGAGAAAATCTTATCTGAATACTTTCTTCTGATTTCTTAATCCAAATTTTGCTATACTGATCTTGGCCATAGCACAAACAACAAGAAAAAGACCCTTGGCCAAAAATGGTTTGTCCGCAATCAGGGCAGTTGATAGTTTCGGATTTAGCAATTTCAATTCTATGTTCTTTTGGTTTTTTCTTTCGTTCCAAAAATGCTTTTAATGGAGAACCTTTTTCGGGAGACTCTTCTTTTTTGGCCATATCTTCTGCCTTAAAATCCAATTTTTTTTTAGGTGCTTCTGCAAAATTGGGCTCTTTATTATTTGCAATTGAATCGGCAACTTCCATGCCATTAGCCATTCCCTGGAAATACTCACCCGACTGCGCAGATTGATGGGCAATTTTTGTTACATCCGAAATCTGTTCATTTTTCTTATGTTCTTTGGCTAAAGCTTCATTGAGCCTATCCATCATAAGTTTATTAAGAGCGTCTCTTTCAGAAATTTTATTCTCAACTACGCGACTAACCAAAGAATGAAGTTCCATTCTTGCATCGATCAATTTTTGTATTTTGGCTTCAGCATGTTCCGTTGGCTCAATAGTCTCTTTTTCTAATTTTTCTAATTCGTAAAGTTCGAATGTAGATAGTAGGATGATACCAAGTCCAGGAATTGATCTATTTTGAAAACTGTAAACTAATTTATTGTTGTCATAGACAGATCCCGTATAGTCATCGGCAGCATTCTTGTTTGCACTAACACGAGCGTTTTTGCCAAATGGAAGTTGAAGTTCTATACTGGTATTGAGTGGCATCGGTGTCAAAGCGCTAATGAGCAATGACATGACAAATCTTGGAACCACCTTCAACCCAATACGAATCTCTTCAGGGTCCAATACAGAATTGGATCCGATCTTGTATAGATCTGCAGATTTAGCTAAAGATTGTAGAAAATCTTCATCTAAAATCTTATTAAGAGATAGGTTGTGTATTGTTTGCATTTTGTTGTGCGTATGGTCCTGTTTCTTGTGCGATCCTAGTAGGGTCTTCCATTATGTAAACTAAAAGGGTATTGGCGCTAGTATACACATACTGATTGTTCCCCGCAGATAAATAGGTCCATGCATTTGGAGGGCATGCTACTCCAACATTACCATTTGCATCTGTTGCACCGGCTGCTAAGGCGGTGATTGTAGAACTCCCAATAGTAACTGACCCCAAAGTACCGTTATTGTAAATTGCAAGATTTGCGCCAAGAAATGGAAGTGCCACTTTTGCAGAAGCATCAGTTGTATACCCACCAGCGATTTGGATTGGCAGAAGTCTAGGTCCAACCGTAAGCGATTTTTGTCCACCAGACGATGGATTGTATTCAACAACCTTAATTTGGTCTGGATCCTGTAAAGAATTGTTGTCTATTACCCGGTTATTTTTTGCCATAAAAGTCCTCTATTGCTATATATCACTATAAGATTGCTAAGTTTAGTCCGTTCCAAGGTCATCTTCCGAAATGTTTACCATATCGACACTAATGGACCCAGGGCCTGGTTTAATTGAATCCAGGGGCTCTTGGACTGCCCTATTTGGGGTTTTCGATTGGGATTGATTCTTGGGATCAGGTCTATTTTGAGAGTGGTAGACATACTCGCGTTGAATTATAGCGTAATAGGCCATTCTTTCGGGAACCCTAACGCCACCTTCAGTTACGTTACTCATTCTAACTTCTTTAGGGATTTCAACTACATAGTGGTATGCTTTATACAAATATCTTATTGAATAGACATTCCCTTTACCTGTTTTTGGATCAAAACCTGGATTCTTACCGCCATCCATCCAATTAATACTACCATCACTACTTACGCAGTAATCAAGTCCTTGAGAATATTGATTATTTTTACTATCTATAATCGGAACTTCAAGTTGAATAATTGGGAACATGGGGACATTTGGTCCAACTTCATATGTCATTTTTTGATAGTACGATACGCTTACATTGGCAACAGGATCAGAAACATAAAGCCTATCTCCAGGAGCTAAATATATCCTATTTCCATCATCGACTGGGGCTCCATTAACCTGCACTCCTACAGATTTCGCTTTATTGTAAAATCTTGGTAAAATTAATCTACTAACGGATGGATCTACTATGCCGCCATCGGTTCTTGTTTTTTTAGTATCGTTTTCTACTTCACAAGCAGTAAATACCCCAGCACAAAAGTAAAGCATTCCATTTGATGTCAATACATCAAGTCCATCACGTCTATAATCGCCACGATCCTTTAGGCCAATAGGAGAAGGCATAGCTTTCCAATGACTGTAGTCAATTCCTTGTCCTGTGACAAAGGCATCGTCGCTTATTAAACTGAATGAGGTTTCAACTAGAGGGCACCACGCATTGATGGCCTGAAGTTCTTCCCCTTTTGGGGTTCTATTGCTCATTTACTTTCCTTAACAAGCCGTTACTTATTTCTTCTAATTTCTTATCTGTTTTGTCGTACATATTAACTAAATTTTTAACTATCTCATTTACTTCGAAATTTTGTTTTATTTTTTCTAGATGTCTTTCCATCTTAAAACCTTCTAGATTATTATTTGCTTTAAACTTAAAGTCCAATTTGCAACTAGTTCCACTACTGCAAAGCCTGTCCAATTCTTTTAAGAAAAATGGAATTTTAGAATCCATAGGGCTATAACTTACAAAAACCTCTTTAGCGCCAACGATCTGGCGTTCCAAAGGCTCATTTGGATCAAATTCATGTTCGTGATCACTACAAATAATTTTAACGCACATATTATAAGACCTTTACACCTTTCAACCCAGAACCTAGGGCTTTTTCGCTAACTGCGCCACTGATACCAGAAACGAACTCTTTTGGCAGCTTGTAAGCATCAATTACAAGTTGGTTATTTTTAATAGAAGAATTTATAGTAGCGACCTTAATGTTTAGTTTGGTAACATAAAAATCTACGCTATTACCTTCTTGTACAGAATAAATATCGTGTCCAGATTTACGGAGATCTTCTGTTAAAAAATGAGAATGACTTTCAGCGCTGAATTTCAAGCCTTCACTTTTCATAATTGGTGGATGATAGTTTGGAAATTTTTGTTCGATTGAATAGCAGAGAATCGCACGGTGAGAAGCCGCCCCAAGCACAGTATCTTGACCTTTATGGTCGGTCACTGTAGCTAAATTTAAGCCACCTTTAGTACACACCAATTTTACTTGATTGCCGTCGATTGTTCCAAATGGTTCTGTAGAGGAGATATCATTTTCTGAGATTTTCATATTACTTTTCCTTACTGTACGCATCTCTAATCTTTTTGACATAGGGATGATTTGAAATAGAATTTGCATTGTTCTTCTTGGTACCAGTTATACCTTGATTCCAAGCAAAAGCCGTTTGATCGGGGTTATTTTTAAAATTGTGCTCTATGTGGGCTAGATGACGATCTGCTATTATTTCTTCAAGACCTTTGTTATCCTGCATAAATCTGTGCAATTGAGGACCCTTTAATGTCAGGGCCTTCCCATATTTTGCTTGAAGGTCCTTGTGTCCCTTAATAGTATCTGTAATGGTGTTAGGCATTAAAGCCCATTTACCATAAGCCTGACCTTGAGAAGTAGGAGCGTGGTTTGTATTTTTCCCACCACTTGATTCTACTTGCATGATAGCATTTAGCATTTTTTTGTGATCGTAATTATTTTGATGGGCTTGCATGTCGGGAGAATTTTTGATATTCGAAGTATGATTAGTGCCTCCAGCTAGCGCTGCTGCCATGCCCAATCCTATACCGACATTTTTTAGTGCGCCTTTTTCTAGGACTTGTTCGGACTTATTGACGGATAATTTTGCGGTATAGTCGCTCTGATCAGGAAATTGGGGTTCAGCACTATCTGATTGATGATGGTAGGTTTTTAGCCTCTTAGGACCCTTTTTCAATTCTGCATTACCAAATTCAATTCCTGCTTCCTTTGCGGTTTTAGCGCCAGAGGATTTAATTTTGTCATGCATATCTTTAGGAACACTGATATGGGGTGCCCATTCACGTTGTTCAGGAAGTCCCATATGTGCAAATTTACCATGATGCTCTTTCATTTTCTCTGCAGAATTACCTTTTAATGTAATGACAAAAACATCCGATCCATTACGATCTTTAAATTGGTTTGGTTCTATCTGAGTATTTTTTGCATCAGGAGGATTCAATGGAAGGTGTTTGGCCATGTTATGAATTTCGTGAGCGTGATCTTTATTTGCGTCGAATTCTTTGATGGTAGAATGGTATGGGATACCATTATCTGACCTACAATCTTGACCATTAATCTTTACTGGATATAGTAAAATCAACCCTTTATTGGCTTGTTCAGCATATTGGGCAGGATTTTCAGATTTATTTATTAAATTACATTCCATAAAATTAAATATTCGATACCAAGAATTTAGTTGCAAAAGTAGCTTTTACTTTACCAACCAATTCCATTTTTTTCTTTTCTAATTGTTCGATGTAAGGAAGGTACATTCTAGGGCCAGGTCCAGAAGATGATTGGCTGATACCATCCCTACTCAATGACTGACTTGTAGTCAGAAACAGATTAGTGATCACAGAGAGCATATTAATGGCAGCAATGGTTCCCACTAAATCATTGATCACTGTAGGAAACTGACCTTCAATTTTTGAAACACCGGTCTGATAAACAATTTGCCAAAATCCAGGAACAAAAGTAAGTGAACTAAAAACATTCAAATACGGAATACCACCGTAAGCACCAACTCCGCCGCCACTAGCAACAGAGTAGGCACCTAGAATTGGTACTACGTTAACAATACCTTTAGCAAAGTTACTAGGCTCAAGCCATTCAGGTGGAATTTTAAAAACCGCATACCCATCACTACTAACAATTTGAACGCTTTGTACAGCCAAGATAGGATTTTGTTCTGTTTTTAAATAAATGAAACTTTTGTAGAGAGCGATATCGAATGGGACCTTATCAGTAAACTGTTCTCTGCTTAAAGTAATCTTACAAAGCATTTCGACTTCATTAATAGCCAGACCAATTTGGTCTTTAACGTCTTCAGCACTGTAAGAATCACCATTTGGAAATGCCAAGGGAATCCCTTTGAGATAACGAGAAATCAATAATTGTGGAGTAAGAATAGGCTCACATCTACTCAATAGACCAGACGATTTACTCATGTGGACTGGATATGCAGCAGAATAGAATTGCTTATCCTTATCGAAATTCGGAGGTTGAGGAGTGCCGTCTAATGGACCAGATGTAGGTTTAGGAACCGGCTCATAAGGAGCTTGTTGTTCTACATATGGTGGTCCTGGCTTAAATGGAGGATTACTCATTAGCAACATCCCTGATTGGTTTGTTCAACCGCTAACATATTTGTAACGGTCCAAGTCCAAGTATTTATGCCTTGAGTTAAAGTAAAGATAACGTTTCCGCTAGAAGGTCCATACCCAACATTTGCATATCCTGGAATATTAAAAGACCAAACAGAAGCATCATTGGGATCGGGGGTGCCTGTATAAGTAAGTGTTTTTCCAATGCTTAAACTAGGAAAAGTAATAGTCATGCTGATTGGCTGATTGCTCGTACCCACTCCTGCAATATATCGTTGGGGATAGTTTTGAATAGCAGCATTGAAGAAACCGCCATTTAGAGCAGAAAATGGAGCTTGGGTACTAGTAATATTATCTAAGTCAAATAGTTGATAATAAAGGGTATTCGGATCCGATGCCCTTATTGTCCACTGACTTGTTTCTTGGAAGTCATTGATATTGCTAAAGTTTATAATTGGTACGGAGGTCAATCTCATTTTAAATACCTCAAAAAAAGTAGTTCTCTAACTTATAAGATTGCATAAAAAGCTTGAAAAAGACATTTTTCGTGTTATTATCTATTCTACAATCATAGAAGGAGATTTAAATGCTTAAAGTAGAATTCGAAGGTACAGATGGCGCAGGAAAGACAACCGGCCTTAAATATTTCATTGAACAGGCCAAGAAACGTGGTTTTTCAGTAACCGAAACCCGCGAAGTGGGCAATCCGCATATTCCAGCATGTGTGAAAATGCGGGAATTAGTTCTTGACCCAAATAGTAACCTAAGCGGCGAAGCAATGGAGCTTGTTTTTTCCGCAATGCGATTCGAAAATGATCGATGGTTAAAAACGGTAAATTCACAGTTAGTCGTATCTGATCGTGGATGGTTGAGTCATCTTGCCTATACCGATCATAATGTGGACGAAGATTTTACTAAGAATCTTTATGAGCGTTTTGTAGGACTTGAAACCCAGTTACCCGGCGCAGTTATTTATTTTGATGTTAGTACAGATACAGCCCTTAAGCGTCGCAATAATCGTGGCACTTCCGATGTTATTGAGATGAAAGGTGTACCTTTTCAAGAGAAAGTTCGATCTTCTTTCGAAAAACATCTTAATCAATATGGACAGTTCATGAAAGTATTTCGAGTTAATGCGAATGGTACTATTGACGAAGTACGACAAGAACTAGACGGTATTCTAGATAAGATCGCAACACTACCCCTATAAGACTTTTCTACTTTTATGACGATTTTCGGATCTAGTAATAACTCTTAGATTCCAAGGTACATGAAGACCTTTTCTGTCTTTGCCCATAACAGGTTCTATATGATCGACTTCATGTGGTATTCCGGTACTTTGTGTTAACTTTGCAGCTTCTATATAAAAAATCTCTATTTGGGTCCAATGATCTTCTGTCAACCATTTAGGTGTAGCGGCTCTTTTTTGGGCACGTCTCCTAGCAGTCTTTGCGTTAGATTTTCCTGGATTATTTTTCCTGTATTCCTGATCGTATATTTTTAATTTTTCTTTCCTTCTTAATGTCTGAACTGCACGTTTTTGTGATGCTAACACAGGATCTTTTTCTTTTTTTGCTCTTCTTCTTAAACGGATCTTTTCTAGGTTTTCTTTTTGCCATTCCCTTGAATCGGAGTTATGACATTTTTTACAGATAGCTCTAAGTCCATCTTTACCAAATTTGGCTTTTCCAAAATCTTTGAATTCTTTATTTTCTTTACAAGCAGTACAGGCCTTCATATATATAAGATTATCTCACCCATATACAAAAGTCAATAGAAAACGAACACAAAAAAGCCCCCATAGAATTAACTATGGAGGCCCTTTAAATCAATGATGTTTAAGTCTTAGGTGAAAAGTTGTCCTTGAAGATTTTCAACGATAGCGTTCTTACGTGGAGCTTCTACTGCGAGAGTAGTCCAACGATAGAAAGCGTTATTGATTGACAATTGACTAATACCTAATTGGATTTTTTTGAATCCGCTTAGCTCACCTAAATGCATCGTGTCTTTTTGAATCAAGAAACCGGTTAAAGCACCTGGAGCCAAGTTACCAAGGTCGGTGAAAGTAGCACCGCTTGGAAGAGCAAGAATATTACCGATAAAGAGTGGTCCTGGAGCAACGTTTGCAGCCACACCAGCAGCAGTACGATAAACGCGGTAGTAAAGAGCACCGGCAACTGCACCGATAGCAACTGATACTTTATTTCCAGCGAGAGCAGGAGTAACAGTTGTTACAGCAGAAGTTGGGCCTTCGCCGAAAGCGTTAACTGCAGCAGCTTGGTAGCTATAAGCAGCAGCTTGGAGGAGTGATCCAGCAGCGCCACCGTCAGTAGCAGTTGCTGTTGGAGCAGCAGGAGCGCCTACGATAGATTGGTTGATAGGGCTAATTTGCTTACGCAAGTACTGAGACATTTCCATGGTGATTGCACCGCTAGAAGTCCATTGAGTACGTAAGTGAGAACCAGTAGCTTCTTGTGGGCTACCAGCAAGAACGATACGTTCTTTAGCTTGGCTAATTTTGTTGTAAGCAGAGAGAGAAGAAGGATCAAGCATAAGTTTGTCAGCGCGACCCATGTTAAGGGCAGAACGAACTGAAATATCTTCAATCAATGATTGGGTGAGGGCTGCGCCACCTGCAGAGAACACTACAGTTGCACTTGAACCGTATGATGCGAACATGAGATCTTGTCCATTGCGCTCATAGTCAGAAGCACGAACTTGAAGATCAACACCGCGCATATTTGGCAATGCAGGTACTAACGCTGGGTTACCATCGAAAACACCTTGGTTAGAGAAATCTGAGTTACCTGCGAAAAGGTCGAACTCGATATCTTGAGCCAAGTTAAGAGCTGCGTCTTGTGCTTGGCGCTCTTCAGCAGAAACTTTATCGAAAGTTTCAACTGCGTTAGCTACCAGTGAATGCTCACGAGTATCAACGTAGTAAGCCATTGGAATTACGAGACGAGCTGCTTGACCAGTCTTTTTGGCTCCGAGCATACCTTCGTATGCAGCAGATCCACCGAAACGACCTACAGACAACTTGCGGTTGTACTGATAAAGGTTGCTTTTTGCAGGACGACTGTCCAACATTTTTTGCAATTTGATGGTTTCTTCAGCAGCAGTCACGTTTACCATAACTGGCGCTAAATCTTCGATTTGGTAAGCTGCACCTTGTACTAAAGTACTAGGGGCTGCATTATAACTGCCTGCTTCCAATGCTTTCATGAGGCCCTGAAGTTGTTCTAACATTTTGTTTCTCCTTGTTTCCTAAATTTTACCCCTGCTTACTTAAGCAGATGGCTAACCTTTTCAATGTTTTTTGTAAAGTAGTAGCTGTTAATGGCATCTCTATCTGACTTAGAAAGAGACTGATCTTTCGCTTTAGCTAGAAGCTTGGAATCAATTTCACTCTTAGAAAGTGGCTTTTCCTTCGTCATGCTTTCGGTTTTAGCGATAACATCCAACGAAGTGATTGCTTTTCCTGCAGGAGCCGCTTTCTTTACAAATTCTTTTAAGAAAGTTTCTACTGCGTCTAAGTTCTTTTTAGTGGCTTCCGCTTCAGCTTTAGCAGCCTGAAGTTCTGATTTTAAAATCTGAACTTCTTTAACTGAAGTGGTGTCAACTTCTAGAAATTTTTCAGATTTCTCTAAAGCTTGAGTTCCGCTTGCAGGAGCCGTTTTTTTGCTAGTTGCTTCACCATCATGAGGACCACCATTAGGGCGATATTCGCCTTCTTTGCTGTCTTCCATTTCGGCTTTTGCCATTTCATTTTCGCTCATCGACATAGCCATTCCGTCCATACATTTACGGATACAATCGTGGTGAGCCTTTAATTCAGATCTAGGCATTGAGCTATACATAGAATGCATATGCGCCATGTCTTCATCGTCGTAACCATGATCTTCACCTTGAGCAGGATTCGCACCAGCTTGTTGTTGATGTTGATCTTTAATGCCTTTATCTGCGTGGCTTTCGCCTTCCATCGGTTTTCCAGATTTATCCGCAGAAGCTTCTTTTTTGGCATCATTGCCTTCTTGCTTTTGATCTGCAGAAGCATTGCGGTTATCGTCTGATTTTCCGCCTTCTTTATTTTCACTAGCGCTAGTTTTTTCGTCTTTAGCGCTATTTTTCTTGTCATCGGCCATGCCGTTGATTTTCTTGTCTTTAGGCTGCTCGTCTTCGTTTTTGGATAAACCCAAAGACTGTTCAGCTTTAGCTAAATGAGATGTAAATTCTTTCGTTACATCCTCAATTAGGCTGCTAAGTTCTTTTTCAGTATACATAGTTGTAGTCTCCTCTTTCTATGTCTACTATTAGGTGTTACCTTTGAAGCCCCAGTCAAGGTCCTTAATAGTTTGAACAGGAGAAGCTGCATTCACAGCCGCTTCCGTAACAGCAGTTCCGTTAGCAATAGCATATTCAGAAACAACGCAACCAGTGCGAGCGATCTCGAATAAACAAGTTGAAAAATCTGCAGTAGAAGGAATTGGAGCACCAGCACCGTTTAATTCGTAAGCTACTTGAGCGAGGGTTGGAGTGAATGGGAGGGTTGAATTTCCGAAAATGTCTTTAGCACCAACATCGATGTTCATCAAACGAATCCAAACTACTGGATTACTTTCAGTAGCAACTCCGTTATGGGAAGCGATGATGATAGGGTATCCGTTTTCATCTTGTGATTGGGCGATAGTATTGATCGTTGAGCTATTGCTGAAACGAAGGGAAAGGCGGTCTGCTAAGTCTCTTGCGATGCCAACACTGTGATCGACTGAATAGAGCATGGTATGTTCTCCTTAAAAATTTTGTCCTTAGACATATAAGCCATTTAAATGGCCAACTAGTTGTTTACATAGATAAGTATTAGGTCATTTTAAAATAATTCAATAAAATCAACGATATAACATGTAACACTACTACTTGCATTTTGGGTATTGATCATGCTATAATCTTATAGTATATGAAAAATTGCACCAATTCCCTATGTGAACAAGAAAATCCTCAATCTTTTGATAGTTTCTATAAAAAGAAAAACGGGAAATTTGGTCTTTTGGGAAGATGTAAAAAATGTGCCAATAAACAGACAGATGCTTGGGTTGCTAAAAACAAACAAAAGAAACGCGAATCCGCAAAAAGATGGATAGATGGAAATAAAGAAAAGCACTTAAAAAATAGCAGAAATTGGTCCAAAAACAACCCAGGCAAAAGAAATGCGCAAACCATGAGACGAATTGCCGCCAAGAAACAAGCCACACCACCATGGCTAACACATGAACAACATAAGGAAATAGAAATTATTTACATTAAGTCCTCTACCCTAACACAAGAAACGGGAATACCCCATGAAGTCGATCATATACTTCCTTTACAGGGTAAAGAAGTACGAGGTCTACACGTACCTTGGAATCTTCAAATAGTGACCAGATCTACAAACAGAAAGAAAAATAATGCCATAATATAAATGGCTCAATCTTAAGGTATATGTCAACTTTTCTCCATGGTGTCGGAACTGTTCAATTTATAGATAAATCGGGAGAACTCCTTGATCTTAAAGGATTAAGTATAGATTCTCTCGAAAAGACTGGCGTTATCAACTATGAACACAAGAGCGATGTGCCAGCCCAATTAGTTGGCAAGATATTGAAAGCAAAGAAGATTTTCTCAAAAAAAGACTGCGCAAACGAACACGAACTCTATTTTTGGAAGAAAACCAAAACCCCATATTTATACATCATGGCCGAGTTGTTAGATGACTATTGCGATAGCGCAAAACACGTTGCAGGTATGTTGAGATACGACAGAGACAGAAAAGACCAAAACGAATACAATATTGTGTGGTTTAGTATTGAAGGCAGTGAAATCCCAAATACTAGAGTGGGCAAGTCCATTATTACAAGAGGTATTGCACGTAAGGTTACTTTGACTTCTGCACCATGTAATGCGGCAGCTGCAGTTGAAATTCTTGAAAACCAAGCACCAAAAATTAAAGACGACTTTGATGAAATATTTAAAAGCGAACAAGAAGCTATCACTTTATTCAAAACGGGTGAAGGTGAAAAGTTGTACGAAACCTATTTAGCAAAAAAAGAAGCCGAAGGCCCAAGCACTGGCGGTAAGCCCCCAAAGAATCCCTACAATGAATATCAAAATAGCGGCACTAGAATTGGTAAAACAAAATCCGGTAAGACTGTTTGGTCTCACGGACACATTGGCGATTACAGTTTTAATCCTGCCGAACACCAAGAAGCTGCCGAACATCATGAACGGGCTTCTGTAATTTCTGAGAATCCAAAACTTGCTGATAACCACGCGCAACGTGCAGTTGCTCACGCTAATGCTGCTAAATCCGGTGGTCGTCAAGAAAATCGTGCAGCACTTTCTCTTAACCAAAAAGATAAGGTGGCTCAGGAGCAAGGAAAACAAGTGTCTAAAGCCGAATATTGTGAAAAACACAAAAAATTACAAAAAGCTGATGGACCAAAATGGTCGGGACCAAAAGTAACTGGTGACGCCATACATTTTTCTCATCCAGAACACAATATCGTTAGTGTCCATAAACAGCCTTCTGGAGAATTTCACGTAAAACACAATGGTAGAGTTGCTGGCGTGGGTGGACAAAAAGGCGTATTCAATAATGCAAAAGATGCAGGGGCACACGCACAAAAATTCATGAGTGGGTTAAGTAGTGGTAAGATAACCGCTCCAGCGATGCAAAACCATCCATCACCTTCAATTATTGGCAATACATCTATCAAAAAAGCAATTACTGCTGGTAGTACGAATGCAGCACCTTCAACTTTGGTAAATGGAGCTGCCTACCAAACAGAAAGTCTTGCTAAAGAACAATCTCCTTCAGAAGAACATAATTTTAAAGGCTCAAAAAAGAAAGACTGGAATTTAAGAGCCAAGCAAGATTACGAAAAATGGCCTCATAGGGAAAAGTTTGAGAAGTTCATGAAGTCAAAAATGCCTCACCTTTCTAAGGGTGAAATAGCAGCTTTTGGCAGAGTAATTGCACTCAAGAAGAATATCGAATTTGAAAATTCTTTAAGCGATCTAGTTGACTTTAATAAATCTGAAGATGCTAAAAAAGTAATTGTATCAAATACAAAAAAGTAGTATACTAATATCGCAGGCATAAAGAAATAGTGTCTTGTCTGGCTCATAACCAGGATATCGTCCGTTGCGAGTACGGAGCCTGCAACCAATATGACAAATGATGAATTGCTAACTCAATATAATGAAGCACATGAATTAGCCACAGAACTCTTCGATGGTATATGGGAAGATTCTGTTATGTGGATGCAAACGCCAACAGAACTGTTTTTTGGCAAGGCCCCAGGTCAATTAATCGCTTCTGGAGACGGACACTTAGTCATCGAATGGCTTATGGTAAGAACCGGTAAGAAGCCCGGAGCCGCATTTTGAAACCTTATGGCAAAAAAATTGGTAGGGGTCTTAAAGGATCTAGATTTCTAGATAATGGATGTCCATGTTGTGGCAGAGAGCATGACCACAAAGGAGCCACAAGACAGGCCCTTAATAAAGAGATTGTTGATATTCTTAAGGAACAAATAAAAGCCGAAGAAGAAGAAAGACTTAAGAGTAGATTGGAAGCAATGGAGTTTTCTAGGAGACTCCGATTTTAAGCCGTAAAATATCTACCTGACGGCCCTGGTTCCTTAAGATCCAAGTGAATCCAGCTAGTTGTCCCCTTCTCCATCCTAATACCAAAATCTTCCAGTACTGGTTCCATTTTATCTTTAATTTCTTCTATAGTTAAGTTAGGGGAGCAATCGAAGTCAATTGCACATCCAAAACTATGCACATCATTAGGCAATGAATGTAAAACTTCTTCATTGTATTTTACCGATCTAAATAGACAATGAGCATTCATTGGAAACCCTAAATGCGTCCTTACTTGCTCCATTTTTTGACATAAAGTAATAAGTTTTTCCTTAACATCATCATCAAGTCCATCGTCCTCTGTAGCAAGACGATTCCATGAATGTAACGTAATAGCGTCCCCGACAGTAAAATGAGGGGTAATGTGATGGGTTGCATCGGTCCAATCAATACCATTTGAATCCATATTAGGGCTACTTTCTTTAGGGGTTCCGATTGGGATCTCAACCTGAATTTCCTTTTCTTTTCCATGACTTGTAAGTAAGGTTCCAAGTGAATTTAGAATCATATCTATAAATGAATTTGCCATAGTTGAGTTTTACAATCTTATATTGGTTACTCCAATAAGATTGTGGGTCTAAATAATGAAACTTAATATCAAATTTGGCCTACTAGGAGATAAAGAGGTTGACTGGTGGAAGTCTCTCGATAGTTTCCCTAAAACTATAAAGTACCTAAACGTAATTTATGAATGGGTTTTTTATGATGACGATCAATCCAAGAAATACCATAAAATTTTATGGTTTTCTGAACTTAAACAATATGATCCTAGATACAACGAAAAGCATGAAAATTGGAACGATATTTTCGAAAGCAACAAACTTAGTTGTTGTTGTGGAGCCAGATATAGCAGTTTTCCTTGGGATCATTTAAGATATTGCCCAGAATGGAAGAAGTGGTAGTTATGAATGATAATTTTCCAAAATACGTGCTTGTATTTTTAGCGGTATTATATCTAATAGCCTGTGTTAGTGAAATTATAATGGTTAAGGATGGTGCAGCGGCTGTATTTGAGTCTGCTAAGACCTTAGTTCCTCATATTGGGATGTTTATCCTCGGTTTCTATTTTTCCAAAAAATAATACTTGACAGAAAATAAATATTATGATATTATCTCTTAATAGGGCATAAAATATGCTCATAACAAGGAGAGAAAATGTTAATTTTAGATAATTTGGTATTAGCACGAGACGAACAGGGAATCAAAAAATTCTTAGAAAAAGCAAAGAACACAAAAGAAGGTTTTTATACTTTCATGACTTTTTTGGATTTGCTTAAAATGTATAAAACGGGAGCCCTATCTGACGATGAATTCAATCGATCCGGTAGATTCGATAAGAAAAGAGCGCGGGACATTGCGGAAAACTTCACTCATTTTGGCTTTGGTCAAGTTACTTGCGGTTTTAACGATGGAAAATTGGAATTGATTGATGCCCATCATAGGCTTGGAGCTTTGGTGGTCATGAATGATGAACTTTTTAATTTCAACGAAATCGCCCAAGAAGTTGTTGCTGTAAGAGTGATTCCATCTGCGTATAAACTTTCTACCTACAAAACACTTAATTCGGGAAAATCACATACCGGATACGAAAAGATTAATCATCCTAAAATGGCTGTTGGGTCTTATTCTAATGAGATTATTAATAAGGCACAGGATAAAGCTGGCCCAGATAGTAAGTTCAATAAACAACTTACTCAGAATCTTATGGACCTAACTCTTGCGTATGAAACACATGGTGACAGTTTTGATTTGGACCAATTATTCGCTAAACGAGGAGTCGTTACCAAACATCTAAATCTTTCTGCTGATCGACGTAGTTTCAGTATCGATGATAGTGCCGTGAAAAAATCAGCAGATCTTACTACTAAGTACCTTTCCTTAATTTGTTACGCGGAAAGCCTTGATGTAAAAACAGAAATCGTTAGATTAATCAAGAGCCCTGGATTCTTCCTGTCCTTTGGACTAGACTATATGACTAATGGAAAAATTCTTACTGGTTTTTCAAGTCAATCCAATATTAAGATCGTAAATAAGGTAAATAGCAATAAATTCGCTAAGATCAAAGAAAATACGGAACGAGTTGCCCGTAGGAGCCGTAAAAAGATCAATCTTCCTGCCTTAATCGATTCCCTATCGTAAATTAAACAATAAGAAACGGTCACCTTTTTGGTGGCCGTTTTTGTTTTATGGTGGTACAATCAAAGTATGGTTAGATACGTAGACACATTTTCAGGCATCGGCGGCTTTAGTTTAGGTATCCACTCCGTTTTGGGAGACGAAGCTAAATGCGTACTGGCCATAGATTACGATAAGAATGTTTCTGAAACCTTCTTCAATAATTTTGGTATCAATTCTTACGGCAATATACGTGAACTAGAAGTACAGAATATCCCAGATCACGACATCATCTTTGGTGGTTTTCCTTGTCAGCCATTCTCTAGGAATGGAAAATGGTTCAATAAAAACGACAAAACAATTGGAGAGCAAGAAGAACGGGATAACCTATTCCTAGAACTTGTCAGGATTTTAGTAGCAAAAAAACCTAAATATTTTGTATTCGAGAATGTTAAGGGGCTTCTATCCATGAAGAATATGGATGGAAGTTCTTGTTTTGACACTATTGTACAAAACTTAAACGAAGCAGGATACGATGTTCATACTAAACTTTTGGATGCCGTAGATTTCGGAGTACCACAGCAACGAGAACGTATTTTCTTTGTTGGTATTAGATCTGATTTAAAGCAAGAGTTTAAATTCCCAACCCCTTCTCCTATTGGCCCTCAATCCATTGAGGATATATTGGAGAAAAAAGTTTCTGATAAATACCTTATTTCTAATCTTTGGAAAAAAAGAACTATTCTCGGCGGCGGACCCAATTCTGGTCCAGGTAAGAAAAATCACGACTTTCCTAATGGACATTCTAGGTACGAAGTGATTAAATGGCTCTACGAAGATAATTCGAAGAAACCCACTCAACCAACGGGTAAGATCGAATCAGTAGCTATTTTGTATGGAGATACCCCTAGTGGTTTACCTAGACAGCAGGATAAAATCTATTCAGTTAATGGTATCTCGCCTACCATAGCTACATTTTCTACTCCTGCAGTGGATTCCAAGCAAGGATTAAGACAATTAACGCCAAGAGAATGTGCTAGACTTCAAGGTTTTCCAGAAACCTATATCTTTCCACAAAAAGATGCTGTAGCATATAAGCAGATTGGAAATGCAGTTGCGGTTCCTGTAATCGCGGCCATAGTAAAACAATTATTAGGAGATAAAAATGATTGAAGCAAAAATTGTCGCCGATTCAGTTGGTCCAAATGACGTTCGTATTACTACATTTGTCTTAACTTATCCCCGATTCATTCACTCAGAATTTATGACGCACAGGGTCTTCTCTAGGAACGCTTCGTCTTCTCGTGCCATTCCAGTGAAGAAGCAAATTCAAATGGTAATTGACAATCCAGCCATTCCTTTGGCTTTTACAAAGAATCAAAAAGGAATGCAAGGCGGCGATGCATTGGATGGGGAGGCACATGATCTTGCCAAACTTGCATGGCTAAATGCTAGAGATATGGCCGTCATCCAAGCCCGTAATCTAGAGAATCTAGAAGTCCATAAGCAATATGCAAATCGAATTCTTGAACCATTTGCTCATATTACGGTAGTTTGTACTGCTACAGATTACGATAACTTCTTTGCTTTACGTTGCCATGAGATGGCACAACCTGAGATTCACGCTCTTGCTGACCTGATGTACGATCAATATATTACAAATAGACCAAAAAAACTATCAGAGGGCAGTTGGCATCTCCCCTTTATGGACAATGATGAAGATTTGACAGAGACGGCATATTATGTGTGTGAATCTGGCACTACAGGGCGTAGATTTTTCGATATAGCCATAAAGAGATCTGTTGCTCGTTGTGCTAGGGTATCCTATTTAAATCATGAAGGGAAAAAATCTACTATAGAAGAAGATTTACAACTTTACAATCGACTATTGGGAGGAGTACCAATTCACGCTTCTCCAGCAGAACATCAAGCTCAGGCTTTAGCAAGATGGGATGAAGGTATTAACAGACCTACAGCCTTTCAGCGATCTGGAAATCTTCAGGGATGGTATCAATACAGAAAAACTCTTGAAAATGAAAATGTCACGAGTTTCAAAAAATGAAAATCGATCTAATCTCAGATACTCATAATAAGCACAAGGAATTCACTTTAAAAGGTGGAGACCTTCTAATTCACTCTGGAGATGCTACAGGTCGGGGTCAAAGCGGTGAGATCCATGCCTTTTTGCAGTGGTTTCAAAAGCAGCCTTATAAGCACAAAATCTTTGTTCCCGGTAATCATGATTTTGGCCTTGAAAAAGAAACTGCAAGATATCGAGAAGAATGCAATAAAAGAAATATAACCCTTCTGATTGATGAGAGAATTGAGATCGAAGGAATTAAAATCTATGGATCTCCTATTACACCAACCTTTTTTGATTGGGCATTCATGCAAGATCGTGGGGAGAAGATTAAGCGCCATTGGGATGCAATTCCAGATGATACCCAAATACTCATAACCCACGGTCCAGCATACCAAATTAGGGACAGGGTCATGAATCGCTATAACCCAAAAGGTGAAAATGTTGGGTGTCTAGATCTCCGAGCAAGAATTGAGCAATTAAAAGAATTAAAATTACATGTTTTTGGACATATCCATGATGAAGCTGGTGCCAGCAAAATTGGTCAATATATTGCCGCAAATGCATCGTTACTAAATGATGACTACATGAAAGCATTTAAGCCGATTAGAATTTTAGTTGAAAATGGGGAATACAACGTCAAGTGATTTAGGCGACATTTCTTTGTTCGTTGTACTCATCGTATCCCAACGAAATAAAATGTACGAATCCATCTTTAAAGCCCCATCCTGGAGGTAATTGCTGCAATGAACAGCGACAAAAGGGATGCTCACCACAAGAAGACGGTCTAGATTCGCCTCTTTTGTGATATCCCATAGATAACTCTGACATCTTCCAGACTCGTGGTGTAATCTCGTCATCCATCATATGAAGTCTAAGACATTCCTTACAGGTTTCGCCATCTCTTACAATAACGAAAAATACATTAGGGTCTTCAATACCTTCTTGTTTGGATTTATCCACTATTTCCATAGTGTGACCAAGATTTCTGGTCTTAGTGGATTCAGCTTCTGCGATTAATTTAATGTCACTTCTAGCTTTTTTCATCGCAGAAGAAATAATATCCGAAACTTGTTTGGCATCAACATGAGAATTGTTGGATTTTGCTTCCCTAATCAAGGAATCCACGGCATGAATAACATTTGAACTGGTTTTACTTTTTAGCCCCTCTATGTATCCGTAAGAAGTGTTTAGTGTAGATCTTAGAACATCTTTATCGTAATGATTTAGTTCTTTATTATTCATGGCTTGCAAAAATAAATTGGCAAGACTAAATTTAGGTGTAGAACTAAAAAAAGGAGATTTATTTCTTACTTTAGGTATATTACCAAGAAATTTGTACGCCAAAGCATCAAACATTTTCTCTATTGCAATGGAAATAGATTCCTTGCCAGAACTGCTTATGCCCCACATAAAATTAACCTTTTAACAAATTTTCAAAATTTAAAGTTTTTACGATTGCTTCCGAAGCTTTTTGCTCTTCAAGTGCGAAACTCTTCATGAGCTCATCAACGATTTTTTCTTGATCATTTAATGCTTTTTTGCCATGCTCACTCAAATTTTTATTTGCGCCCTTACCGATAGTGAATTTGGGCTTCATTGCATTTGATATTGAATTAATCATTTTTTCTGATTTTTTCATTTCAACAAGAGTTTTCATCTCATTCAAGGCCTTCATCATATTGGCTGTTTCAGGAGAACTAGGGTCCTGTTTATTTACCATAGATTCCAAGGTATTAATATGTTGGTCCATTTCAGATCCTGAACTATCTGGAGATCCCGGATTGTTGGGATCTTGACCTTGCATTTGCTGTCCCTGCATTTGCATTTGTTCTGCTTGTTGAGCATCAGCCTTATCTTGTTGAGCCTGCTGCATTTGAGCAGATTGGGCACCTTGTTCAAATCCAAGGCGAAAAGAGACATCGACAGCATCAATAAATTTCAGTTTTAGGTCTTCATATTTAAGTTTATAATCTTGATTTTTCATGTATAATCCTCTTAATTCTTAAAACTAGCAGCTATGTTATATAAAAGCCACCAAATTAGGCCAAGAAAAGTTACGAGACCTAAAGTACATCCAATAAAATACTCACAAAATTTAAAGAATCCCATATTAGTCTTCGTCCTCTTCTAACATATCAGAAATTAACCATTTTAACAAATCTAAAGAGTGTGGTTTTGGAGCATACATAGCAGCCACCGAATTTGGTGCTATTTGAGCCATTAATTGCAATGACTGCAACGAAAATGGATCTCGTTTGAATCTCATAAGTGGATCCACATACGCTGCAGGACTGCCCATAAAGCGTCCTTTTATTTGACCAACATCTAAGTATTTATCCCAAACGAGTTGAATTCTTTCGTTAAATGGTACTTCTCCAGCCATTCCTACACCGATAGTTGGTTTATCGACATAGTTCAGCACCTCATCATAGGTCATGTGAGTGGGCTGATCTTGTTGTAAGCGAGTAGATTCTTGTTCCTTAGATTCAGCATCTAATCCAGCAATTTTGAATACTACGATTTTTGCTAGAATAGGGTCAATGATCGGAATCAACCTTTGATTAAAAAATGTCTCAAGATGCTGGATAATTGGAACAAATCCAGAGTCGCGAGCAGCTTCTAATTTGAATTCGTTATTTGATTCGCTTAAAGTCTGACTATTAGAACCCTTACTTAAATGGCCATATCCTGGAAGTTCATCAGGAGACATTTGGAAGGTCGCGAGAATGTTCCTTGCAATTTGGTCGTAAATGAATTCAAATGAATCATCTGCTTTATCGTTTGCAAATGAAAGCCAATCAATGCTCTCGGTTGGAGATATACCCATTAAAGGAGTACGGAATGAGTTTTGTACACCATTAATACTTGCTTGAAACTCTTGTCTGAATTTCTCTAATGTAGGAGAATCAACGTCATCCGATTTAATGACCAATGCTCCACGAGTAGCTCTACCATTTTGGAAATAAAGTCTTTTCCAGGTATCAATACTAATATGGGTAGTAATTGAAGAAATTGCAGTTTCAATTGGTGGTACAGGATATCCGTTCTTTTCAACATCTGTACATGGATAGAAGTCGTGCATCAACAATTCTTCATGAGTGAAATACTGTTTTGCAATACCTTCTACTTGTTGACACCACGCATACTTATCTTCTCTAAGTTTATCGTAATCAATTCCGATTTTATCGCCAGTAATTCTTTCAAGTTCTTTAATGGCAAGAATTCTGGTATTAACTCCAGCCTGCTCACCATTTCTTACTGTCTTAAAGATGGTGCCGGAATCGATTGGTCTAAAACGATTAAATGGGAATCTACCTTCTGCATCTGGTTCTGATTCTCTATCATAGATGACCTCTGTACCCATCCAACCAAAAGTAAGAGCGTTCTCCACAGAAAGGGCCAAATACTGACTTAAAGTCATTTTTTGTTGGTTTTCAAGACCTTCTGTATGACCGCAATTTAAGAGAATTGTTTCAAGTCTTTTAATTCGTTCTGTAACTTTTTCAAACTGTTCCGTATTTAAAAGTTTATAGAATTCAGGTTTGATTTTAATCTCAATACCTTTATCGAAACGATCGGCACGCTTCTTACCAAATTGGCTAATTTGACCTGCGCGAGTCCTTAAGATAGCAGCAACTAAGTGATCTTGAACCCTTACGAGTTTCAAAAGAGCATCTGGAATTTCATTTCTCTTAGCTTTAACTACACCGGCATAAGCATCGTTGTAATTTGGGCTTTCCATGAAGGTAAGCGCAGGAGCTCGTTCTGTGGCTTTTCCTATCGAATCATTTAATGCTTTTTGTAATGGACGTAAGGTGGTACTGTCAGCTTTTAACTGAGCAAGGGGATCCATGTTGATTTCAGCCGAAAGCGTCAGCGACATGTCTTTTTTTATTGCAGACTTTTCGTTATTTTCATCGCTCATATATTAACCCATCGACGCGAAAAACAGATTTGCAGTAGTAGCGCTCATGTTTGTAACCGAAAGAGAGTAACATGGGCCAGCCATAAAAAATACTGCTGGTTGGGTTACCCCATTGACCTGAAATGGATTTAAAGCCATAGCCGTTCCATTATTATATATCACGGAGACCTGTTGATCGCTCTCAAAATAGATAAAGGCAGCTGGTTGATAGAAAAGTATTTCTTCATTGGTAGTATTAGTTGCAGCCTGCGACATAGTCACGTTAGTAACGTTCGTAAAACCAGAAAATGCAATAGTTGCATCCCCAGTACCGCTCACCAAAGTTAGAGTTCCAGGAGCAGATGGAGGTGTCGCTCCCCCTGTAGAGACTAATAAGGACCCGCTCACTATGGTTCCAGAAACAGTGAAGTTCAGTCCATTACTACTATAAACGGCCCCAGCAGTCGCATTTGAGCCCGATACGGTGAAGTTGTATTGAATGGGGGCAATACTTAGAACGGTAGTTCCAACCGGGATTGAAGGTCCTACGATCAATTGATCTATAGCTATTCCTACAGGACTCCCGAATACAACCAAAAGAGGCGTACCGTTGATAGAATAGCTTCCAGAGTTCGTTATAGCGGAAAATGGATAAGGAACGATATTTGGGGTTGTTACCGAAGGAAGTACTTGAATTTGTTGATCATTTTCTATATTAAATGGAATTCCATTTATTTCTCTTAACCATTTAAAGTTATTTTGAGAAGGTACAGTAGTTGGGACTAAATCCGCGTAACTATTCAGAAAAAATTGTAGATTGGTTTTCATTAGGTATACCTCTTAGTAGTTAAGATTGGAAAATTTACTCAAAGCTCCAATGGAAGCCCCCACGCTTGCCCGTACCACCCTTCACTGTGGCCTTACCGAGAGCCCTATCTAGTTCTCTTTGCATCATTTCATGTTGTTCAGGGGTATGTTTTTGTGCTTCTGGGATATTGGGTGCAGAAGGATCCATAGCCGTAATATTGGGTCTTTGAGGCCCACTTAAAGGAAACATGTTCTGTGCCAAATATCTTAGGGAATCGCATATATCTGCAATACCAGCATCATCATCTGGAGTAGAAGTAACTTGTCCTTGACCATCCAGTAAGAATCTATGTTTCATGATGGCGGTTCTGACTTTTTTAGTACCTTCTGTTTCTAATACTTTTAAAAGTCTTATACCGGTAGCAGTCATTATTTTACTTCTAACACTTCCGATACCACCCATTACATCCTTGGTAAATTTTGGACACGGCATTCCATTCCTAACAAATGCTTTAATATAGGCCGGAGCAGACGTATCACAATACCATTTTCTTACATTGTATCTATCTTTAAAGTTTAATGCCACTGGAACCAAATCTTGTATTTCAAGTTTTGGACTAGCGAAACAATCTATGACCCATACTTCACCATTTGGGGCAGTGACCATAGCCAAAATAACCGCATCATGGGTATGTCCCCAATCCACACCACAAGAAACGGGCAGATCTAACTGTCTTATAATAGCGTAAATATTTTCTACGGTAATATTGGAAGGGGCCTTAGTACCAATTAAAGTTTCATACGCTTTCTTTATAGAAATCACGTTTCCTACATCAATTTTATCAGAGTATCTTGGGTAAACCAATCCTTCAGAACCCGGCTTCCAACACATTAATTCTGCAGAGGCTACATCAGAATCATTCTCCGCAAATTTCTGTATAACGCTCGTGATTGGTTTATAAAATCCACCAGTAGCAGTTTGTGGTTTCTCAGAAAGCCTAGTTCTACATACGGGAAGTAATTTACAGCCTACGCAGCCAGCATGAACATTTGGTAGCAAATCATACTTAACTTTCTCGATATCTGGAAGGCCATTAAATTCTTCTCCAGAAATTTGTATCAAGGGCAGTCCCTTCGCAACAAACATGTCTTTTTTTGGCAATTCTGGTTTATGTCTTGAAGTTGGGCATGCCTCTGTAACATCAAGGATATTCCAATTTAAAACTTTATAATTGGTTTCTGGCGCTGCATCTAAAGCATCTTGCATGTTACCAAAACTATATTTTCTAGTACTAAGATAGACCTTTATGCCATGAAATCCACGACTATATCCTGTTATATTTACCGCTTGCTTAATTGCCTTTTTATCGGCCAAGTCTAACTCATCTAGAAATAAAAAATTGGCATGCAAACTGTTCATACCCTTAGCGGTACAAATAACGATTTTAATGAAAGGGGTTTCTCCATTGGGAGTCCTGTATTGAATAGTACGCTTGTTTTGCGTCATATTCTCCCAGCCGCTGATTTCTAATAGGGCCGAGATCTTCATTACGAAATCGTTAATGTAACCAATTGCTACTGCCGATTGCGTTTCTGTAGCTGCACCATGAGCAACAGTTCTGGAAAAGTGCAACATCAATAAAAGTTCTAGAATAGCAACCGAAACGGTTTTCATTCCTTCTCGGCAAGACATTAGAATGAACCCAGGATTTATATCTCCAGAATTATTTTTTGCTGTATGGTATACCTGCCATATAGCATCTAGGGGTGAAGTGTTAGAATCGGGATCGGTTATTTCGAGAGGTAGTTCGAGATCGAGGAACATCCTAGCCCAATCCTTAACATCATCTGCACAGGTAAGAGGCGAGAACATGAGTTCCGCCATTTCCTTTTTTTGATCTTCATTTAGAGATTTAAAATTCATTTTTATTATTACAGCCCACGAGCCCTATTTAGGGCGGGATTCTGATAAGCATCTGGATTCTGACTTACCTTACGCCACTCCTCGTCTAGACTCGCTTCTTTGCGCTCGAAATCACCATCCCTTGGGTGAACAACAATTCCTCCTAGAGTTCCAAGCACGCCTGCAATTTCAACTGAATTTCTTAAAGCTTCGCTTACAGCCTTACAAGCATCAAAAAGTCCCAACTCTTCGGGTTTTCCGAATACTTGGTTTTCGATATCATAAACGTCTTCTGGGTTATTAACTAGGTGTGCAAGTACTTCAGAGGCTTGCTCTTCGTTATATCCAGCATTTTCCAATAATCGATTTACAACACTGACCAAAGAAGGCATAAGAATTTCTCGTGCAGGATCCCCTTCTGCCAATTCTTCTGAAATTTTTAGTGCCATATTAAGAATTACCCGTCCTCCTCCTGGAAGGATTCCATTGGTAAGACTGCTTCTAATAGAACACACCGCATCTTCAGCCCGATCACATCGTTCCTTAATATCGCCTGGAGAAGAGCCTACAACTGTAAGTTTTGCAATCCCAGACGTAATTTTTCCAATACGCTCTTCTAACCAAGAAGATTCTGCTTTTGATTCTGCTCTCTTAAGTTGTTTTTCGAGTTCTTCGGCACGATATTCAATATTGAATTCATCTGGTGTGCCATCTAAGGTACTTCTAAAGCGAGTAGACTCAAAACTTTCCATTCCACTTCCTAAATCTTCAAGCGTAGCCTCATGAATCTGATTTTTAAGACCAAACACTTTTGCTCCAGTAAAAGCTGCCAAATCGACCAACCAATGACTTTGGGCGTTCATGAATTGTGCCATAGGAGCCTTAATTGGGAGTACCCGTAGAGTTCCTTTTTGTTCGAAGTTAAAAGAAAGAGTTGAGATTACAGATTCTGAAAATCCATTAGCAACCAATACGATGCTTTTCAAGTCTTTTCCTGCCGCAGGATCTTCTTGGATTCTAGCCTCAATCGCATTAAAAAGAGGGCTCAACGATAATAGGTCTTGTATAGCGCCATCAAAAATTATAAATTTTGGGTTTTCCAAATAACAGCGTTGATTTCCCTGATCGTTGATAAAACTAGTAAAGTATTTACCATTACTTTCCTCAAGACCAATTGGAATTGGGTATCCCTTAATTCGTTCAACCTTATAACCACTTGGACCAGGAAGTTCTCGGATTGTAACGTGACTATTTTCGCCAAATCCAACTTCTTCAAAACATTTAAGTACAGCCTCCGCAAGAACCTTTTCTCCATTAACACTGACCGTAGCCACCTTTAATAATAATTCTTTGGATTCCTGAGTTACTGGAATGCTCTGTTCTTTAATGTAGGGTAGCAGTATTTCTTCCATAACTTTTTTAATACGTCTTACGGTTTTCTGTGGACTTTCTTTGGGATTTCTTTCACAAAAACCAAAGATGTTTTTGATTAGTTCATTCGCTAAAACTGCGGTTGTAGTCGTACCATCCCCAGCTTCATTTGCGGTTCTAAGTGAACAAGATCTAGCGACCTCAATAATACTATGCTTAAATGAATTTTGATGAGCCATCGATTGGAATACAGAAATTCCGTCTTTGCTAATACGATCCGAAATGTCCTGGTGGTCCGACTCCAAAAGGCAAAGTTTGCCTCCGGGTCCTAAAGTGGCACCAACTAACAGACTGATATCGTTCATAGTTTCCAATACGATTGATTTAATTTTTTCTTTGTCTGCCAGATAAAGTTTAGGTGCCGTTTTTGCCTTACGATAAGCCATTTGTTTTCTCCAAAACTTCTTTTAGTGTAATAAAATCAATATCATGATCCGTAGGAAGACCAATAATTGGGACTCGCCTATTGACATTCCCAAGAACTTCTTTGAAAGCTTGCGATAATTCATTAAGAATTCCGCTGTCGAGATCGTCGCCTCTCACAATAATGGCCAATGGTTCTCCATTTTCCGGTTTGATAATTTTTGTTTCACAAGTTTTTAGGTATTCAAGAATAGAATCGTTAGCCATTATAATCTCCTTGGTCTTTAAATATGTATATCACGAGAATTTATTTGTATTTTAACATTTTTAGAGTTATATTCCTATAAGTGGACGTAACTATAGTATCTCCCATTAAAGCCTATATATCGAATTATACAGAAGATGAACTTTATTCCCTAAGGAAAGAGCTCACTTATACCAATACCGCTATTCAGCATCTAATTAAGAGACATTCCGACAACTGGCGATGGAAAAATCAGAATATAAATTCTTGGGAAGCCCATCTAGAAGGTCTTAAAAAGGATCTAAAGAAATGTTTGGTATTCGAGGACGAACAAGGCTTCTATATTAGGCCAGGATCCATACCTCATTTATCAACTTTCAATTTACAAGTCGTAAACAACGTCCAGTACAAAAACTTCACCAAAATTCCTTGGAAGAACCCATTCAAATTTGAATTACATCCCTACCAAAAAGATTCTGTAAAGAATTTGATCGCGGAAAGACATGGAAATGTCAGTATTACTACAGGAGGAGGGAAAAGTGCTATAATATTAAACCTTTGTAAGGAAATGGGCTTAAGAGCCTGCATCGTAGTTCCTGGTAAAGGAATATTCCATGAATCTATTGAAAATTTTGAACATCATTTAGGTAAGAAAAATGTAGGCTATTTAGGAGACGGAAAAAAGAAGTACGATAAAAGATTTACGATTGCTATTGGAGACTCTCTTGCGAATATTAAGGAGGGAACTCCAGAATACGAATTCTTCTCGAATTTGGATGTATTGATTGTAGACGAATCCCATACTTTTGCGGCAGAATCCTTAGAGACAATCTGCCATGGAATTCTTGGTAAAATTCCCTACCGTATGTTTTTATCGGCAACCCAAAGCCGTGGAGATGGAAGTCTCCCACTATTACAGTCAATTATTGGCAAAACAGTATACGAATTAACGACTCAGGAAGGAGTTGAAAAAGGGTACATCTGTGCACACGAGTTTAGGGTAGTGTCTTTAGAATCTTCTAATCCAAGTTTCAGCGCTAATGACGGTCTTGCCCAAAAAAGGGCTCATTTTTTAAATAATAAAAATATAGCTTCTTTTATTGCAAAATTAGCCAATGCAACTGCTATTTCTCAAGGAAAACAAACTCTTGTTTTATGTGAAGAACTTAGCCAGATAGCCATGCTAATTCCTCTTCTGGAAATTCCTTATGCTATTGCACATAGCGAAAAGAATACCAAAAGACTCGCAGAATTGGGCCTACAAAAAGTAAAGGTCTCAGACAGTATTGAAAAATTCAATAAAAATGAAGTTAAGGTTCTAATTGGTACAAGTTGCCTACATGTGGGAGTAAATATATTTCCATGTCATTCTGTAGTAAATTGGTTTGGTGGAGCAAGCGATATCAAGGTAAAGCAGGCCGCCGTAGGCCGCAGCGTTAGGTTCGGAAAATCGAATCCTTGGGCGTCTAAGTGCATACCCAAAGATAAAGCAATTATCTACGATTTCCAGATTTTAAATAATCGTACTATGGAAAGACACTTGCAATCACGAATAGAATGCTACTTGGATAGCGGACAAAACCTCATTAAATACATTAAATTAAAGACTTAATTAAAATCCATGATATATATCTTTTAAGACAGCAACTTAAAGGAACATATTATGGCAAGACAACCTAGCAAAAAGTGGAAAGACTCTCATGATCCGTCTTTTGCCCAGTTAGCACTCGAAATTCAAAAAGCAATTGAACGCAATAAAGACGGTACTACCCAAAAAGAACAAGTAGAGGAATTGGTATCGGCAGAGCAGGATTTTCACGCATTGGTACTGAGTTACCGAATAAGTACTGAAATCTACAAAAGGTTTATTCAACTAATTCGAATTACAAACAACAATATCTTATCTGCTAGACCTTATTTTAGGGAATCCTCCATAACTTTTTCTGAAAAAATTACTCCTGCCTTAAAAACAAAGGATCCAGAGGCACTAAAGAAATTTAATGTAAACTACCATTTTGTTAAATTCTGCAAAGATCATTGGATTGGACTCTGGCCAAAGAAGATTGAAATGCTATATCAAAGGGTTAAGAAGGCAAGAACCATCCTTATTGAAAACAACATGCCATTAGCTGTGAACCGGGCTAAAATTTTCTATAGAAGCACGCCTAAAGGCCATCTAAGTTTTATGGATTTAGTTGAGGTAAGTTCCATGGGACTTGCTGCTGGTATTGATAAGTACACCGGCTCATACAAAAAGAATTACATGGGGGTAGCCATTGGTCGCATCGTTGGTAACCTAATCGACGCATACAGTGAGACCGTAATGCACTTTTATCCCTCAGATCGAAGAATCCTATACAGGGCCAACAGTATCCGTGGCAGGCAAGGAATTACGGATATAGAGGAGTTGACTAAAGCAGTCAATGAAAGTTTCGTAAAAGATCTTGAAGAAGGAAGAACCGCACCAAAACCAGTTACGGCCTCAGATCTATGGTATTTGATGTCTGCAGCTAGTCTTATTTCATCTGATTCAAATGATGGGGAAGAAGGGTTTGGGGTCTACAGTTATACTCCCGATAAAGCCGAAAATGCGGAAGAGACACTTAGCAAGAAACAACAAACTGAGCAAATTTCTGAAATTTCAAGAAGTATGCCGCTTATAAACCAAAAGGTGTTGAGACTTAAGGGTATTGAAATTTAATGTTGTTTTTTCTTTTAATTTAATATATGCTAATTTAAGGAGAATATATGGAATCAGAATTACAAATTGATTTAGATTGTCTGAAAGAAGATATTAATTTGGGTAATGTTAGGTCCGTACCTGCCAAAACAGTTATGGCCCTAGTAGACCGAATTGAAAGGTTAGAATATTATCTTGAACAAGAAAAAGTGATCAATAAATCTTTTTCTGAAATGGTAAAACTTTTGAAGCATGGAGCAGAATTGTGATTTTTTCGTTGAATAACCGATTATTGCTAGAAGAGTATGTCAAAAAAGGTCTCGAATCAAAAGTCGTAGGCGGCATTGCGACTCCAGGCCAAAGAGATGGTATCAAAAAATTAAAAATTCTAGCTGGAACTAGGCTTGCCGATGGAAGAGATATTCCTGCAGGATCGTATGCGTATTTAAGAGAAGAGGCCCTTCATACTCAAGCATGGTCATCTAAACTATTTACTTGCGAGGGCATTACTGGTAAATTCATCCTCGTTGATTTGCAATGGGTAGAATTTATTGAAACCAATTCCACAATATCAAAAACTCCGAATCCAGGAGAATAGTTTTACCCATAATATGAGAATCGGACGACTCTACATCAATTTAATAGACGGATCTCTAGAATTTGGATTGGAGACCTTTCCCTGTAAATGTAAGTGCATGAACTTAGGTTTCATTTACTTTATTTGGTCTGATGTAGACTGTAAATGTGCTGCCTGTAAACAGTTTGAGTGTATTTGTTCTTGCGAATGGTGTGATCAAAAATTTTATAAATGTGAATGTGGCGATGAATCTGCATGAAAAAAATATTGAGATGCGGAGATCCGCACGTAAAACCCAATAATTTAGAAGAATCCACTAGACTTCTTCAATTCGTATTAGACCAAGCTTTAGAACATAAAGTTGATGTGGTAGAAATTCTTGGAGATCTTTTCGACACTCATGATATCGTAAGACTTCGAGTTTTAAAATTTTGGCAATATTGGTTTACAGAATTATCAAATCAATCTTTCGAAACACGCATACTGGTCGGAAACCATGATGTCACCGGAGAATATTCTGATCCATACAGCGCCCTTCACCCATTCCTATCATTGGAAAACGATAATTTTAAAATTATTCATGTACCTTATTTAGATGGAATTTATGGCTATCTTCCCTATATCCACTCGAATGATAGGTTTATTGAAGAGGCAAATCTTCTTGCTGCTAATGGAGCAAGAGTTCTAGTAAGTCACCCTAATTATGAGGGTGCGGTTTACGACAACGGCACCCCTATTACTAGCGGTGTTGCCGATAGCGCATTAGATAGTCGGTATCTTCATCTAATTGGCGGCCATATTCATACAGAATTGGAAATTGGGCGTGTCTGGTATACAGGTAATCCGAGGTGGCTAACAAAGTCGTGCTCGAATAAGAAAAAAGGGATCTGGATATGCACTCATGATGACAGCGGCAAAATGACCGAAAAGCAGTTCATCTCAACAGAATCTGTCTGTACCCCGATCGTATCTGTGGTATGGAAAGAAGGCGAAGACAAACCTCAAATTCCAGAAAATGCCAAAGTTGATATCGAACTCATCGGCTCATCTGATTGGGTTACCAAAGAAAAACTTGCTCTAAAAGGTGTTAGTGTTTCTAGTAAAATTACCGATAGCAAAAGAAACAAAGAACGAAAAAGCGGTAGTAATTTACGAGATTTCATATTGAACCACTACAAGGCAGATGTTGAAAAAAGAACTAGAATCCTTAAATATTTAGGAGACTTAAACCTTGTCTGAATCCGAACCTACTAGCCTAAAAGACTTACGGAACCTCATGATGTTTTTTGGTCGTGTACCAGAAACGCACGTCAAGAATTTGCAATCACAACCTTTCATTTATTTCGATGGAGTCAAAGAAGCAAATGTTGATTACGATTTAGACACAAAAGCCAAAAGTTGGTTTGTTAAGTACGATCTTACTTTAGATAAAGAACCTGATTTCTTAACAGAAAGAAGTAAAGGGCTAGAAAAGGCCATTAGACTACTTTTTTGGAAAGAAGTCGTATTGCATATTGCAATAAACAATAAAGAGGTATATAAAAGTGAGTGATCCGAAAGATTTATCCGTAATTCCACATAGCGATTTTACCATGAGGGATCTTGAGTTGGTTGAGCAATTCAAAGAAGGGGGTATGCTCGGACTCCATACCTTAACAGACGTAGACGTAGAGAGAATGATGTCTCTTTATATGGACGGTAAAAGTTACAGGCAAATTGCTGCTTTACTTAAGAAAAACAAGACGATAGTTCTTTTTTTAGCTCATAAATTCAAATGGTTTGAACTTCGCGCAGAATATTTAGACGAATTGCATGCGACCCTAAAGGGTAAAATTGTAGAGGCCAAATTACAGGATCAAGAATTTTTATTGCATTTAAGTCTTGCATATAAGAAAAAAATAGGTAAAAATATAGATCAGTACTTAAGAACTGACAATTCTGAGTTTTACGACCAGATCAATAGTAGAGATCTAGGGACACTGATGAAAGTTATGGAAATGCTTCACAAATTAAATAGCGAGAATTTAGGCGAAAGACAGCCCCTTGTTGGTCTCAGTGGTATGAGTGAAGGTGTTAATATTACCAAAACAGGCCCTAATTCTGTCGAAATTACTCCAAAACAGACACCATTTGCATCAAAACTTAAACAATTTGCAGAATTAAAGCGCGAACAAGAAAAACAAGAAGCTGCAGAAAAAAGTGATGATATAAACAAAGAGTCCGATAAAATAAAAAAAAGCAGAAAGTGAATAGTAAAATGAATAAAATTGTGATTACCATCCTATTAGGACTAGGAGTTGTCCTTATCCCCCACAACTCTATTTCCCAGGGAAAGAGTTCTCCAGATTTAACCCCCACTGTTACCCTAACAAGTAAAAATTTGCTTGTATTGAGTGGTGAAGTAGATGGAGAAACAACTTCTGCTGTAATTTCAAGGGCTAAAGAACTTTGTGAAGTTAGTCAGGTTCAAAAATTGTTCGGAAAAAGACCAAAACTTAAACTTTTTATCAATTCCCCAGGCGGAGGCATTCAACCTGGATTAGAAATGATTGAAGCTCTTAGGGGTACCGGTTGTCAAATCGATACAATCACTACCTTTGCCGCAAGTATGGCTTTTCAAATTGTACAAAATCTGGATGACCGTTTAGTTCTTAAAAATGGCGTTATGATGAGTCACCACGCAGCCGGAGGCTTTGAAGGCTCTTTTGGTGGAGCTAAACCTTCACAACTAGATAGCCGGTATCAATTTTGGTTGGATCGTATTCGTGAACTTGATGAACAAACAGTATCTCGTACCAAAGGAAAACAAACCTATGAAAGTTACCTTAAAGAATATGACCACGAGATGTGGTTAACTGGTACTAAATCGGTACAAGAAGGCTATAGTGATGAAGTAGTACTGGTTAAATGCGATTCCAGTATTCAAGGTACTTCTAAGCATAGTTTGGATTTTATGGGAATTGCAATTTCTTATGAATTAGATAATTGCCCTCTAAATACTGCACCTATGAATATTAGTATGCTTCTTCCTCAAGGCAAGGAATTACCAACAGAAATTAAGAATGAGATTAAATCTAAGTTCTTAAATCAATTCTATAATTCTCAAAAACAAGAAATCCCAATGTACTGGTAATCAATGCCACTCATTAGCTATTCATGTACTTGCGGAATTAATTTCAAGAAGTACAAAAAAAATGCAACGGATGCACCACTTTCTCTCCCCTGCGAGTGTGGCCTAGAAGCTAAGAAGGCTTTTGGGCTCACTTCTTCTTCCCATAAAATTGTTATTGATAATGGCCTTATGTCTCGTAGACTTGAAATTGATCCAGAAATTATGGAGGTCAATGATGAACGATCAAAAAGAGATTACTCTGAAGAGGATTAATATGAGCAACCTAACCGAAGAAGAAATCGAAGAATTGGCCATTAAATCTTTTCAGAATATGGGTACCCCAGAAAAATTCCTGTGCGGTGAATGTGGTTGTTGGTATAACAATCCAGAATTTTTTGAGCATCCTTGCGTAAAAGAACTTGAAAATAAATAAATAGTATTATATTATTACAAAGTGCTTATACCAAAAAAACTAAAATTTAAAGCTGTAGGTAGATTCGTAGAAGAACAAGTTCTGGACTTTACCGCTCTCGGTTCCTTCATTCAAGTTGACGCCAAGAACAATAACACTGGTGGATCTTCTGGAAGTGGCAAGACTACTCTATTTAGAGTATTAGAGTATAACCTGGGCCTGAATGACCTGTCCACATCTCTCCTACAATCTAGGCTAACAAAAGACTCCATTTCTACTACTGGCGAATACGATTGGGATGGCACTCCAGTCATAATTGAACGGAACAAATCGAAGTTATCGATTACAGTAGGCGATCAGGTAACTACCGGTAGCTCTAAAATTACTGAAGAAAAGTTAGATGAAATTCTAGGTATGCCTAGAGATCTATTTAGAAAGATTCTCCATAAAAGACAGGGCGAGGGAGGATTTTTCTTGGACATGGGACCATCCGATGTCCACAAGTTTCTAACGAGTTGCTTGAAATTAGAAGATGAGCAAAAGAAAATCCTGAAACTGGACGATATCCTCAAAAACCTATCTAGTAAAGAGATTTCTCTTAAATCAGAAGTCGAATCTAATAGAATGGGGCTTGAGGCATCAAGAAATGCCCTAAATAGCCTTGGAGAGACCCCTAAACCGTCTTTTAATGCAGATTACATCGAGTTGCTAAAGATTGAACACCTCAACGCTACTGACCGATATGATATCGCGGCGAGTGCTTATCACAACGAAAAAATGGAACTGGAACGGTCTAGACCCATAACATCAGTGTCTCCTTTTGACAGAAGTTCAATAGAAAAGGCCGAAGTCGAGATCAAGGAAATTCAAAAAAAGACGAGTGCCTTAGAATCTGCCGAACTTTCAAGACAATCTGAAGTCAAAAGTCAGATCGAACAGATTTCAAAGAAAATAGGTGATCTAGAGTTTTCGGAATCTTCAAGACAGTCTGAAGTTAGGAACAAAATAACTTCTTCACAATTGGAAATCTCCAATTTACAGAAAATTGAGCAAAATAGACAAGCGGAAATCAATGCTAAGATTTCTACCAATAGACTCGAATACAATAAAGCCTCAAATTTGGTTCAAAAAGGCGACCAGGCTAAAGAAGAGGCCAAGAAGTTGGCTGTGGAATTAAATAAGATTAGGGCCTCAATTTGCCCCACCTGTGAACAGGGATGGATTACAGAGTCCGTTAAGACCAAAGAAGCAGAGATCCTTAATAAATTAGGAGAGCACAGGGCAACAGTCCTTGCTGGCGCTGAAGCCCAAAAGACCAAAGCAAGTCTGAATGAACAACACGCAGTTCTTCTTTTGGAAGTTGGTCCGCGTACAGTACCAGAAATCAATGATCTGACAAATAAGATCGCTCAATTAAGATTAGACTCAACTCCTAAAGAAATCCCAGAAGTTTCTGGTCTCAAAGCACAAATCGTTCAATTGAGATTGGACGGTACCCCTAAAGTTATTCCAGAAGTATTGGAACTTAAAGGACAATCTGAACTTAAAGAAAAAGAACTTCAAGCGTTTCGCCAACAAGAGCGAGATCATCAATCTAAAGAAAACACTAAAAATCAAGAAATACTTGCTGAATTTGCAAGAAAACAAACTCAACTGGTGGAAAAACATGAACCAAACATCAAGGCGTTTTTAGAACAAAAGAATAAGGCTCTTTCAGACCGTGAGATGGCCGAACTTAAAATTAGATCGTTTGAAGCAGAACTTAAAAGATATTTAGATTCTTCAGTCAAACTCAATACCCAATTCGTCGATTACGCGCATATCGTGACTCAAAAATCAACTGATTTAGTTTCTATCCAAGAAGAAATCGAGATCGTAGAAGAATCCAAGAAAGCTATAAAAAGCCACTTATCCTGTTCATTCGATGATGCCCTAGAGTCTATTGGCGATAAGGCCACAAGGCTTATTAGGCTAATCCCTAATATGTCCAATGCCACTATACAGTTTGAGGGCACCAAGGAGACCAAGGAAGGCAAGGTTAAGGAAGAAGTCGTCTGTATGGTTAGTATGGACGGTGAAATTGGAGTGCCTCTTAAATCGCTTTCTGGGGGCGAAAGATCTAGTTGTGACATGTGCGTAGATTTAAGTATCATTAAATTCATTGAAGAGACTACCGGTAAGGGTATTGGGATGTATATTATCGATGAGGGTTTCAATGGGCTAGATACCACCTGCATCCAGGATGCATTAGAGATGCTTAGAGAATATAGTGTTGACAAAAAACTATTTTTAGTAGAACATAATCCTATAGTGTCTGAATCCATTGAAAATAGAATTTTAGTGGTGAGAGATGGTTTGACTAGTAAGATTATTCAGCAATAATATGGGGTTACGGTGATACTACTTGAATTGACAGAAGAAGAACTAAATATTATTAAGAAAGCGATTATTACAGAGCATAAATTAGATGAACAGTTACTGTTTAACGAAAAACAGAAAAAAGAGCGTCTCTGCCTATCTACATTAACTAAAATCGAACTTACAACGCTCGCGCAAAAAGACACACTGATTAAATACGATGACTTTGAAAATATGGTTAGCATAGCAAAACAAAACTACGTAAGGTTAGGGACAGAGGTCTTTCTTTCGAATAAGAAAGTGGAAGAGAATTATTTTGTCTATCTGTGTTTTTTAGAAGCTTTTACTTCTTGGTTAAACGAAAAGAATTTGCTTAAACGATTAGCCCGTTTTGATTTTACTGATAAAAGATGGTGATTTATGAAATGTAAATGTGGAGAACAGGGAGAACTTAAAGTCTTTAATACTTTTCAGTATTATTTTTGCAATAAATGCAAAAAGGAGATAGAAGAGTGTAAAATTGAAGAAAATCCCAACAATGCTAGCGTTGATGATTTCTATCTTGATTTGGCAGAACAAAATATTAAAAGCGCCTTAAAGAACATAAATGATTATTTTCAGCGTGATCAGGGCCAAAAAATAACCATTACTATTCCAACAAGTACCAAACTTCATTATAAAATTTATAGAAATACACAGGGTATTTATAGAGAGTTACATGTCAAAAGTGACAGTAAAAACTGGGAAATAATCGAAAGGAAATAATATGGGTCGTCCAAAAAAACAACCGTTATCAGAAATGCAGAAAATGGCTAAGAAAATTGGTACAGATGGAGAGGATGTTCTCCGAGAACTAGAAGGTATGTCTGTACCTGAAATCAATAAACGTATTGCGCAAGCAAATCAGGCTATCTCAGAAACCAAAGAGGAGTTGGAAGCTAACGATAAATATACGGCAGCAAAGAATGATGTTAAACTCCTCAGTTCTGGATTCCGTGAAGTAAAGGCTCGCCAGAACGCAATTATCGGTGTTGCAGTGAAACTTCGCCAAGAAAAAGGCGAGTCTTAATTGGCTAAGATGAAAGAATGGACTAAGATCAGGCTCATGTATGTTCTTAGTCCAGTAATTTTTGTTGGAATTATAGCCTATGGAGCTATTCTCGACATTAGCGACCAAATTTCGACTAAATTGCGTAGGTTTAAGAAATAGGATATGGATACCAAACGAATACTTAGTATTGATCTCAGCACAAAAACAGGTTGGGCTTCAGTAATAAGTTCGGATGTGGGTATTGAATTGGAAGGTTACGGTATGATTCCCCAAATTCCACAACCGAATGGTCCTTATCCATCATGTTTTATTGATTGGGCCTATTTGGTATTTAATGGTATAGAAGGACTTATAGAGAAATTTAGACCTGATATGCTTGCCATAGAAGAAACTGTGGCGGGATCAAAAGCAGTATATAGCCAAAAGATTTTAGAATATTCTCATTTTTTACTTGCTAAATACATAAAAGAGAATAATATAGAATCTATATACTTACTAACGGGCGCTTGGAGAAGTGAAGTTGGCTGCAAAATGACCAAAGAAGAATCTAAACATAATAAGGAAGTTAGGGCCTATAAGACTAAACATGGCACCAAGTTAGCTCGTGATATAAACGGTAAGATTGTTGGTAAGTTAACCAAGAAGCATATCAATATTAGGAGAGCAAATGAAGTGTTCGGTTCTTTTTTGAGAGAGCCTCTTAGAAAAAAGAATGAAGATGAAGCCGACGCACTTTTACTAGCGTTCGCACTACATCTTAGAAGACTTAATAAAAATAAGTCTGAAGAAGTGACCATAGAAGAACTTTTAGAGAAAGATAAGTTATGAGTGGATTTTGGGAAAAAACGATTAATACGGAATCAAATATAAGAGCCTACGAATCTATCGCGCCAGAACCTTTGGTGTTAGACGAAGAAGCTGTATCTGAAATTCAAGAAGAACACTTTGACGTATATGAGGAAGAGGAAGATGACATTTCTGTAGTCATGGCAGATGCAAATCTTCGCCTTGAGATGGGTCGTCTATATCAAATGATTCTTGAAAATGATATTTTTGCCCAAACGAACGCTGATCCTCGTGCGATTAAAAACGTACAAAGAGAGATTCGTCGTCTGGTTAGAGAGAAACTGGAAATCATGCTAGGTATTCGCCAAGATCAACCTACGCAACAACAAACCATTGTTTCGTCGCCATTTAACGATATGGAAGTTAGCGCCTTAAAAATGCTTGCTTCTAAGATCACAAAGGGAGCCACTGAAGAAGTTGAATATAGTCGAAATACCCCAGTACCAGTTCCACAACCTAAAAAGAACGGTATTACCGCAATTAGCGGTGAACTTAGACCACAGACTACTCCTGTACTAAAAGCACCTGAGCGACGCCCAGTAACCAAAAGTTCTTCGCAAACTCCTGCTAAAAGACCAGAGCCTAAAAAAGGTGAACCAATTATTAAGTCCGCAATATCAAATCCAGAAGGAGATTCGCTATTAAAAAAACCAATTAACGAAATGACCCCGGAAGAATTAGTGGAATATGATAAACAAGCGCTTGAGAGACGGTCAAAAAACAAAGCCGCCTTACCTTCAAATCTTGTTCCTCATCCTTCACCCCAAGAATTAGAACTTAGATATATGGCCCATGCTGACCAATTTAGTGCGGTAGCAAACACCATAAATTTAATTTCTGGTAATAAATAAGTAGATAAATAAAAACAAGGAGAAAAATAAAATGTCAGATAACAAAGATACACGAACTGCTGGTCAAAAAATTGAAGATCTTGAACGAGTGGTGTCAATGCTATATCAATCCGTAGGATCTCTAGATGGGGCCGTTAAATCCCTATTAGGAACCCAAAGGGATATGGTTTTGGTACGGGATGCTTTACGCCTACTAAACAAAAAAACCGAAGCAATTATTCAGACAGCAAAAGAAGAGTCTGGAATTTCTGCCTCTAATGTATCGGCCCTAGTAATTCAAATGAATGTTGAGGATTTAAAAACTCAAGTCCAAGAATATATCAGCCGAGGAAATTTAACTCCAGCAGATGAAGTGTCTGCCACAAGTTACTTGGTTTGCGAAGAGCAAAATCTAGATGGAACAATTGCGAATCCACGAATTCAATTCCGTTTAGATTCTCAAGATGCGGATACCCAAGCTACCTTGACTGGTAAGAAAGTTGGAGATACAGTTTCTTTTGGTGAAGGAAAGTATAGCGCTAAGATTCTTGAAATCTACACTTTGGTAGACAATCCAGGTGCTGCTCAAAATGCTCCCGCTCCCGCTGCAGAGACTCAGGCCCCTACAGATCAAGCAAGTAGCGATACTTCTGCCCAATCAGCAGCGCCAGCCGATGAGACTCCTGCTCCAACCCAAACTCCTCAAGCAGCAACACCTGCAGCCCCAGCACAAAACAGTCTTCCACAAGAAACTCCGGTAGCTTTTGGATTAAGTTTTCATGGACAACCCGAAGCCGAACTATCTGCTCCGAGCACTCCAGGTCAGAATTAATCTGACTCCTACAACACAAATAATAAGGGTAAAACATGGACGGTTTTACCCTTATTTAAGAAGGCTAAATCATGAAAAAAGACGGACCAAAAATTTTAATATTTGATATTGAGACCGCGCCAATGTTGGCCTATGTTTGGAGTATTTGGGATCAAAATGTTGGTCTGAATCAAATTAAACAGGATTGGCATCTTCTTAGTTGGTCAGCAAAATGGCTGCAGTCCGAAGACCGAAAACGACTTTATGGTCCCCATTCCAAAATAATGTACATGGACCAATCTAAAGAAAAAGTTCTAACTAACGATAAGAAAATATTAGAGGGCATTTGGAAACTTCTTGATGAAGCAGATATTGTCATTACCCAAAATGGGGTTAAATTTGACAGTAAAAAATTAAATGCACGGTTCGTTCTTAATGGAATGCAACCTCCAAGTTCTTATAAACATATAGACACTTTTCAAATAGCTAAGAGATATTTTGGTTTTACTAGTAACAAACTAGAATATATGTCGGATAAACTTTGCGTTAAATACAAAAAACAAACAAAACGTAAATATTCAGGCTTTGAACTATGGAAAGAATGCTTATCTGGGAACAAAGATGCCTGGAGAGAAATGCAAAAATACAATAAATACGATGTCTTATCCTTGGAAGAACTGTATCATAAGTTAATTCCATGGGATAATTCAATTAATTTCGATATTTACAGAGAAGACCATGAAATTACCTGTAAGTGTGGTAGCAAAGAATTCCAAAGAAATGGGTACTTTTATACTGCAACTGCCAAATACCAACGATTTAAGTGCTCTAAGTGCGGGTCTGAAACCAGAAGTCGTAAGAATTTGCTTTCAAAAGAAAAAAACGAAACTATTAGAGCTAAAACTATTAGAACTTAACTTTTCATGATATAATCTGTCTAAGGATAGGACGATTTCGTGAATAAAGCCGAAGAACTTGACAAATTAGATAAAGAAATAAAAACTGCTGAAACAAGCCAGAAGTCTATTCAGACCAATATTGATCAGTTATCCAAAGAAATCAATATATTAAATAAACAAAAAATAGAATTAGAACAAAATCTAGAATTCCATAAAAGAGTTGGTGTAATTCCGCTTGCTCATGAGTACGGGAAATCTAAGAGAGAATTAACCAAAGTCACAAATCGTCTTAACCTTATTACGAGTGACCATAGTAAATCCGTCCAAGGTCTTGATCGTGTTAAGGAAATCATAGTAAAATTTAGAAGGGACTACATGAGACTATTAAACTCAAATGAGGATAATGTCGTGCGAGCCATTTTTGGAGTTAAACGTGGAAAGAAGTGAAATGGAAAAAAAAGTAAGAGAAGAAGATGATTTCATCCATTCTCCAAAGTTCGGGAATAGCATCAAAAGATTTTTAGCAAAAATGGAAAATCCACCAGAAAATACAACCATTGGGCGACTCCTTTTACTTTCAGAAGAAGAAGTCGAAAAACTATACCAGGAATCAGTTGTAATCCTTCGAGAAAAAATGCTTAATAAATAGATATTGACTTTAAGCCAAAATACCATATACTATTATGGTATGTCAAATTACCTCTGTTGCATGGATAGTGAAACTGGCGGCCTAAATCCCAAAGAAGCAGATATCCTAACTCTGTTCATGGCCTTAACTGATGAAAATCTTAAGGTCATAGCTGAATTAGATCTAAAACTTAAACCCAATGATAGAAATCCCACAGCAGATGAGGGCGCTTTAAAGGTCAATAAAATTGATATTAAGGCCCATCTAAACGATCCCAATACGATAACATATAAAGAAGCAAAAACTAAAATTATTGATTTTGTCACGCCATTCCTTAAAAAAACTGGTCGTCATAGTAATTTGATTGTGCTCGGCCAGAATGTGGCTTTTGATTTGGATTTTATTTGGGAACATATCATTCCAAAAAATGAATGGAACGGCCTTTTTAGTTACAATGTAGAAGACACAAAGACAGCATCGTTATTCTTGAAAAGATGTGGATGGTTGCCCTCGGATATCGGTACTCTTAAGAGTTTGGTAGAATTCTTTGGAATCGCAAAGCGTGAAGCCCATGAAGCTAAGGGCGACGTACATATGACAATCGATGTTTACAAGGCAATGATTTCTCTTATGGAAAGCAAAAAAGATAGCGGTGGCCAAACGCAAGATCTAATCAGTCTTCTGGAGGCAGAATGAACATCAAAGTAACGCGCTCACAAACTGAAACCTACAAGGTCTATATTGACAATCGTTGGCAGGCAACCATCATGATCGAAGATTCTTCTGGACTTCTTTCGATTCAATCGGAATATGGGCATTTTAGTCACTACTGGGGAACCGGTGGAAGATCAGCCGGAAACACTTTTAAACAGGAACTATTACGCTTTGGACTAGATTACGTACAAAATAAACTCAGTTACAATGACGATTTAGGTCATTGGTTTAATTTCGACGAAACAGTAAAAAGAATTAGACAAGACATTCTTGAGAAACGTAGAGAACGTAGAATTGAATCTCCAGATGCTAGAGTCTTGTGGTATGAAGCAGACAATCTTGAGGAATGCAAGACTTCATCGGAATTTGCCCATCAATTGTTTGCTAAATATAGCCTTATGACAGAGCTGTATGATGGAGACTATCTTGCTATCCCTATTATTACAGAAACACACCCAAGACTTAGGAAATTCATGGAAGTGGTTTACCCAATTTTTAAAGCAGAACTTGCTAAAGAAGAAGCGTGTTTGGAGACAGTATGAAAATATGGTTTGATTATTGTAGCATGGAACATTTCCATGATGATTTTTACAACATAAAACTTGGTATTGGTTGGTATCGTCACGCCAAAACACACAAATGGTGGGGTTTTACGGTAGAATTTTATTTCTTTAAGTGGGTTGTATTCGTAAACTACGTAAGTAATTGGAATGAATATGACAAGAAAGTCAATTATAGAAAATACAAAAAATGACATTACTGATATCGCCTCACACGCATTGCGAGTCTAAACTTACTGGATCACCGCTACCCTCAATGATTAAAAGGGCAGTAGATCTTGGTCGAACCCATTTTTCCTATACAGATTTGGGTCATCTATCAAGTTGTCTCAAAGCTTATGGGCAGGCCAAGGCCGCAAATTTAAAATTTGCTGCAGGTATAGAATTCTTTTTTAAGGATTCTTCTTGTCCGATTGTTGTGGGTACTAAAGCCGATCGATGTAAGTATTTTAATGCATCTATTTTTGCAAAGAATCAAGATGCCTATCAAGAAATCGTAAGAGTTGTTTCCTCAAATGATATGCCCAAAATCAAGATCAGAGATGAATTGGAATCTCTTTGGTCTTGGAAGGATCTTGAGCGCCTAAGTAAATCTGATACCCTCCTTGTCCTAGGCGGCCCTCATTGTATGGTTGGTAAAGCGATGCTTGCCGATACTCCTGAATTGGCAGAAAAGATCCTATTAAAGATCCATAGTCTTTTCCAAGATCGACTATCTATGTCCCTAACCTGCGAACCATGGGAAAAGAAGTATGCGACAGTCATAAAAATCAAATACAAAGATGGAACTTCTGACTCACTTCTTTCCTCGGATCTGGTTACCACCAATAAGGCCAGAAAAATTAAGGCTAGCGATTTAACTAATAGAAGTGGGCACTTTTTGGTTAAGTCGAAAGTGGTTGGAAATACATTTCATCAAGTAGATAAAGAAATTGCGGAAGTGACGGAACATAGAGGATTCCTTCCCCTTCCAGTAGATGTTACTTCAACTATCAATAAGTTTTTCGTGGAAATGCACAAGAAGCACGGCATTAAATTGCTTGCTTCGGACTACGCTTTTTATTCAGAAAAAGAAGACCACATTGTTCAGACCATGGTTCTTGAGGGCGAAAATAAACTAAAAGCTAATCTGCACATGAAATCTGCGCAGGAAATCCAAGAATATTTAACCCATAAACTTGGCCTAACAGAAGAAGAGTCTACTAAAATTATCGGAAATAATAACGAATGGGCAAAAAATTTTGATAATTTCGAACTAAAATACAAATGGCGGCTTGCTGATGCAGGGGAAAACCCACTACAACAATGCTTAGAAATTATTAAGAAAAAAGGATTAATGAGATGGAAAGACACTATTTGGGTTGGCAGGCTAAAAGAAGAGATTGAAGTTCTGGCCAAGAACGGTATCTTCGATTTATCCCCCTATTTCCTTCCTATTCACGATGTAATCAACCATTATGAAGAGAATGGTAGGTTGCCAGGTCCAGGACGAGGAAGCGCTGCTGGGAGCCTTGTAGCCTATCTAATGGGCGTCACCAAAGTAAATCCTTTTACCTACGACCTTAGCTTTAACAGGTTTTATTCAATGGATCGGATTAAAGCTCTTAAACTCGCCGATATTGACTCAGATTTGGAATCCAGAGATCTTTTGGTGGGAGAAGATGGAAAAAGCGGATACCTTTACAAGAGATGGGGAAATAAGGCTGCCCAGATCAGTACCAGAACTAAGATTAGACTTAAATCTGCTATTAAAGACACTAACAGATACATTAATGGGTCTGTCGAGAAATCCATTGAAGTATTTGCAAAATCTCTTCCAGATGCAGACCAAGGTATCACAGATGAGCAGTTCATTTTTGGTATGGAAGATGACGATGGAAATCATATTGATGGGTTAATCGAAACTTCAGAGCCACTTCAGAAATATGCAAATGATAGACCTAAAGAGTGGGCGATCGTTAGGCAAGCACTTGGTATTACAAGAGCATTCTCACGTCATGCCTGCGCCTTTGTTATTGCTGATAAGCCTATCTCAGAGATCGTACCCATTAAAGATGGTAATGTGGTTCAATACGAGGCAACTGCAGCAGAAACGGCTGGACTAATTAAGTACGACTTCTTGGTCATTAGTCAGTTGAAGGATATTAGGGTTTGCTTAGATCTGATCAATAAAAAGAATAAAGAAAAGCATAAGACCGGTTACTTCACGAATAATGGGGTTTTGACCTATATCTGGGATTTACCTACTGACCAAAAGACATATGAAAGCGTGTGGGGAGGCAGTACAGAATCATGCTGGCAAATTAACACGAACTCAATGATCCCTTTTGTTAAGGGCATAAAACCTACAAGTATTGAAGATTTATCGATTATTCTATCCCTAGTTCGTCCAGGCCCTCTCGATTATATTGACAAAGAAACAGGGCGTAGTATGGCCGAAGAATATGTTCATAGACGCGATGGTGGTGAATATAAAGACGTTGAGATTCTAAAAGAATTGATTCCTGAAACCCATTCGGTTCTAGTCTACCAAGAACAGGTTACTAAAATCGCAAAGCAACTTGCCGGATTTTCTGGATCGGCTGCCGAAAACTTACGAGAAGCCATTGGTAAGAAAAAACGCGCAACTATCTTAAAAATTAAGCCCGATTTTATTGCTGGATGCTTAAAGTCCAATAAAATTACGGAAGAAGAAGCTCAAATATTATGGGATCGTATCGTAACCTTTGGTCGGTATGCATTCAATAAATCTCATGGTGTTTCATACGCATTCGTTACATACGCCTGTATCTTTCTGAAACACAATTACTCATTAGAATGGTGGGCCGCAGTTCTTACTAATGCAAAAGAAAAAGAGATTTCCGGTAAGTTGTGGCCATATGTTAAGCACTTGGTTGCGGCTCCAGACATCAATCTTTCAACAGATGAAATGGAAATCGATTATGCTAATGGGAAAATTAGAGCTAAACTTGGCGTCATTAAAGGTATGGCCGCCGCTACGATTGATCCAATTGTTGCTGGGAGACCGTATAAAGACATAGAAGATTTTGTAAACAAAGAAGTCGCCGGAGATGCGGTAACAAGAAAACTCATCCATGTAGGAGTATTAGACTCATTGTTCCCTCCAAAACTTGAACTATTGCAAAAAATGCAACTGTTCGAGGATCTACTTGAAACCAATAAATTTAACAATAAAATTGCTAGATCTAAAGAAGAAGGCAAAAAGACTAGATTAGAGGCTCCCAATAAGGGCGTAATCAAAGAAGAATATTTGGAAATTGAAAAGTATCCTTTGAAAAATGCCGCAGTTCAAAAATCAATTTTGCCAAGTCTTTTGGTTGGTCTAACAAATTTGGGCATAAATCACTCAAGTCTAATGGACCGAAAGACAATGTTTAAACAGGCAGTAATGACAAAAAAGGCCAGAAAAAAACGCCAAGACAACCCCAACGCTAAATTAAACCGAGATGATGGCGACCATTTGCCCCTATTAAACGGAGAAGAATTTGAATTCGTTGATCAAAAATCAGCAGAAGCATCAGTTAAAGACATTGAATTTGCGGTATTTGGATATGTTGTGGGTACGAGCTTCTTTGACTATAGTGCAAACACAAAACAGGCCTTGAAAGTAATTATTGATGTAGATGGGTATGTAAAAGAACATGTTATGTGGCCTAATTACTATTCCGAAAAACTTGAGCATCCTAAAGAATTAAAAAAGGGCAATATATGTATGTTTTTAATGAAGAAACGCCAGGGTAGCGGTGATCCTGCCGCAATTGAAGAAATCGTAATTGAGGCTTGATTTTAAACAAAATAGATGGTACTATCTTAATATGAGACTTACTCCTCTCCTTTTAACCCTACTGTTTGGTCTAACGCAAAACGCGCATTCGGTAGGGTTATCTGGAAAATGTGTCAAGCGCCAAATACGGATAGCCGTAATCGATACGGGATTTGGCTATAGTGGAATCAAAAAAGACACAAAGCTTTGTGGTATAGGCCATACAGATTTCTCAAAGGATCATAATTTTATATATATGAGACCACTTAGTAATTTGATCCCCAAAGACACAGTTGGACATGGTACCAATATTGTTGGGATCATAGAGAATTACGCCAAAAAATCCAATGTAGATTATTGTATCGTGATCCTTAAATTCTATTCGAAAGATCAAACCGATAAGCAAAATTTGAAAGCTAGCATCGCTGCAATACAATTCGCTACCGAACTTAAAGCGGATTTTATCAATTATTCAGGTGGAGGCCCATCAGAAAACGCAGAAGAAGGACGGGCAGTAAGGAAGTTTCTAGATCAGGGCGGAAAGTTCATTGCTGCGGCTGGTAATGATGGAGAAGAGATTGGAACGGGAGATACAGACTTTTATCCAGCAATGTATGACAAACGAATAGTTGTTGTGGGTAATTTGGACAAGTATGGCGTAAGATCTAAAACATCTAATTACGGCAGATTTGTAAATAGATGGGAAATGGGCGAAGACGTTACGGGTTACGGGATCAAACTTTCTGGAACTTCGCAAGCAACGGCTGTAGCAACGGGCAAAATACTTGCCGCTAGTGAAAATAAATGCACCTTAAAGAAGAAATAAGTTGCATAAAAACAAAATAAGAGTAGGATAGATAAAGATGGATTTCAAAGAAGACTTTAAGTTAATAAAAAGTAAAGAGATCGATACCGATACCTTTCTTAAAATTAGTAAAAATTTGATGAGTGGAAGAATTTTCGTAGAATTTTCTTGTAAAAATCCAAATCTCATGATACAAAAGAACTTTGAGGATTCATTATACGGGAAGAAATTGGCCGATACTTTCTCAAGAAGTATCAAGAACGCAGATCAAATCAGAAAACATTTTGGAATAAAAACGGAGAAATAAATATGTCACTAAGCACAATCCTTCAAGAAATTGAAAAAACATTACCGGTCGCAACACAAGATCTTACTTTGGGAAATGAAAGTACTTTCCGTGGTAGACAAGGAATGAAACGAGCTGCCGTTGATCGTATTGAACAACTAAAGACAGATTACAAAAAGGCTCTTATCGAATCTACATTTTTTATTATTCTAACAGGTGCCAATCGCACTCTATTTAATGAAGTGGCTTCTAATCCCGATTTTGAATGCTTTTCGGTAGATCCAGACAGTTTTTACGATGACTTATCGTCTCGTGTGGACGCCAAACTGTTTGGTCGTGAGTCTACCAAATACCTATTCAATATTGCAAATAATGCTCTCTACGATAAGGCCTTAGAAATTGGTGTAAGCAGGAATTCTATCATGGAAATCAAATTCGATGAAAGATACAATAGAGCAGTGAAAAACCATCAAGAATTAGCTAACCTATTAAAACTCGCAGTAAATGACCAAATTGGTTCGGAAATCGTTGGGTTAGATGCTCTCAGTTCAATTGTTGATAGGGCTCTAGCAAAAAAACATGCCGGGTCTATCACCCCAGTATTACTTAATACAGGAGATGAAAATTTCGCCCTAGATCTACAAAAAAATCTTACGCGATTAAAGACCAAAACCTTTATTGTGGTTGCTGGAAAGGCATCTAAAACTCTTCAAAATCTTCCTGGAGCGTTTGTTGTTAAAAATGTTACGGAAGAAAGTGTTGGCGAAACGCTTAAGTCTATTCGCAGTAAAATCTAAGGGAAATATGGAAAACAATAATAGAGTTGATCTAGAGACACCGGTAATTACCGCACTAGCAGTGGCATCTAAAACACCATTCTTAACGGCCTTTAAAGCTACTTTAGGTATTGGTTTAGCAAGATTCCTGATGTTTTTTGGTGTAGTAACAACAATCGTTTTGGCAGTTAAAGTTTTAAAATAAGGAGAAAATATGGAAGCGACATTTGGAAAAAGAGATTATGCAAAGAAGAATTATTTTAGTCAAAAAGACGGAAATGTAATTTTTCGAATTATTAAGCCTTTAGAACAATACACGAAAGATACGCATGGATGGGCAAAATTTCACGCAGTAATATTTGGCTACAAGAACAGTGAAGGAAAACTACGTCCTTTTCAAAGCGCTCAAGTTAAACGTGATGGGGTAGTATTGGTCGAATGTCCTGCAATGAAACGAATTGAGGAACTTACTGCAAAATTAAATAAGGCCAAAGAAGAAGGAAATGATGATTTGGTTGCTAAACTCAGTAAGATAGTGGGTTACGGTGGAAACTACAGTGTTGACAAAAATTTTCATATGAATGTTATTGATTTGCAAGGAAATATTGGAGTTTTAAAGCTCAGATCAAAAGCAAAACAGGCATTGGAGGATGAACTTATTAGGCTTGAACAAGAAGAAGGCGTCAATGCGCTTTCCGATGAAAACGGACGCTTTTTCGTATTCAATCGTTCTGGATCTGGGAATACTACTTCTTTTAAAGTAAGTGTTTATAAAGAAAAAATTGATGTACCTAATGTAGGTCGCGTTGAACGAGATGTTATTCATAAAATTACTCCAGAACTAAGAGCAAAAATCGACCGTGAAGCTCAAGATTTAAACAAAATTGCAGCAAAACTTACCGTTGAAGAAATTGCAAGAATTGTTGCTTCAGCAGATATTGCTACGGGCAAGACCCCTGTTTGTGATGAACTGTTCGACAATCGCTGGAAAGCAGAACGGGAAGCTCGTGGAGGTTCAAACAATCGTCGCCAAGAAAGTGCTCCGGCAGCTAGTGCTCAAACACAAGCTCCTGCTGCAGCAGCCTCTACACCGGCCCCTGCAACTCAAACTGCGGCTCCCACTTTTACTGCACCTTCATATGCAGCCCCAGCTACACCTGCAGCGCAAGCCCCAGTTACGGCTACGACTCCAGCAGCCCCTACATTTGCTGCAGAACAAAGCCACGAAGACTGGTTAAAAGAAATCGGAATTGATCCAAATAGCTAAGGAGACTTATGGAATTAAATCCAGAAGTAGATCTGTCCGTAGATATTCATAATCTAACTACAGAGTTTAGAAATTTGCCAGGGCTATTGTTTCGTTACTACCAATATAAAGCAAAAATTGAGGCGGTACGAGACAATGCCAAGGCTAGATTAAAAGAAACTAGAGCTGTAGTTTATAAGACCATAAAAAGCGATGTTTCCGTAAAACATAGCGAAAATAGTATGGAAGCCCAAATTGATTCTCATCCAGATGTTCTAAAGGCCCTAATGAACCTGGTTAAAGCCGAACATGATGCGACTACCTGGGCAGGTGCAGTAGATTCAATGAAAGCCAAAAAGGATTGTCTAATCCAGCTGGGCTCGGATCGTCGAAAAGAAATCATAGGTTCAAACTAGGAGAATAAATGGCAAAGCAAGAAGTGTCTTTAGTAGACCGCATTCGTAATCGATTAAACGAAGAGGCCGGTAAAGAATTAGTAAAGACTTATGGAGAAGATGATGAATTGCTCCAAGTCAAATCATGGATTACATTAAAGCCCTTCTTTAAAGAAGGTACCGGTGGAGAAGGGTTTCCATGCGGGCACATTACTCAGATTATTGGAAAGACCGATAGCGGTAAAACCACTCTGGTAATGGAAGGAATGGTACAGTGCCAAAAAGATGGCGGTGTATGTTTCTTAATCGATTCAGAGCATAAATTCTCCATGAAACGTCTAGCTTTGATGGGCGGCAAACCCAAAGAAGTTCTGGTTACTCCTTGCGAAAACCTAGAAGAGGCGTGGACCGCGATCGAGAAGATTTTGACTGAAGCTAAAACCCTTAGAGAAGAAGGTTTTACTGGACCTCTCATGATGGTATGGGACTCGGTTGCTGCTTCGGTACCGGAATCAATTATGGATTCGGAAGCTGGTGATCATCACGTTGCGGTTGAGGCCAAACTGAACAATAAGAACGTTCGTCGTCTACGTCAAGCTATTGGAGAAACTGGACTTGCTTGCGTATTTATTAATCACTACTATATGACCCAACCTAAAAATAAGTATGAACAGTCAGAACTCATTATTAAAGGTGGAGAAGAATTAAGTTTCTTTTCTACACTTATCTTAATCACCAAAAAAGGTGCCAAAATTACTCGTACAATTAAGAACGAGGAACAACAAATTGGTCGTACCACACGATATACAGTACACAAAGGCCATTTCCATGGTCGTACAATAGTAAAAGATGTATCGGTAGTCGATATCGGTATCTTGGATACCCCAGAAGCTCTGGAAGCGTACAAGAAGTCTCTTCGTGGAGAATACTAAATGAAATATTTGGCGCTATTTGCTTTAATGTCAGGATGCTCTCTAATTAAAATTCAAGAGGCTCCTCAGCCAGAAAAGCATCGTTCTCAGATTATTACGGTAATGGAATATACCTGTGGTGGCGATTCAAAAGAATGTCAGGCAGATTCTACAGTACGAATTTCAAGGGATAAAATTATTTTTTATACTGAGTTTTCAAAAACTTGCTATGTGCAACTAGCAGGTTACCAAACACTTCATGTATTAAAAATGACTTGTTCCGAATTTGATCAATTATTAAATCAATAAATTCTCGAAAGAGAACGTAAGCGGAGTGGAAAGCTGTGGGGACCGGACTTGGTTGAAATGACTACCAAGCCTAGCCTACTAGAGACACTCTCAGACAGCCAGACCTTTTACGGCGACGAGCAGAGCCATGATTGAAGAATCAGCGAAGTGACACTCGACGTGCTGAAGCCATACTTAACTTGAGTATGCTAGAAAATAAGGTTGCCAGAGTCGCGTCTGGCCTTACGCTAAAATTAGGAGTCCGCCATGATACAGGTTGATAGACCAGCACCAGAGAAACGCAAAATCAGTAGTAAAGACGATTTCGAATTATGTTACTTAAGACATCAGTATCTTCGTAAAGCTAAGGGCAATCCTAGTATTGAAGAGATGGCTCCTTACATGAAAATTGTTGAGAATCTCTCAAGAAAAACTTTCTTTACCTATTACAATCTGTTTAAAACCGTTGGGATGTATCTAGATGACGTAACAAGCATTGGCCAAGTTCATTTGGTTTCTTTTTTAAATCTATTTACATTAGAAAAAATGGAAGAGAAAAACGATGAATGGATTGAAAAATGGCTGTTAAGACATGAAGGCAATCCTCCTGAACCTAAAGATTTCTTACAACAAAACAGGGCAAATTTTTCTATTTTTTATAAACAAAGAATGGAAGATCTAGTAAGGATTTGTAAGAAAAAATTAAGAAATATTAAGGGTCAGTCATCAGAGGAATATTTGGCTTTTACAGGCAATTCTGAACTTCCACGATATCCAACAAAATTAATTAAGAATTATGCGGATTATGGATTCAAAAAAATCGATTTTCCAACATTCAAATCAATTAGAAAAAAAGCGAATGTAAAAAACAGTGTAACAGCCTTTCAATTCGATGAGTCCTGGTACATATGTTTTCCAATACAACAAAGGGATCTACAAATTGAAGATTTAATCGTTTCTGATGTCAATCCTTATTGTAATCTCTACAATAAACGCCCAGATCAGGTTTATAATGCCGATGAACTTCAAAAGTTCATGAATAGATTTGACAATAAGCCTAATGATAAAAAGGCGCTTATTTTGAAGAAATTCATTGCAAAAAATAGAAATAAGAGCGAATATAGAAAAGAAGTGTCTACAGCCAAAAAACTTCTAAAATCAATCGGGGCGTAACGTGGAAGACGAAAAATTCTCAATAGAAGATATAATGCTAGCATGGAAGGAAAAGTATGGAGTTAACCGTACTTCTGAACGTGGCAAGCAATATACAGAAGTTTCAAGAACTGATCGAGAAGAACATTTCCACTATCTCTATTCTACTCTAATAGCATACGGATATACCCCTAAAGAAATTATTAAACCCCATGTATGCTTTTTCCTTGCCGAACTGTGTTGGTCAGAGGAAATTCAAAAACTTTCAAAAACTATAGTCGAAAGAAAACGAAAAGAAGAAATTAAGACCTGGAAAGGCATTGTTTTAGAAAAACAGATTAATTTCAGTGAAAATGCTCCTCCCAAGAAAATAGAGAAGCTATCTCCATCACTTACGGGAGGGTACAGGAATCCAGAAGAAGATATCCCAGATTTGGAAGTAGCTCTTAAGCCAGTAAAATATATTGATGACGATCCAAAATACGATACATCTGATTTAGAGCCAATGCAAGTTAACGAAGATTTATTGGCAGAATTAAATGCTATCAAGACAACTTTTAGGAACAGCAATGAGTAAAGAGTTAGACGATTTTGATAAAAAACTAGTAATGGATAAGGAAAACGATGAACGCAAAAAGAACGTTCAGGCGAAAGCCCTTATTTTACAAGAACATAGAGTTGAACGAGATCTCAATATTTTACAGCAAAATAAAGAAGAACTCGAAAAAGGTAAGAATGTAGATTTTTCGCACCTATCCAAAGAATATGTTGAGGGATTGATAAGTTCTAGTAATGAGTATATTGAGGCTGCAAAAAAATCTATGTCATTTATGAATGATAGTTTTAGAAAGATAGTCCCTTTTTTTAGAAAAAATCTTATTTTGATTGGAGCAGATACAGGAGACGGTAAATCAACAGCGGTAGCAAATATTATTTACTCTACTGTTACCAATATCAATCCAGCTACAGGAAAGCCAGGAAGAGTCCTTGTTCTATCTAACGAGGAAGCCCCAGAAGACTTCTACAATCGTATTACGGCAGTACATTTAGGGTTAAAGTACACCAATCACAATGAAATTACAGGCGAAGAAAAAGATCAGTACGCTAAATTCATTCCACTTTGGTGTAAGAATGACACCCTATCCATTATCGGAGATACTTATCAGGGAATCTCTGGATGGACAACAACTCTTGAAGGTATCGAGAGAATCTTTACGAGTTTACTCGAAAGCGGTAACCCTCCAGATGTAGTTATTCTTGATTATTACCAAAACGTAAAGGTATCTAGGAATAATACCGATTTAGATCAGTACAAAGTTCAGGCAATGTTTGCCGCATTTCTAGATAAAATGAAGTTAGTTTATCCAGGCCCGATTGTCGTAATGGCTCAAATGAAACGATTAGTTAACGAAGAAGATACTACCCCATTCAACGTGCGATTAAAGGGAAGCAAAGAAATATGCGATAAGGCCACTTTCATTGCTGAAATTTCTCCAGAGCGTGCTTATTTGAGAAGTAAATGGAAAGTGTGGAAGAGCCGATTTAATGATTCTGTAGGCGAAACTATTTATGTAGGATATGAACGTGGTAAGTTCGTTAAATACGACGAAAAATTTCAATTAAGAGTGGCCAAAATAGTACAAGAAAATTTAGAGAAGAAATACAAAAGTGACATAGGCTTGCCTAAAAAAGACGAAAAGAGTGAAGAATAATGTGTGTTGTGTGCGTGTTATGGGAAAAAGAGAAATTAACGAATAAAGAGGCATTGTCCGCTTTATTTGAAATGGTTGAAAACAAAGATGTAAGCGATCAACATATTGAAGAAGTTTACATTAAAATAAGTGAAAAAGAGGAGAAAGAAAATGGAATACAAGACTAGACAGGAATTAAATGAATTGTCACTAAAAGCTTTTGGGGCATCTTCGCGTTGGCAGAAGTTTGTCAATAGGGGGGTACCACAACTTTACGAACGCGATCGTGAAGTGGTCTTGGCCGACCAAATGGGTAAATTAGGAAAGAAAGTATTTACAGATCAAAAAGTTGTAATTCATCGTTTTACCGTTGAAGAAGTTAAAAAGCATATGATGCAAATATTGGAAGATAGACATACACGAGAAAAACTTCAGAAAGAAATTGCAGAACAACAAGCCTTAGAAGCAACACAGAAAGATTTAGAGGCAGCATCAAAAGATAGCGCTGGGCAGAAGTTAATAGTGGATCCAACTACATTTACTGCTTTACAAGAATTAGCTAAAAAATAAGTATGAATGAAAAGACACAAGATTTTTTTAAATTGCTATTTAATGCAAATGAAAAAGTTTGTGTCCAGAATTCTCTTTATGCGACCGAGCCAGTTCCATTAGAAGAAGTGTTGGGGGGTAAGGTTACACTTATCCCCAAGGATCCTAAATACACCAAAATCGTAAATAGCGATAAGTTAATAATGGTAGCTCTAAATCCAATGAAAGGATTTAGGTGCGATGAAGGTGTGGATAAATTTAGATCCTTTTTGGTTGAATTAGATGTTGGCACCCTAAAAGAGCAGATCAACACGATCAATCACCTAAAAATGCCTTTTACGGCCCAAGTATTTAGTGGAAATAAGTCTATCCATACCGTAATTACCCTAGACGAGGATCTAAAGGATAGGACTCAATATGGTTTGATTGCGCAATGGATCTTTGCTATAATAACTACTGCTGATAAGGCTTGTGCCAATCCATCTAGGTGTGTTAGGATCCCAGAAGTATTCCGAGAACCGGGTAAAAGGCAAAGACTGGTTCGATTAAAGAAAAGGGTAAGTCACAAAGAACTCTTCGCTTGGCTTCATAAATGGCCTCACTTATCCCCTAAGTTAAAAACTAAGAGGGCTATTCCTGAAGGCGAGGGTGACTACGACAAACTTTCTACATGGGCTAAATACCAACTCAAGAACGGTATAGTTTTTAAGAACGGGCGTAATCAGACTTGGTTCGCTTTGGCCTACGATTTTGCTTTAGCTGGGTACTCAGAAGACGACGCTACTGCCGAATTAAGCAAATATTATCAAGAAGAAAGAGATTTTAAGGAAAAAGAATGGTTAAGCGCTATAGCAAGCGCATTTAAAAGCATTGATAAAAAATAAACTTGCTTAAATTTTTCAAAAATGGTATATTGGTACTAACTAGAGGGAAACCGATGCAAGAATTGTTCACTTTCGATGATGTCCTAATTGTTCCAAAATTCTCAACGATTTCAAGTAGAAAAGACGTAGATCTACGTGTATCTACTAATCATAAGGTATTCCGTGATATCGGATGTAATTTCCCAGTAATTTCGGCTAATATGGACACTATTACCGATGTAAAAATGGCTCATGCTATGTTAAATTACGGTGCCCAAGCATGCCTTCATAGATTTTGTACAATTGAAGAAAACGCCAAAATGTTCGACGAAGCTATGATCATCGAGGATATGGAATGTATTTACAGGCCTATGGTTTCTGTTGGTATTGGCGACCATGAATTCGAAAGAGCTGAAGCGTTGTATTGCATGGGTGCCATTGTATTTATAGTCGATGTTGCTCACGGTGCTCAAGAAGCAGTTCTGAATCAAGTAAAAAGGTTGAGAGAACGTTTCCGAGATAACGCTGCCATAATCGTTGGTAATTTCGCAACAGGCGAAAGCCTTAAGCCATTTTTAGGCCAAGTATCAATTGACGGATTTAAGGTAGGTATTGGTCCAGGTAGTGCGTGTACTACTCGTATTAAGACCGGTGTAGGTTATCCTCAACTATCAGCCGTGACTAGCGTAGTAAATGCTTTAGAAGGCACAGGAATCCCAACCATTGCAGATGGGGGAATGAAGACTCCGGGAGACATCGCTAAAGCTTTGGGTGCTGGGGCTAGTCTGGTAATGCTTGGCGGAATGCTTGCTGGAACTGATGAAACGCCAGGAGATGTAGTGTATATTCATGAAGGGACTTCTGAGATGCTTACCAAAGAACAATTTGAAAATGGTATTGCTGGTGGCTATCTTAGGCCTAACTGGAAAGCTCTAAAGAAATACCGTGGATCAGCCTCCAAAGAAGCTTACGATTCTCAAGGCAAGACCGGCACACACAGGACTACTGAAGGTGAATCCTTCCTTGTGCCATACAAAGGATCAGTAAAAGATGTTTTGGACGATATTCAGGGGGGCTTACGAAGCGCATTTTCCTATGTGGGCGCTAAAAACCTAGAAGAATTTCACGCAAGAGTTGAATTCGTTAGAATTAGTCGTGCCACAAGAACAGAAAATGGATCGCACTGGCGCACTTAAGGGATGTTATGATTAGAGATGAAGAATTAAGCCGTTTAACGAAATACGCACAAGGAATGGGCGTTAAAGTATCGTTTAGTGGTCAAAAATCGGGAGATGCCGGTGGATGGCTCTTAGACGGTTCTGAAATTCTTATTTATAAAAAACATCAAAGTTCTAAAACTGAAACCGTTATATCTCTAATACATGAGATAGCCCACCACCTATGGTTTATCCATGAAAAGAATAGGCAACCAGATTTAAAATTCGAAGATGCCATCCATAGGCAGAATTTATTTGAAGATGAAATCTATGAAACTCCAGCCCCAAAGACTTTAAGGAAAAAGATTTACGATGTTGAGGTAGCTGGAACCCAATATTGGGAAACCATATACAAAGAAACGAATTTAAAGTTTCCAAAATGGAAATTGTATGCGTCCATGGAATTTGATACCTGGATGTATGAAGTTTATTATGAAACAGGAGAATTTCCGAATAGGAAAGAGAAAATAGAAAAAAATAAGGAAATCAACAATAAGCATAAAAATGTTAAATATGAATGAAAAAGACTTGTATTTAACACAATAGCGTGCTAGTATACTATTATGGCCGAAGAACATAAATTTCTTGAAATAGAATGCAAGTATAATGGAGATGACATCAACCGCATCGCCTTTAAGGATTTGGCCAAAAGTTTAAACCCTAAAAGTTTTATCTATGTAGAATCCAAAGATGTCTACTATGTCAGACAAGAAAACGAATTTCTAAGGTATAGAATGGCCGCCGAAAATAAAATGGGTGGTGAAGACGAACATCGTTCAGAACTTACTTTTAAAAAGAAACATATTGATCAAAACAATTGGGTTCGCACTGAAGTGAATTTGAGAATTGACAAGAATGATCCAGCATTAATCGTAGCGTTTTGCGAAGGACTTGGTTACATTAAAAATTTTAGTATCGATAAGGCCTGCGATATCTACTTCTTTGATGATGCAGACATTGTTTATTATACCGTAAAGAATGAAGATGGCAAATACGCTACATTCGTTGAGATTGAAGCCGGTGAAAATATCGGAATGACCACAGAACAAGCTTGGGAAGTCATTTTAAAGTACGAAAAACTACTTGCCCCACTCGGTATTACGGCACAAAAGAGAAAACGACTGTCTCTATTTGAGATGTATAAAAAGTAATATGGTGTTTTTCTTGATGTTACTATTTATTGATTTGTTAATCACTATTTTTCTATGAAAACTTACTACGATTCTAAACTTAGACCAATCCATAAAGGTGACGTACTAAAAGTATTTCATTTTACTGGCTCTAGAAACAAGAAATACTATATGTACAAGGTCGTAATGGATTTTGGATATGACTTTCTTTTTGGGGTAAGCCTTTCAGATGTTGGGTTAAAGGATTTGAAAGAATGCCATAAATACCCAATTAGTTATGGTGCTGATGGGCGTAATGTAATTGAAGGAACAGAAATAGTAGAAGGGTTCCATGGTGGAGACTTCGAAGACAGAGAAAGGCTAGAAAATGGAAAATAATATTTATCAGATCTCAGCTCGAATTAAGAATGCGGCTGCTAAAAACGATCACGCGTTTTCAGCCCAGGGAATGGCTCTTTGTAATATGTATACCCATGTGATTAAGGCTCTATATGACTTTTCAGACACTTTGGAAGACAGGGATGCCGCCGCTAGATTGAATGATGTCATTTTAAAGCAAGAAGACTTCCCAGCAAAGCTTTTAGATTTATTTGTTCCAGTACAGGAAAAGATAGAAGAAATCGACTTACTGGGAATCGATGATGACGAAGCGTAAAGCCATTCCTAAGAAGATTAGGGATCAAGTAAAAGCAAAATACAATGGTCATTGCGGCTATTGCGGTACAAAGCCTGAAAAGCTTCAAGTAGACCACATTATTCCCCATGCTAGATCTCATCAGCATGCCCGAAAAGGTGTGGATTTGGACGCCATTGAAAATTTAATGCCAGCATGCGCTCAATGCAACAACTACAAGATCAGCTACTCCCTAGAAGAATTTAGGTCCTTGGTTACTCGTCAAGTAGAATTGGCCAGGAAATCTAGTGTGAATTTTAGAACCGCAGAACGTTTCGGTTTACTTCAAGTAAAGCCAGTAGAAAGAGTAGTGTTTTTCTTTGAACTATCAGTAGGGTACGCAACATGACATATCGTAAATGTAGAAATCCTCATCCTACCCCAGAAGGTGAAGAGCCAATTACTGAGGCCGAGATCATTGAGATGGCTATCAAATGTTTTGGTTGGGATCGCAAGAAGGTAAAGAGCTGGTACCTTAAAGAGAACCCAAGACTACGTAAAGCTAGACCCTCAGAATTGGTTGATCGTGGACAGGGACATCTCGTGGTGGAATTTTTGAAACTTAAGAACGAAGAGCGGTTAGCCAACGAAAGAGCTGACCAGAAGAGGAAAGATGACAAAATTTGACTTGGGTTGGGGAGAATCGGTTGCAGTAAGAAAAGCTTTCGTAGAAGCATCTGGAAATTTCTTTATACCTTTCAATAACAAAGATATTGTGGAAATGGGATATACTCCTCATGAAGGAGATCCCGCCATGATTGAGGCCACACGTAAGGTTATAGAGCGTCAGACTGGTATTCGGTACGATTACATAGTTCTGACACACGGAGCCACAGGCGGCCTTCACGTTGCTCTAAATGCCCTCAAACAGCAGGTGAGATACGAATCAGTTGTCACTGCACCAGCACCTTTCTTTAGAATGTATCCTAGCATCATTAAAAGTGCAGGATTTGAGCATGAAGAAGAAGTTAATTTCTCTAAGATCGACCGAAGTGCTGTCATATTAGTAGATTCTCCTAGCAATCCTATCGGTAATTTGTGGACTGGAGACCTTGGAATGGTCAGGACAGACAATAAGATGGTGGTTTGGGATTCCGTGTATCATACAGGTTCCTATCTCCCTAAAATCCATTTACCGCCTCCAAATCATGTCTTGAATGTAGGCAGTTTTAGTAAGATGACCGGCATAAATGGCATTAGAGTAGGTTGGGTAGCGACCAACAACGGATCTCTCTATGAGCGCCTCAAAGAATGTGTTGCCACAGAATATTGCGGACTAAGCAGTGCCCAGAATCGCATCATTTTGGACTTAGTAAAACATTGCGACTGGGATGCTTTCGAACAGGGTGCAAGGCGCAAGTTAGATGGAAATCGCGAAGAATGGTCTAAATTAGAGAAATACTTTGGGGACACAACCGTTTACCCAATTGGCATGTTTTATTATAGTAGAGCAGATCAGTCATGTAAAGATCTTCTAGATAGAGCGGGTATTACATATTTTCCTGGCTCAAAACTTTACCACAATGATGATTTCATAAGAATCAATTTAGGCCAAGATGTAGAGTTAGTCAGAGATGCTGTAAAGGCTATTTTGGCGGAGGATAAGATATGAGTGAAGATATTCCAGAAGGCGTAAAACAAATAATGGGCTCCCTTAACGAATTTAGTCAGCAGTTTGAAGAACATCGAAAGCCAAAAGAAAAATTGGTTCGAGATAATATGACAGAACTTTGCAACTCAACACCTGGTATGACACCAATGACATATCGTGTGGCTTCCGAAGAGGAAATGTACGGCCTTCTAATGAATAAACTATATGAAGAAGTTGGAGAACTTGGGCACTTAATTTTCCATGAGCGCGGTAAGGGTACGAAGACTCTTCACGATCTAGGCGAAGAATTAGCCGATGTCAAAGAAGTTCTAGAAGCAATTGCTGTAAGTGCTGGCTTGTTTCCTACTGACATTGAAATTATCCAAAATGAGAAGAAAGCCAAAAAAGGCGCATTCAAGAAACGTATCGTATGGGATGGCAATTTATGAGTTGGTATAAAGACAGAGATTTTCCAGAATTAAAAAGAGATGTACACAACGAGCCTAGCGAAATCTTAGCTATTATTCCCAATCCAAAAGAATTAGATGCGGTCATTAAGGCTCATAATGATGAGGTTTTACAACTCCTAAATCTTGCTGAGGAATGGCGAGATGCTTATAACGATGAGACTAAAAGATTAAAGATTGAAAATGTTCATCTCAAACAAACAATTGAAGATTTAGAATATGATTTTAATGCCAGAATAAGAGAAAGAGAAGATGATAACTGATTTGGCTTGGACCATCATCGCATTTTTTGTGATTAGTGCCTTCGTATTATTTTTAGGCTAATCTGTAAGTCCAAAAATCTTCTGCCAAATTGGGATTTGTAACGAAACTATAGGGTAAATAAAAATAACCTTTATCTCCCCAATCTGCTCCCCAACTATTTCTGCATATTAGCCAACTGTTTTTATCATCGAAGCCAACGCAAGTAATTTCGTGACCTCCTTGACAACTTTCAGAAGGTAAAGGAAGAGGCACTTTCCCAGTTTGAGCTACTTGTTCGCTTTCAAATGAATCATAGACATCAATGCCCATGATAAAAGGGTAACCATTGGCCAAACAATCCTTCATTTGATCCAAACTAACAATTCTAAAATTATCTTTGATTTTATTGTTTGCTGCGCTTTTATAGCAATCATCTGAGGGCTTAACCGTCATATCATTATTGGTATAAGGCCACATACTTTCTGGGCAGACCCCATATTGGCTTAAAGCAAAAATGATATCTCTTAATTCCGCTCCAGAATCTTGCTGAACCGTATTCTCATCTGTACGCTCGTTATAGTAAACAAACTGCCTACTACCAGGAGCAAATACCGATAAGGGATCTACGTGTGGGTTTACAATTCTTATATTTTTTAATTGAAGAAAATCGTAAACACCAGATACAGATGCTTGGGCTGTACAACTACCTTCTTGGCCCTGATCTACAACTGGGGGACAAAGATGTCTTAAGTCAACCAATGAAGGCAATGATCCTTGAAAACTATTCTGGTAAATAGGATCTGAAATATTCTTTGAATCTTTCATCCGAGAATAGTTGTATTTTTTCATACAATTATTGATAGAACTCTTCAACAGCAATATAACCTGATCCACCGTTACCACCAGTTTGGCCACTAGTACCCGCTCCGCCCCCATTTCCGCCAGCACCAACTGCATAACTATATGTTCCTGATGGATTATTGATAATCGCTACTATCCCTCCACCTGATCCTCCGCCGCTTCCAGTGACTTGATTAATTATATTGTTACCGCCTCCGCCTGAACCACCACCACCCGTATTGGATGGAGCATTGATGCCTGGGTTTGCAGAATATACTTGAGCGGCTCCACCACCGAGCATTGAGGATCCTCCAATACCGCCAGATAAGACCACTGTAGTCCCACTATCCGACATTGCACTACCACCGCCGCCACCCGTTACTGCTACAACTTGAACGGCTGGACTTGAAACCGTAACAGTTCCACCAGTTGCCCCAGGAGAACCATAAACTCCTTGGATACCTCCATTGGCTGTCAATAAACTTGTTCCGAATGTAGTAGTACCGCCAGCTGTGGCAACTGAACCAGTTGCTGTTCCGCTACCGGCTCCGCCACCACCACCGCCTACCATTGTTACTTTGATATATAGTGGAGTTCTTGGAGAAGTAGGAGTAGTATATGTTCCAGAACCTGAAGTAAATTTTTGAACTGTTGGTGCTGTAAGATTTGCATTACTTAGAAGTCCAGTAATAGTTGTAGCAGTTCCTACTGAACCGTTAGCATAGTATTCTGTTACTTCTATGTAACCAGAGCCACCTGCTCCACCTGCGCTCATACTGGTTCCTGCTGTACCACCTGTACCCGCTGTGCCAATTGAGTAAGAATAGGTTGCTGAAGGTGCTAGGATAATAGCTTCAATATAACCACCTGCTCCACCACCTGATCCTGCGTATCCAGTAGCACTTCCGGTACCGCTGCCACCACCGCCAGAACCAGTATTAGCTATTGCTGCAAATCCTACAGCACCGGTTGCGCCACCCGCTTGAGATCCACCTTGACCACCGAAAGGTGATGCAGCTCCAGATCCTCCAGGTTGTCCTGTAGTTGCGTTTCCTATACCTTGGCCTGATCCACCTTGAACTGCGACAACTTGTAACACAGTAGAACTACTTGTTACAGTTGCTGTGCCACCTGGGCCACCACCACCAGTACCAACGCCGCCACCAGTACCACCGACTGCTGTCAATAGACTTGTTCCGAATGTAGTAGTACCACCTGTACCGCCTGTACCAGCGTTTTGTGTGCTCGCGAGTTCCGATCCACCTCCGCCACCACCACCGCCAACTAATTTAACTTGTATGTAAATTACGTTTGCTGGAGTGGTATATGTTCCTGATCCAGATAAGAATTTTTGAACTGTTGGGGTATAAGCTCCGCCACCATTTGCTGCCGCAGCAGTTGGAGCATAAAATTCAGTAACGATAACGACACCGCTACCACCAGCAGCACCTGCGTCGGCACCACCACTAGCTGCACCACCTGCTCCACCACCACCAATTGAATAAGCGTAAGAGGCTAAAGGAGAAGTAATAATGGCTTTGATGTAACCACCAGCACCGCCTCCGGCACCACCACCAAAGGAACTACTACCACCTTGTCCACCGCCACCAGAACCTGAGTTAGGTATACCGGGAGTAGGAGAATTTACGCCCGTGCCTGGAACTGTATTGTTAAGTCCACCGCAACCTGCGCCGCCAAATGGAGTAACTCCACCGTTACCTCCGCCTGACGCTCCAGTTGCTCCGAATATCGATTGTGGATTACCAGAGCCTCCTTGCAATGCTATCAATGCTACCGCAGGAGAATTTACAGTTACTGTACCACCGTTTGATATTCCGCCTGAGCCTGCTCCTCCACCGTTCGCGCCACCACCACCATTAGCGGTTAATAAACTTGTTCCGAAAGTAGTCGCAGAACCATTGCTACCGGCGTTTGATGAACCGGCATTTTCTCCACCACCACCACCACCAACCATTTCAACTTGAATGAAGAGAACGTTTGCTGGAGTAGTATATGTTCCAGAACCTGATAAAAATCTTTGAACTGTTGGAGAATACGGACCTGCACCTGCTGCTGCAGAAGATGAAAGAACTGCCCAAGTACCTGCAGACGTAGCATTAGTTTGAAGAACGATGAAAAGGGATGTGTGTGCTGCAATGGTACTGTAATTTGTTCCAAATGCATCGGTGAATGCTCCGCCGCCGTTAAACTCTAAGGTAAGGTTTCCAGTTGATTGATTGAATATTTCGTATTTTTGACCAACGACCATTGTAGTCGCGTTAGGCAAAACAATAGTTTGGGTTGTTGAACCCGTAAAAATTTCAATTTGTTTTGAGGTATTGACTAGCGTAGTTGTACCAGCCGCTGTTGCGGTGATTGCGATCTGCTCTACTAAGCCTCCGAGTTGGAACGTAGCCATAAAACTCCTTTAATTACAGATATTTGAATCTGAATCCTTTTGTATGTGAATAAATATTGTTACAAACTTTACTTACTGCAGATGGGTCCAAGCCCAAATATTTGGCCGCATTATTGGCAGAAACGTATTTCCTAGAATCATTAAAGCAAAGAACAGGTTTTGCACTACCAGAACTTTTACCCCAATTTGGATGCTTGGTTTTATCTGAAAGCATTTTTTTTCTAGATTCAGATTGTTTTCTTTTTGTTTCTTCAGAGCGTATTTTGTTTTTCCCACCTGATTCAGCATTGTATCCATTTGGAACTAAACTATTGAATTTATTAATATAAAATTGTTCTTTTTTATTTAAATCTTCCAAATCAACTGCCCTATCTACAAAATAAAAGTCAAAATTTTCAAATCCGTAACTAGCAACGGCATTATGGAACGGTAAATTATTGGTTCTTTTAGAGGCAGCATATTTATGCTCTCTAATGCGTTCGTTCAAACTCCTAATGGTTTGTCCTATATACGCCTTACCGTTAATTTTATTAACCGCTCTATAAATAATCATATATCCTTACCTGTATATATATATCATAAGATTGTCGGCCCTTATTGAAATCCGGCAAGTTGCCATGCAACACGATAATTATTCGTATCTACGGGCATATTCCATTTAACGGTAAAGGTCGTAGTAGTCTTGTTTGTCACAGTAATTGGTTGAAATTGTGGGGTAGCGTCGGTATAATTAGCCAATTCTGCAGTAACTACATAACTACTTGAACTCATGGGAACATTTAAAGTAATGGTAGCCGTTACTTCGCCCATAGTTAAAGGAAATTCCCCTACTTGCTCGATTGTACCGGCACCAACTAAATAATCGAGTTTGTAATTTGCCGTATCTAGAGGCATATTCCAGGTAGCAGTGAATCCCGTAGTTGTTTTGTTGGTAATTGTAATCGGCTGAAATTCTGGATCAGGATCAGTAGTATTTACCAATTGTGCGATTACCACATAGGTATTACTGCCTTGAGGAGTAACAAAAGTAACATTTACAGTAGTAGTACCTTGGCTTAGAGCGACCTCATTAGCTGCTCCGCCTCCGCCACCACCTGATCCGCCTCCACCAACAAATTGAAAAATAGTGCTTTGGGTAATATTTTGAATGGTTCCAGCATTATTAAAAATTGTAATATATGCAAATGGAAGAGTGCTATTTAAAGGAGTGGGAATTGCTGCATCTGCCGCAATAGCATTAGGAGTACCAGTAGTAGCAATTAAATTACCACTTTGATCCAGGGATAAAAGAACTTGCATGTACTCATTTGATGGCAAAGTAAGTAATGTAGAGCCCCCAGTTGAAGTCGTAATATTTCCACCGCTAGCAGAAGGAAAAGTTACTGTTCCAGAAGCGAAAGCAGGAATAACATTATTAATAAAAGAGATTGATCTATTTCTATTGGATTCAGGATTTGAAACAATAGCTGGTCCAATATCTACTACTAGACTTGGAGTGCTTGTTGCATCAACTCTAAGTGGCACAGTAAGATCTGCATTAATTGAAGCAAGTAAAATATCTAAGGTTTCACCGGCAACATATGGGAATAGTTGCTGGAGGATCCCTCTATACTCTATCTGTCTTGCATCTAACTCGATACTCATATAAACCTTATATCACATTAATTATTAACAATTGCTTGCCAAAATAATGAATAATTTGCAGTTGCTACAGGATAGTTCCATGTAGCGGTAAAACCGGTAGTTGACTGTGCAGTTATAGTAATTGGTTGAAATTCTGGATTTGTATCTGTAGAATTAAACATATTGCAAGTAACTGAATAACTTGTACTTGGCAATCCTGAACTAAAAGTAACGGATACACTTGTACCAGCACTAGAAATTGCTTGAGAACCTGATCTGATACCCGCAGCAGTTAAAAGTTGAGCAGCGGTACTAGCAACCAATAGGCCCGTAGAAGTAGCAGCAACAGGTCTTGTACCAGTACCAGCTAAACCTGCTATGGTCACATTTTGTGTACTGTCAACGGTAACTGCAGTTGTTAAGGTATTGGGAGTAGCTGCACTACTTCCAGCAGCAGGAGCCGTTTGGATTATTACAGATCCGCCTGCACCCGTACCAGTAGAGTTACCACCAGCGATGGTCATAGTTGCACCGGCAGTATTGCTTGTGCCTGTTATGATAGGAGAAGGTTGAATAGATGCATTGGTCGCAGTTGCACTTCCTTTAGCGCCTTGACCAAGAAACATGCTACTGATAGGTACTGTAGGTGAACCAATACTAAATTGACTTGCTGCTGTCGTTGTAGCTGTTGCTGTAATGCTACCAATACTGCCCAATGCTATGGAGGCAAAAGCGTTCTTTTGTCCAGAACCGATAGCGATACCATCTGTTTCAGAAGAAGTTGTAGAACCAATCGCAATAGTCCTAAGTGAACTAGCTGAGTTTGAATTAGCGGTAAAGCCTAGGAATACGTTATCGTGACCTGATGTTAAGGTTCCACCAGTCGTAGAGCCAACGGCTGTATTTTGTGCTCCAGTAGTAATTGTTCCAATTAAGTTTGGTAGTGATCCAAAACCGATAGCGGTATTATCTGTAGCAACCGTATTGCTACCCAATGCAGAAGAACCTACTGCTGTATTGTCTGTACCCTGTGTATTATTGCCAAGTGCATTTTGTCCAATAGCAACGATCGTACCTGTAGTATTTGATGCACCGGCCAAATTTCCTACTGCTGTATTATTCGCTGCAGTATTGAGTTGTAAGGCGGCAGAACCTATCGCGGTATTGCCATTATGGGTGGTTACAGCGGCAAGTGCGTTTTGTCCAATAGCAGTATTATCGGTCCCACTTGAAACAAGTATTCCGGCATCCCAACCAAAAAAACTGTTGTTTCCGCCTGCTGCTAGAGCATTACCTGCAGAAACACCTACAACGGTGTTGTGACCGCCTGTAAAAGATAGAGTGGTGTTAGTTCCACCGTATACAGAAGTATTACTAGATAAATATAAGAATCCATTACTACTTGCAGCAGTTGCCCATGCTGGTACTCCAGAAACTACTGTTAATACTTGACCAGTGGTACCGATAGCAAGTCTAGATGCGGTATTGGTTGCAGACTCATATTCTATATCACCGGTAGTAGTCATCGGTGATAGTGCATTATATGCCGCTGCAGCAGTAGTTTGTCCAGTACCACCATTTGCTATTGGAAGAGCCGTTCCAGAAAGAGTGACCGCTAAAGTTCCAGAAGTAGTAATGGGAGAACCAGAAACACTTAAAAAAGAAGGAACGCTTAAAGCAACGCTGGTAACTGTCCCATTAGTAGCAGGATTTACCCAAGCAGGGAGACCAGAAACTACCGTCAATACTTGGCCGGTAGATCCAATTGCTAATCTAGCCGGAGCAGGAGTTGCATTTTCATAAATAATATCACCGGCAGTTGTAAGAGGAGATAAAGCAACAAATGCTGACGCTGCGGTAGTTTGGCCAGTTCCGCCATGTGCAATTGCAATTGTTGTCCCATTCCAAGTACCAGAAGTAATGGTTCCAACAGATGATAGGCTTGATGCTGTTGTTAAGGCTGAAAGTGTGGTTAAAGTTGCATTGCTAGTTGCAACCAAAGAAGTTGCATTTCCAACTGAAGTTACGTTTCCAGTTAAGTTAGCGTTGGTAGTTACTGTACCAGCAGTAAAACTAGCAGCAGTTCCAGTGATATTTGTACCGACCAATGTGCTTGGGGTACCTAAATTTGGGGTAACTAATGTTGGAGACGTTGCGAGTACGACTGCTCCAGAACCAGTAGTTGAGGCAGCGGAAATTGCTGTTCCGTTACCCTGTAAAATACCGGTAATAGTGGTGGATACAGTTAAAGTTGTTCCGCTATATGTTCCTGCAAAACCATTTGCCGATGCCATCGACATAATTACTGCGCCATAAGCTCCATTGACAGAACTTACACCAGCAGCAGGGGTAGTGAGTTCCCATGCAGTACCGTTATAAATCGCTAGATCACCTACAGAGAAATTAAGACTAGCGCCACCGAATGCACCAGCTACTATTCCATTAAAGGCAGTACTTACGTAATAAACTTGACCAGTAGTACCTGTTCCATCTGCAAGCGCTGGAACGTTAGTCGCTGGATCGTAAAGACCCTGGTAAACAAACACGCCATTTGGCAACTGGGCGACTGGAACTTTTCCGCCGCTATCTAATGACGCAACGCCATTTGCGGCTCCCACTTCAGATTGCGTAACGTAAGTAGCGGATAGGCTCGGAATATCAGCGGCTACTAAAGCGCGGAAAGTGGGTTCAGCAGCAGAACCAGAACTTGGACCAGCAAATACCTTATTTGCCGTCTGAGTTTCTAAAGTAAGTGTCAAATTACCGGTGCTAGTAATTGGACTATTCGAAATCGCATAGATCGGAGTAGTACTCGCATCGGCTAAACCAACAGAAGAAACTGTACCGCTAGTCGCTGGAGTTTCCCAAGCAGGAACACCCGAAACAACGGTTAAAATTTGCCCAGTCGAACCAATTGGAAGACGTGCTGGGGCAGGAGTTGCATTTTCATAGATGATGTCTCCTTTTGTAGTCATTAGACCAGATGAAATCGTGGTCGTATCTACATAATTTTTAGTTGCTGCACCTTGTGCAGTGGTAGGATCAGCCATGTTGGTGATCTGATTTGCACCCATGTTGATCGCGCCTGACATTGTTCCGCCTGAAAGCAGAAGGTAAGTTGCAGATAAACTAGGAATATCAGCAGCAACCAGAGACCTAAATGTAGGTTGTGCAGCGCTTCCTGAGGAAGGTCCTGCGAAGACAGTATTCGCAGATTGAGTAGTAAGAGTCTGAGTTAAGGTACCTGAACTAGTTACTGGAGAGCCAGAAATACTATAGATTGGGGTTGTACTTGCATCAGCAAAAGCTACTGAAGTAACACCCGTAGCCGGTGCATTCGCCCATGCCGGTAAACCAGAAACGACTGTTAATATTTGACCGGTTGAACCAATACCAAGTCTTGCAGCTCCAGGAGTTGAATTTTCGTAAATAATATCGCCAGCGGTCGTCATTGGATTCGTAAATCCGCCCGAAGCCGCTTGCCATGTTGGATTCGCTCCAGCGCCATTAGATGTGAGGACGAAACCTGAAGTTCCAAGTCCAGAAACTTGTTCTAATGGACCAGTAGAAGTTGTTCCGCCTACTATGACGGCATATGGAGTGAAAGCTTCTTGTCCAGTTCCACCTTCAGGAACTGTAAGCGGAAGTTCTGTAGGACTTCCTCCTCCACCAATCCCCATCATTTGCCCGTCAATCCAAATATTTGTGGTTGACATTACGATACCGATTTTAAGATCGGCTTCGCTACCACCACTAGGGGCAACTACGCTAAACGCACCATCGGTTGTTAGCCAAACAGGGTCACCGGTATTAATTACATTAAATGGGGTGTCCGAAGAACCTAAGGTATAAGAACCAAAAGAATAAACCGTGATATTTTGGCCAGCAGTAACGGCTGTTGTGGAGAATGCAATCCCGATTCCCCAGAATTCATCCATGCTTACAGTACTATAGTCAGCTTTATATACTGTATCTGTAGTTTCTGAAAGTGAATTCATTGCCCAACGAACAACAAATGAAGTATTAGCGGCAAAATTTTCGCCAGCAGTAAAAACATTGGAAATAGCAGGACAACTAGAGACTGGGGACCAGGTTAGATTACCCGAACCATCATTTTGAAGAAAAGAAGAGGCTGCACCTTGAGCTCCTGGGAGACTAACTGAATACGCGCTTCCCGTGGCAGAAGCATTGATAGTAACACTTCCAGAAGTAGAACCTACTAGTTCTATAGCTGAAGTGCCCAAAACATTTCCGCTTACGGAGAAATCTACTGTTCTTGGAACTCCGTTAATAAGCGATAAAATTTTACTATAAACAGTCATCTTTGGCTCCAACTATGGTGTGATTAATTTCACCTTATACTTCATATATCATGGAAAATAAAGTGGGGGCCACATTCTATAGGAGTGGCCCCCAGTTATTATTAAGCAATTCCCATCATCTGCCCGTTGACAAATATGGTGGTCGTAGTTTCCATCATTCCAACTTTGAAATTGGCATATCCAGAAGTAGAAGGAGGGGTCATAGTAAAAGTACCAGCAGAAGACAAGTAAGCTGGTTTACCTGCAACTGCAGTACCAGTAAACGCTGTATCTCCTGATCCGAAAGTATAAGTTCCTAATGAAACTACATCGATAGGACTTCCTTGGGCAACACCGGCAGCAGAGAATGCGATACCGATAACCCAAAAATTATCTGTAGTATTAGCGTTATCACTAGCTGCGACAACTTGTCCGGCCACAAATCCTGAATCGCCAGACATTGACATACGAACTGCATAACTGGTGTTAGCTGCGAATGTTTGACCCGCAATGAACATTTGACTAGTAACTGGAGAACTTGCAACATATGCAGGAGTTCCAGCACCGCCCATAATAGTAACTTGGTCAAATGCACCAGTCGCTAATTGGGTAGCAGAAACACCGGCAGCCTTGATTTCAAGGGTCCCACCAGCACCACTTTGATCAAGGGTGACGCCATCAGTAACAGTTCCTAATTTAGAAGCCGTTACTTTACCAGCACCAATAGTCGTAACACCAGCATTGCTGATGGTTACATCGCCAGTAGGTGTAACTGCTGCTGCAACGTTTGAGCCATTGCCGACAAAAATTTCACCAGAAGCTAATACGGAAGTAAGTTTGTTGTTGAATGTCGTCCAATCAGTTGATGACAAATAACCGTTTTGAGAGCCGCTCGCTTGCGCTTGAGCGATTGAAGTTCCAGATCCAATAACTGCACCTATACCATTGGTAACGATGATGCCATCAGTTCCAACGTCGGTAAGATTACCAAATGTCAGGGCAGATTGTTTATTGTTGAAGGTAGTCCAATCAGCAGAATCTAAGGCTCCGTTTGTAGAACCTGATGCTAATGCCAAAGATAGGATTTGACCAGAAAGACTTAGACCATTTGCAGTACCGATTGTGACATCGCCAGTATTGGTTCCACTTGAACTTCCAGAGAAGTTAGAAGCAGAAATCGCACCAGAGAAGTTAGAGGCTGCTGCAGTAATAGTTCCAGTGAAAGTAGGACTTGCACTGAAAACGACGTTTCCGCTACCTGTTGTTCCACTAACAGTTGTTCCTTGGATTTTTGCAACTGTTGCGGCTTCGGATTGTGATCCGCTAGCAGCACTTGTAGTTACATCACCAGTTAATTGATTAATCGCATTAACTGTTACGGCACCTTGAGATCCGTTAACGCTACTGACACCAGCAGCTGGGGTAACAAGTACCCATGCTGAACCATTGTAAATAACGAGATCGCCAATTTGGAAATTGGTCATCGAAGGATCGTTTAATCCGCTTACTGGACTTGCATCAGCAGCAGATACCCAATAAGTATAACCAGTAACGCCTGTACCATCTACGAGGGTAGGTGTATTGGTATTTGGATTCCAGTTACCTTTGAACTCCATGAGAGTAGCAGGGAGTTGGGAAAGAGGAACTTTTCCGCTTCCATCCAAAGAAGCTACGCCAGATGCTGCGCCGACTTCGGATTGAAGAACGTAAGTCGCAGATAATGAAGGAATATCAGCGGCTACTAAAGCTCTAAATGTAGGTTGTGCTGCACTTCCTGAAGCAGGACCGGCGAACACTGCATTCGCGGATTGCGTTTCAAGAGTAATAGCAAGAGTTCCAGTGCTTGTAACTGGGCTACCACTGATAGAATAGATCGGAGTAGTGCTATCATCAGCAAAAGCAACGCTGGTAACTGTACCGCTAGTCGCTGGACTTGCCCATGAAGGGGTACCACTACCAGAAACGGTGAGAACTTGGCCAGTAGTACCAATAGCGAGTCTAGATGCAGTATTAGTTGCACTTTCATACTCGATATCGCCTTTTGTGGTCATTGGGCTTAAAGCATTATATGCTGCAGCAGCCGTTGATTGGCCAGTACCACCGTTTGCAATTGGAAGAATTCCAGATACTTGGCTAGTAAGAGCAATAGATCCAGATAATTGTGAAGTAGGTAAACTTAATGCTGAAAGAGTCGTTAAAGTTGAATTGGATGTAGCAACTAAACTAGTGGCAAAACTACCAGCAGTTGTTGTAATGTCACCAGTCAATGCTGGGAAATTTGAAGCCTGGATAGTCCCAGTTAACTGAGAGGTTGGGAGACTTAAACTTGACAGAGTAGTCAATGTTGAATTGCTAGTTGCTGTAATGTTTGAAGCAGTACCGGTCGTATTCTGATTTAAAGTAGGAATATCAGCGGCTACAATTGCTCTAAATGTAGGAGCGCCACTTGATCCATTAGGAGCAGCAAAGAATGTATTGGCAGCCTGACTAGCAAGAACAGCTGTCAAAGTACCACTAGAAGTAATTGGGGAAACCGTAACCGTGAAAACGCTAGAAGGAAGACTAAGGCCTACGCTGGTAACTGAACCGGCAGAAGCACTGGCCCAACTTAATACGCCTGTTCCATCGTTGGATAATACGTAACCAGAAGAAGCCGCCTGAGCAGGTGGCAATGTGAGTGTATAGGTACTTGTTACTGCTGAAGCATTGAGAATTACATTTCCCGATGTAGAGCCATTTAATTCGATATTACCGGATACATCTAAGCCCCCAGCAACGGTTAAGATGTTGTTAGCATTGGAGAAATCGACCGTTCGAGGTACGCCGTTAATAAGCGATAAAAGCTTAGATACATAATTTGCCATTTGTTATATTTCCTTTAAGATAATTTCTCCAGTTTATTTCTATAAATTTAAGATTGTGGTGCTTCCTGGGGCCTATTTAAAAACTAAAATAAATTAATAACTTACAAAAATACTCTACAATGTTGCTACCATTTGAGTAAATAGGGCTATATCTATCTCAGAAGGATTGGCTTCATTAGGGACTAAAACGCCCATAAAAATTACCATATCGCCGCTTACAAACCCATTTACTCCAACTGAAGGAATGATATTTGTAGGATTTCCGTTCGTATCTATATAAAGCGCGGTTCCAATGGCATAAGAAGTGGTGATATTCTGTAAGCGACCATTTGCGATAATTGGTCCTTGAGCAGAAGCTGGTATGCGGACATTAGCGTAACCCACGAAATTTTGCCAACTTGCCTGATTTGAAACATCCAAAGGAACTAATGTTCCTGAATTGTTAATTGAACACGCCTGAGCTTGAGGAATCGCAACGCTCGCTGAAAAATTGGTATAATCAGTTACTAGTGAAGTTGCACTACCTAAACTCTCTGGATTAAAACTGAAAGGAGTATATGACATATTAGAATACCCACCATTGTCCACCGGATGAAATTAATGATACGGATTGATATTGAAAACCTACCACGAAAGAACTTATATCGTTGATAGTATCTACTCCGCTTCCTACTATTGTTAGGGCATTTGCAGAACTATCTCCTTTTCGGCAATAAAAAATTCGTCCGGTATTTCCTGCAGCGGGAGGTAGAGTAAAAGTAATTGCTCCAGAAGTACAGTCAGCCGTTAAAAAACAGTCGCTGGTCAGAATGGTATAATTACCAACCTTAGTTGACACTGCAACTGGACCACCGGCAGCATTGAAGCCTGCTGGACCTGCGGGACCTGTTGGACCGGCTGGACCTGCGGGACCAACGCCACCGCCTCCACCGCCTCCTCCGCCGCCGCCAAGTCTGAATTCTAAACTATCTCCAGCAACTAAGCCGCCTCCTGGCATTGCTAAAATTTCGATTGTGCTACTTGGAGTGTTTGGAGCACCAACTTCTTCGTATGCTCCTGTTTCGATATCTAAAAATTGTCCATTTAAAAATACTTGGAGCGTTCCTTTTCCTACAGTATACTGTGCAGGAATATTTCCTTCTCTTGAATTATTTGGTAAGGTAATGATTGAACCATTGGCAACTGGGCCAATAATAGAAGAAGGAGGTGTTGCACCACTTGCAACAACTGAAACTATTTCATCGTATGTTGGAGAATCAAGAGATGCATATAAATTACCAAACGCTTGGTCGAGTTCTTTGATAGCTAAAGTTAAATTATCGCCATCATGAATTACATAGTTACCAGATCCAGTTCCTACTTGTGTTGTAGAAACCGCAAAAGGCGTGCCTACATTACCATTACTCGTTGCATTAGCAGTACCGGCAGAAGTATTAGTTACTGTTACAATTCCAACACCTGCTACTGCACTAAAATTTCCAGATGCTTCGGTATTTAAGACGGTAGCCAATTTTGAGGCAACTGTGGTTGCACTGTCAGCACTAGAAACATCGACTTCTAAATAAGAATTAACGCCTGCTACTACTGGCTTGCCACCACCGCTATTGACATTAAACCAGACAGCATACTGCATTGCGTTTGCAGAAGAATTAATAAGAAAATATTCACCAGTAGTAATTGTAGAGCCTGCACCAACAGTAATGGCCGTAATTTGTGGAATAGAATTTGGATTTACCGAATTAACATACTGAGGTTGAGAAGATGCGCTTGATGAGGCCCCAATATATTGAAGCAATTCTTTTGAGGTCGTACCGCTAATTTCAACTGATTCTCCATTGTCAAGTTCTTGACCTAAAAATCTAACATAGACTCGTGGGCTTCCACCATTGTCCTCGCGTAAAAATAACCAAAACAAATTACCAGAAACCGGTACTGCATTTCGAGCAGCAATATAGATGTTACGATTGGTAGATGGAGTTGGAGCTGCTGTATAGGTACCAAACGCATATTTTGCTTGTGCGCCACCAATTCCAGTATTGTCGCCAACCACAACATTTGTTTTTAAGGTCACTGTATACGCATTGTTTACAGTTTCAATCTGGTAATATCCAGCAGATGTATTTGAAGCAACTTTAATGTAGTCGCCAGCTAATAAGCCTGAAGTCCAAGAAACAGAGCCTACTGAAGTTACGGTAGGGGATCCACCAACAAAAATTAAATTAGGTCCAATCACTACATCCCGTACCAAAGTAATATAGGCTACTTCATCGTCGGTAAGAGTGATATCTGCAGAAGAAGGATTTGCAGTTAAACTATATGTCAAAGAAGATCCAATTACTCGAATTTCAATGTCTTGATCCCAGTTAATTTGACCTGGAGTAGTGATAACGCTTGGAGAGTAAAAAGTAAGTGAAGCACCGGTAATTGTAAGCGTGGCTTCTTGGCTCATCGTGATAGTTGAACCAGAAATATTTATGATAGTGGTATTTTGAGGAATTCCTGTACCAAAAATGTAGTCGCCATTTACAAGACCTACTGTAGACGCCAGGGTCGAAATCGTGTTGTTACCCGTGGAGATATTCCCTGAAGTCCCAAGGACAGGATCTGAATTTGGCAGGATACCATTTGAAATCTCTCCAGATCCGGTAACAACAGTATTACCTAGATCTTGAAAAATACTTTGAAGGGAAGGAGGCGCTCCTCCTCCAGATGGCCCAGAGAACCAATATGGAGTTCCTTTGATCTCCAAAAGGGTAGTCATTATGGCATTTTCCCAATCCTTAGCACATGTAAGTTGCTTATCGCCACCACTAAATGGATCTACTGAATTTGAAGTAGTAGTAACTGGAGCCTGATTTCTACCTGCTGCCCAAGGGTACATATAACTTGGATTTGGATTGAGTCCACCTGTCTCAAGGCTATAAAGCATCCAACGGCAATCAGAGATGGAAGTAACATTACCATTTGAGTCGGTAGTTACTATAGCAATAGGGAGCACATTAATCGCCCATACTGAAGTTGTAATGTAAAGTTTGAAAGTTAATGTTTGTGCCGCAGGAGCGATTGTAGTGATCTCGTTGATTGCAGCAGCACTCCAAATATATTTAGTTTCATCTGTTGACGAATCTGCAAATCTATTGTAATCTATACCTACGTAATTAGTGGAATTTGGAGCAAAAGATCCAGATACATTCGTATTCGTAGCAGCGTTCAGTACTTGATTTGGAGTACCTGTAGGAGTTTGAAAAATGGTCCCTGAGACAGAAGCATTGATGTTTATTACGCTACCCGGATCCACTACTAATTGGAGTCCGTTTGCAGGAGCTCCGATTGCTCCAGAGACTAAGATATTGAATCCACGAACGATGTACCCTTGGGTCGTATTCGTCCAAAGAGCGGTTACCATCGTATCAAAATCGTTACGAACCCCAGATTCTATCCGTCTGGCATCGCTAATGTTATAACGCTGTTCGCTTAATAGATTTGAGGTAGTTAATATGGCCATGTATTAGTCCTTAGATAATAAGATTGTCATTAAGGTTATATCGTATTAACTTGAATCTTATAGGTAGAAGTAACCTAGAGGTACCCGGTGGGCAAAACTAGAATTGGCCGCAAAGAATACAACACCATACAGGAATTTAAGCATAAAATTCAAGCACTTAAGCGTGAAAACGACGATTTGCGTAAACGACTGGCGAGAATAAAACTCGATGAATACGGTCAATTAAAGAAAACTATCAAAAAACACTATAAAAAGGAAGAAACTCAGCAAGGCAATGATATACTTGATAAAGTTAGGCAAGAATGGCGTTGTAAGGAACCAAATTGTGCTGGCTTTTTGGAGATTTTTTTGTATAATAAACTGAGCGAGACTTGGTACTTTAGACGCTGTAGTGAAAATATGTGTAAAAATAGAACGAAAGCCAAGAAATACGATCCAAATTCAGTAAAAGGCATCATCAAGAAAGAAACAAAAAGTGAGTAAATTCAAAGAAGGCGATGTAGTAATGGTAAGCACCTGTCAGGCAGGAACGATTTGTGGCTTTATCAATGGAGTTATGGTTTTGTTGCAAAATAAAGATATTTGGTACGGAAAAGAATCTGAATGCTGGGAACCGACTAGTCCAGAGGAATTAGCAGCCGCAAAATTAGATTTCGATCGATTTAAGAAGTAAAATCAACTATTTACATTTTTACTAACGATATTCTGAAATTTTTGAATATAGCGTTGATAAATAGTATATACGTAATTACTCAGTAATCCAATATTTGGCGTAGGGATTGGTTACTTTAGGTTGATAATAAATTTGACAAACATCAGTCATGCCTAAAGGATAAGCGTTATAAAGCCTTCTAAGCCATATTTTAGAAGCTAACCAACAAAGAAGACTTGTGGGGGCAGTCGCCTGAATTAAGTGCCAAGCAAGTCTCCTAGCATCGGTATTTCCAACATCGGTACCCATACAACTTAAGGCTATTACAAATGCAGCGTACCAATAAAATAAATGGGCGCTTAATCTGGCAAGCCAATGTAACGGATTCCATAGACTGGGAAAGGCTCCAGAAACCATACATGCTACTAATTGAGGCTGTCTGAGTAACCAGGCGTCCCAATTCCCGATATGGCCTGGATTGGTGCTATCCATAAAACCCAAATATTTTATCATTGCCAAAAGGAATTTGCGAGGAATTTTAGTATTTCTTAAATTTTTACATCCTGAAAGCACGCCATAATAATCGTCAACCGACTCCAATGAATCGATCTGAGTGACAGGAACTCTATTTAAAATTCCTTGTGGAAAAATACACTGCTCGATTTTTTGATTATAGTCAATTTTGTCCTGATCGCTTAACATGCTATTTTTTGCAAGAATTACGTAGTATTCTGCAGTGAAACAGGTGCCATTATCCGAACCCTTACCTGTTGATGGTTGAGATTGTGGGTTTGGGGCCATTAAACCGTTTCCATCGATATAAATACAAAAATCAGAACGAAGTGTCATATCTACTTAAGATTGCAGCCCTTTAAAGACCTTGTCAAATGCCTATATGTCAGGTATTATATGTTATGGAGGTATTGAATGAACTATTATTCAATCATTTTTTCTGCAGCAAAGGCTGCTAAGGTATCGGGACTGCTTCTCTACGCAATCTGTGGATACGAATCAAACGATTTCACCCAAACGTATGTAGCCCAAGATCACGGATCTCCAAGTGTAGGAATCTGTATGGTGAAATTAAATACAGCTCAGATGCTTGGCTATAAAGGTACATTGGTAGATCTACAAAAACCAGAAGTTAACGCAAAGTATGCTGCTCTTTATTTGAAATACCAACAAGATCGTTATGGATCTGATGATTGGTGTAAAATTTCTGCCGCTTATAATTCGGGAAGTTTCCTTGAAAGTAAGAAGGCTCCAGGAAAACCAAAAAATCTAGAGTATGTAAAAAGAGTTCAGAAAAAACTTGCCGAGGACATAAGAGACAAGTTATCATGTGATAAGGAGTAATATGAGATATTTCACTTCAGATCCCCACTACTACCATAAAAATGTCATTAGATATTGTAACCGCCCATTCACCAGGAATGTCGATAAATTAACGGAACTAACTGGTGGATTTGCTCCAGCGTTTGAACTTAATTTGGCTATCGAAAGAGATGTCGTGGAAATGAATGGGGCTCTCATAGCTAATTGGAACTCAATAGTGACTCCAGAAGACGAGGTTGTTGTAGTTGGAGATTTTTCCATGGCTTTGAGGCCTGTTGAACTATATACGAATCGCCTCAACGGGCGTAAAATTCTCGTTGCTGGAAATCACGATTTTTGTCATCCCGCACATAAAAAATCCAAGAATCCAGAAAATCAAAAGAAGTGGACCGACAAATACCTATATTGGGGATGGTCTGAAGTACACCTAAAAATGGAATTAGATCTTCCCGGTATTGGTTTGGTCAATGTATCTCATATGCCATATAAAGGTGGAAGCGATTCAGGTGACGAAGAACGTCACGAAAAGCATCGATTGGATGATGACGGAAAAATTCTTATTCATGGACATATTCATGAAAAAGGATTGATTACAAGATCCCGTAAAGGAACCTTACAGTTAAATGTAGGCGTAGATGTTTGGGGCATGAAACCAGTTTCTGAAGAAGAAGTAATTAGGGCTATTTTAAATGCAAAAAGAAATTAAGCCAATTGAAATTTTCACTTCTTTGGATTTGGAGATGAACAATAAAGAAGGCAAGAAGATCATTCAGATTGGTGCTGTTGTGGGGAATATCACGACAGGCGAAATTTTAGAAACACTATCCATAATTGTAAACCCTAAAGAGCAACTTACCGATTTCATAATTGGACTTACTGGAATCACTCAAAATGATGTTGACAATGGCGTAACTTTAGAAGAAGCTTATTTAAAATTAAAAGAAATGCATTTAAGACACAAAAGTTTTATTAATTGTATCACTTGGGGCGGAGGAGACTCACACGAACTTGCAGAACAACTCCTGAAAGAGAATCCAAATTTTACGGGCTGGTATTTTGGGCGTCGTTGGATTGATGCAAAAACCTTATTTGTGTCATGGCGTTTTGCAAACGGCCAACCTATTCAGGGTGGTCTTGCCCGAAGTATGACAAAAGTTGGACTAAAATTTAAAGGTCGTAAACACAACGCTCTAGATGACGCCACAAATACGTTCCATATGTATAGAGCGATGCTTGGAAAACTTAAATGAGTAAATTGGTTAGACTTCTAAAGCTTGCCCACTCAATTGAAATTGGTGCGTACCATGCCTATGAGGGTCACTGGCGTAACACCAAAGATCCGACAACACGAAAGAGATTGCAAGAAATCCAAGAGGAAGAGAATTTCCATAGGCAGCAAGTACGCTTCATGCTCAGCGAAGTAAAATCTAGTCCCAATTTCTTTCTAGATTTTTCCATGTATTTGGTGGGGAAATCGGTATCTGTATCTTGCTATGTTATGGGATATAAAGCAGCAATGTGGGGAGCCAAGATCTTTGAAATATTAGGTTCAAACATTTACCGAAAATTGTCGAGAGAGGCTTTTAAGGAAGGACACTGTTTTATGTCCAATCTTTTATACAAAATGAATAGGACTGAATTAGAGCACGAAGAGTTCTTCAGAACGTGTCTTATGAAAGGTCAAGAGGCCAAAAAAGTACTTGACCCATAAAATCAAAGTTCAATTTATATGTGCTCTTAACTTGGCCAGATTCATTAACCTTAGTAATTTTGGCTTTTGGAATACTCCAAATAGTTTCCCCTGTAGAACGATCTTCTAAACGAAGGCTAACATAATTTGATGCCGCAAGATCGGAAAATAAAGGCCTCAAGTTTTGCCCTTGAACACCACCGGATTGTTTTACCCTTAATCCTCTCACTGAGCCTCTGGTGGCCACTTGACCTCCTCCAGCCAGTTCTTGGGGATAAGGGGAGTTGATACCATAAATGGCGTATTCTCCAGTATCAAGTTCTAAAGTGACGCTTTGTGCGACTTTATAAATTTGATTATTAACATACAATCTAACCAAAGCTCCTGATAAAATTATACTTTGTTGTGCCATAAAATTCCTTAAGGTCCGTACACATACGAAATTTCATTCGCTCCAGGTATGGGACTTTCCCAGCCGCCCAACCCAATTGAGTTTGGATACAGCACCGTGTATATGACGGTTACACCGGCAGCAACGATAGTATCAATCAAGTTCTGTGCATATACCCGACCACTTGCTGTATCTGTCAAATATGGCTGATAGGCACTTCCATCTGTAGGAAGTACAATTGGACTTTTGCTCGCAACCAATAAAACAGAAGCGCCTTCAGCATGAGCCTGTTGAATGAAATATGCTGGACTAATCAACAATGTTCCACTTGAAGGAGCGGCAATATACGGAATTGGTCCTTCTTGATCGCTACATCCATAATTGATTATTAAATACCCTGTAGTATTTGGAAAATCGGTAGAATTCGCAACATTAATGATCTGTCCTGTTTCGCCATTTACTGCGGAAGTTAGCGTTGTAGAGGCCCCACCAATTGTAAAGCCTTGGCTCGTATCATAGATATATGGCCCTAAAGTTGTTGGTTGGGACGGTCCATTATCGGATGCTGTTGAAGCCGTTTCTGATATCAAAATAATTGCATTATTTGATATAGAAAGGGTTAAAGTAGGAGCCGCTATAGCGATTGCGGTATAGGCACTTTGGGCTACTGTATTTGCGGTATCTTCAGGATTTGCACTAACTTCAATTCCGGTAAATCCAGGTATCGCTGGATCAGTATTACTTCCACCAGAAACATTAAACCAAACATAGTATTGGTTAGAATTTCCCAAATCGCCAATTAAATAGTAACTTCCGGCCCCAATCGTATTAAAATTACTTGCAGCTTCAAAAATCAATTGAGTCTGTGGCATTTCAGAAATACCGTGTAGGTGGGCAGATCCAATCCTGGTTCTTTGGATTACCTGTGTTGTAGCCGGAACAAATATTTGTAAGATATTGGCTTGAGTCTGATATACGGCAGCATAATAAGATTTACTTAAAATAGTTTCCCTGATTGGAACGAAAAATTGAATAGCAGAATCTATTCCTTGAACAATAATTCCAGGACTTCCTGTTGGATTGTTAATCTCGAAATATGAAGAATTAATTGCGCCACCTTCGGCAGATACAATAGTATAAGTACCTTCATTATTGGAAGATGTAAATCCACCACCGTAAATATTTACATACTGTCCAGGTTCTACATCGCCAACCCCAGGATCTGCGCCGCCAGTCCAAGTAAATCTTAAATTCCCACCGGGCTGTTGGGAAATGGTCCATTGCGTAGAAAAGTTTCCTGCTGTCGGAACAGTTGCTGGGAAAAGGAGTACGTTTTGTGCTCGACCTCCATAAACCGTAATGGAAGAGGAAGCCCCAATTGTATCACTAAGCAACTGAACATAATTACCATTACCATCGTTATTTAAAATTGCGCTACCGGAAACACCTAAATTGCTTAGCCCAATTGAAATTGCATTAGCTACTTCTTGTGCGGTTGCCGCTGCTATATTTGTAAATTGACTAGTAGAAAAAGTAACCGTATAAGTTCCAGTACCATCAAAATTGATCATTAAGGTATCGCCATCTTGAAGGGCATACGGCTCAAAATTCTGAGAATTACTAGTTGTTTTTACGAATTGATCACCAAAAACGGCGTCTAAGATTTTGTTGATTAAATCGCGTACCTGTTTTCTGTTTTTGACTTGAATTCCAATTGTTCGAAAGATATCATCGCTAAGACCAATAGTTGGGTCTCTCACGATACCGTAGTTGGATAAAACTAGATCTAAATAGTTGCCTTGGGCAGTTGCTACGTAAAGACTGTCATTTACTGCCTGAACGTTGTTTACTAAATAGGCAGAATTCGTAGCCAAAGCATTTAATACGGCATCGACTTTTGGACCCTTCATAAAAGGATTCAAGTAAGAACGCAGTCTTTTGTATTCTTGTGCTTGTGTTGTTACTGCCATATTATGAGCCTATCAAAGAAACCGAAATATCTGAAATTTGATTTGCAATGAAAGCTTTCTCGCCAGTTACTAACTGAATCTCATCTGAAGCAACTGTGTAGGCAGGATTTGTGATCACAACAGATATAACTCCAGGAATTGCTCTAACTGCTTCAACGATGGAAGACAAATCGATACTTTGACCTAACGGATTAGATTGAATGAGGGCATATACAGTAGACTGAATTTGGCTAGTAATTTGCGCAAAAGACACGCCGATATTTGTCCTGATTGCAAGAGAAATCTGAATATTCTTTAAAAGCGGTTCTCTAATGAAAATATCTGTTCCTGCGGCATTTACACCAGGATAAGTAATAGAGTCTCTTGGATCTCCATAAATAACCCTGTTTGCTTCTCCAATAAGACCTATATCGAAATTGTAACTATCGATACCACTTCTAAAAGTTGTTGGAAAGTTTAATTTACCTAAAGATGTGAGCCCTACATTTGCAGATAAATTAATTTTATCGTATTGTGCAGAAGTATTAAGCACAATATTGTTAAAATTAGTTGTTCCAGGCTGAGGAGAAATATACGCAACTTGTTTGTATCCAGTATAAACTTTTCCTTCTTGCACAGACAAAGAAACTGAATTTGTGGATAGATTGGTATTGTATTGCGTAGAAACAACACCGGCAATAATTGCCGTAGTTGGACTTAGAACTTCAAGGATTTCATAGGTTCCAGCATTTCCTGTACCTAAAACCGATCCATTAATTACTAACTTATCGCCAGGAATAGTTGCGTCATATTGGAAAAATTGGATTTGCGGTCTACTTACAGAGAAGGTAACCGCAGACATGCTAGATTGATTAACGGCTTCTGGACTAATTACGGTTAAGAACGATTCTTGCCCTGTTTGAGTAACAACAAAACTGAAAGCTGCTGGCATCGATACATCAACAGGAGAGTTAGTAGCAGCAGAAACAGTATTGGTAGCCGTAACAACATTAGATGCAACAGATACGTTTATTGCAGTCAGATGTCCGTTAAGGGCATTGTATAATTCGTTTGCTACAGTAGTAGAGGAATCGGAAGCGTTAATGGTTACTTCGATGCCAGTAAACCCAACAGGTGCTGGATCAGTATTACTTCCACCAGAAACATTAAACCAAACATAGTATTGGTTAGAATTTCCACCATTATAGAGTTCAAAATAATCAGCAGCGCCAGAAGAAGAAAATGTACTACCGGCTGGCATAGTGAATTGAGTAATTTGTACCTGTGAAGGTCCAGAATTTGTAACCATGAAACTGCCTTGGTTATCGATATTAAATCCAGTTCCAAAAGTAACAACATCTCCTGGTAATACGTTTTGTAAATTAGGAGGTGTTCCAGTCCCTGTCCAGACCAATTCTTGTGTGCCTAAAGAGGTGACTACATTGAATACGGATGTTGAGTCATAACCAGTAGAAATTGGATTAACTACGCAAGTAATTTCTTCTTCTATTGCATTATCATTTTCGTACCAGATACTGTTGTTAAACATTCTGATAACTCTATAAGTTCCTTGATTTAAAGGAGAGAAAGGAGAGGCAAGAATTACGCTATCTCCTTCTGAAACAGAAGAAGTTGAAGTAAAGGCTCCTGCAGCAATTGCAGTACCACTCTCAGCCACTGCATTTGGATTAGATACAGTAAAAGAATTTCCTGTAAGACCTTCTACAAAGAAAGTACCATTATTGCCTGCATTGGCAGCGCCAGTAACAGTAACTAAATCGCCGATTGATAACTCAGAAAAATTTGTATTTCCAGATGCAACGGTATATGTTCCAGTAGCGGATACATTTAGGGTCCATCCTCCAGAATCATTAAAATTTAAATTTGTACTAAAATTAGGAGATGATCCAACACCATTCCAACTCAAACAAGCAAGGGATCCTTGCTTTTCAATTCTGAAAGTGTCACCCTCTACCCTTACATAATTTCTTGGGCTACCAAAGTAAAGTTGATCCGCTGTTTGGTTTTCCAAAATAACGGTTGATTCGCCAGAAATTGGGGTATTGCTTAAAACAGTAACGCTCGTATTAGACGAGAAACCGGTATTCTTATTTTGATAATTTTGTGCCGCTGCTCTAAACCATTGATCGCTCGCCACAGCTTGACTTGCGATACTATTGGCAGAGAATATCATTTCGTTATTGCCTAACAACTCTCCAGAAGTAAGAACTGGCACAACATACTCATTACCGCTTCCGCCCACAATTTGAATTGATCCTACAGATCCAACTGTATTGGTTGCTAATTGGAGATGCGTACCTCTATCAGAAACTTCAACATTTCCTACGGTAGTAAAGCCAGTTACTGCCAAAATAGACCAGAATTTCTGTACTTGATCCATTGTGGTTGGGACTAATACCACTGTGTCTCCGGCATTAAAAGAATATCCTGTATCGCTTGGATAGGTTAACGGTTTTTTAAAGGTAAACTGAGGAGTTACACCAATAGAAGAGTAAGCGATTGTTGTGTCTCCTACTCCACTTCCACTTACTTTAGTAAGCACTCCAGATGCTGGCGGAGTACCGATTGATCCAGTGGTGGTAAGGGATGTTCCAGCACTAATAGAAGATGTGACCGTAAAATATTGTAATTGATTATTACTATTGAAAGTTGTATATACTGCTCCTACAGTAGCATTCGCAGCACCAACAGCAAATACATACTGACCATCATTGGCAATCCAGTTAATCCCGTCTTTCAAGAAATAAAATGGGATCGTGAATCCACTATCTTCATAGGTACTTAACACAATAATACCTGAACCAGAAGTTCCGCCATCATTCACGATTGTAGTCGTAAAATAATTAGACAAATTTGCGTTCACATAAGTATTAATTTGGGCTGCAGTAGTTGGAGATGATTGGTAAAAATAAATACCATTCAAAACACTGGTCGTAACATTGGTTTGAGCAACTGCAACTCCGTCAGGTCTTTGCACTGTAAATGAAGTTGAGGTTGGCGCAAATCCTGCAGCAGTTGAGATCCTGAAAGTTCCAGTATTATTTACATTAAATCCAGTAGAAGGCAATATCGTTACATATTCTCCACCAGACAAAGTAAGTGCTGGAGATGTACCGGTTCCACTAAAGGAAAATGAAGAGAAAGTAATGGTGGTATCACCTGTACCACTAGTTTTCGTTAATGTTCCAGAAGCGGGAGGCGCCCCATTAGATCCGGTAGAAACTAAAGTTGTGCCGCCAGCTATCGTAGTAGTTACAGTAAAGTTTTGGCCGTTGCTACTTACATATGTGGCACCTGCAGTTGCGTTTGCAGAACTAACAGTAAAGGTATATTGGCCTGCCCAATTATATGTTACTTGATCGATTCCTGCTGTAGGAGTGTTTGGAGTTATAGTAACATTCCATTTCGTATTCGAGGAAATATTTGTTGTAATTGGATTTCCAGAAGCCAAACTAATTTGTACACTTACATTGTTTGCTGAAGTAACTGAGATACTAGAATTAATAGCCTGATTAGCCGAACTTGGATAGACATAAGAAACATTTATATACTCCCCGCTTGCTCCCCAAGCAGTAGATCTATAAAGAAGAGCTGTTTGGGTGTTTGATCCTTGCAATACATATTTTGCTTGCAATAACGCTTTAAAGTTTGAAAAGTCAAACCCAGTGAAATTGGTAGAAAAGCTAGCAGTTGGTCCAGTTGCGGTGTCGTATGCATTAAAACTGTAATTGTTTATTGCGTATGTGCTATTTACTAACGCATTTCTATAAAGAGGAAGAGTATAGGTCTCACCAAGGGTATTATTGTCTACAATTACAACTACAGAATCGTTATATCCAAAATCCAAAGGATTTGCTATATAAAATCTGTCTGCCACTCTTAATCTACGAACATCTGGGTATTCTGGTAGGATTGTAATGGCACTTCCAGCCGTTTCTGACATCTGAACGGTTTCACCGGAAGGCTGTTCATCATCAAGAATGGTTCCTGGAACTATTCCGTATGGGTTTAGGAATTGAATTAGTTCATTAGGGTCAAAAGAAGATACCGAAATAGCTGAAGAGAAATTGGTTACATAGGTGTCAATCGGTTCAGCATATGAATCAGAACTGATTGTTGAATGAAAAAACAAAGGAAGTTCTGCTTGGGCAGACTGAGTCTCATAATATGCAATTAATGCACTTTGACTTACACTATTAAGTCCGCTCTTGAAGTTTAAAAGAGATCCGGCAGTATCAGAAGTAACTACAGTAATTTGTCCATTTAAGTCATCAGAATTCGAAGTAATGGTAATGTTAGTATTGTCAATAATATTAAATTGTAATTGATCGGTTTGAGTTTGTAGTTCAATAGCAATTGCATTCAGTGTTTTGGTTCCTGCTTGAACTCTAAATTTTTGCGGAACATTGCTGGTTCTTACGACAGCAAAGCCAGAAATATAAGAATTATTTGCAGAAGCAGAAGCTATAGCGTATTCTGCTGCGGTAACTTTAATATCTAAAGTGCTACCAGTGTTTGCATGAACTCTTCCTTCGAGTTGATCCCCAGACGGTACTTGAGGAGACCAAACAATTACATAGTCTCCCGGTAATACATTTGAGAATGCGGAAGAAGAATTACTTGTATACCTAACAGTATTTGAGCCTACAAGTGTTACCGACAAGAGAGATCCCGAAATAATAGTCGGTATAAGAACTGCATTTGTATCAATTGAAATCCATATGTGGGCATCTGACGAAAGCGTTAAGGAGCCTGAAGAAATGGCTGAAGATTCGATATTGGCTTGGGTAACTGGAGTTCCTGCAGACAGAGAATCTCCCGCAACTAATGCTGTTACTAATTCAATTTGGGCTGTGTTTCTATCTAATATATAATCCGATGCTACCCCTTTAGAGAAAAGATCGCTAATGCTGATGACGCCTTTTGCAATTAAAGAAGTGGGATTTGATGCTGGAGTACTCACTACCAACAGAGTGCCGCCACTAATAGTAACGCCTACGGTAAATGTAGCGCCATTATTGGTATAAGTGGCTCCAGCAGTAGCGTTTGTACTGGATACTGTAAAGGCATATTGCCCATCAGATAATTGTAAGAAAGTAGAATAACTAATTGATGCGTCTCCACTTCCACTTACTTTAGTAAGCACCCCAGGACCTGTAATTGGGGTGTACAGAGTATTAACGATATTAATCTGAGCTCTATCAATTGCTCCTAAGTTACTGGTAATTTCAATTGTAGATCCCACAATAGATGCGGTGATGCCGGAAACTACGCTATTTAGAACATTTACCCAAGATTGTAGGCTGTTTGAATAGGAAAGGGTCGTATAGGTTCCTTCAGCAACAAAGTCGGCATCCGTTAAAGTATAAGTAATAGGGCTCGTTCCATCAACTCCAATACTTAAAGTTTCTCCAGAAGCTAGAGTAGGAGACCAAAGACTTTGTTCTTGTGTAAAAATTGATGCAGTAGACCCATCTTCTGTTAGGAGTTTACCGTTCTTGTAAAGCCTTAAGGTTTCTGCTATTTGTGAAGGGAATTCCAAAACAGAGTTTGCATCTGTTACAGAAGAACTTGCGGGAGTTGTGACCTGAATCTTATTTGTGACTTCATCTTCTGGTCTGATAACTACATATGTTCCGCCACCAGCAGTTACTGCCTCAAAATTAAGTAGTGTATCTGCATTTATGCTTGCGCATACTTCATATGCAGTTGCACTACCAGGATTCGCGAAATCGGTAGATGCAAAAGTGTGTTCGTAAGTAATATTACCAACAACAACCGTAAGTACCTCACCGCCAGATAAAGCAAAAGGTTCTAGCGCTACAGTTTGAAGGAAAGCCTTGGTTACAGAAGTTTGTTCTCCGCCAGTAACCAATTGAAAAAATTTCTCTCCACCTAAAGCTGAGTTTACGATGGTCTCAATGGCAACACCGGTATGGGTTGCTTCTAATCCAGCCCCATTATCAATATAGACAGTAGTATTTGTAGCCGAATTCAATACGTCCGTACTTACAATTGTGTCTGATCCAGTTGGGTCTTGGACTCCTTGAAGAGCGGATTCAATTGCGGTAACGGTACCTAGACCGGTAGAAGCTAAAGCATTCTTGATGTTGATTCTTAATTCGTCATCTGTTTCAGTATCTAGCCCTGTAGTAATACCAAGCGGATTTGTTACAAAGGCATTTGGAAGACCGGTAGGATTCCCAGAAAATTCAGAGATTGCACCTGCAGGAACATTCGCTGCGGATCCCGGTAAGACGGCGACGATTGGAATATTGGTTACAGTCGTTTCTCCATCTAAAATAATTCCACTTTGGGTTACAGAATATTGAATATCTGGAGTTGTTCCAATTCCTGGACTAATTACTATAGTGTTTACTGGTACGGTTCTAACGCCACCTTGGGAAAGAATCACTGTCTCGCTGATATTATGAAATTTTGTAGTTGGACTATCTAATGTTATTTCCCAAAAACTTCCAATTTGAACTGGTGGGGCCTTATAAGTAAATGCAGTACCATTGGTCGATGCCGTATTGCTGATATGGATCTGACTTGAAGAGTCAATAGAAGAAATTGTTGTTCCAGTTGGGATTCCGGCTCCAAAGACAGTAAATCCTACTAGTAAATTGGCCGTAGAAGGGATTCCTGAAATAATATTGGACGCTATAGAACTAACTCCAGTAAATCCAGTAGAGTTCGCTCCATAAGAAATGGGACCTTCTACGTTAACACTTCCTCGACCGATATAAATTGCGCCTGTGGCAGGAAAGGAAGAGGCATTACTTACAAAAATAGTGGTAGAGCCAGCGATTGGGGGATTCGCTCCTGCATAAATTAGAGTAGATATTTTTTGAAAAGAAAGATCGGTAACTGTTACGAAACTCGTAGCAGCGGAAGCTCCAACAACCGGAACATTGAATTCGGCGGCCAAATTCTTTAAAGCTGGTCCAGTAGCACGATCTAGGTTGTAATCTCTTAAAATCTGGAATATGTCCCCACTTGCACGGGCTACCATAAGAGCAACAACTTTAAAGAAACTTACGTTTGCCGACCCAATGTTTAGATCGTTGATCCCCAATGCAGACGCATAACTACTCGATGATTGACCAAGTAAGTCTTCATAGGACTGGGGCTGTGGTAAAGACGAACTTGGGGGAGTTGGGCTAGTTGCCATTTAAAAACCTCTTATACAGTAAGATTGAGGGTATGTAAGTCCTCGTATATATTATATCGCCAGAAAATTCTTAAAATCTAATTAGTTGTAGGTAAAGTAAAAGCAACCGGAAAAACCCCTTGAATTCCGGCTAGTTGAACCAATAGATTAATTCCCAAACTAGGTCCATTTAATGTGACCTGTAATCCGTCAACTGCGGAGAACCTTGGGTCTGCGGTAACCATATTTACGATTTGTTTGTAAATATCGGAAGCCGTTATGTCGGATACAGCCGTACCTGGCTTAACACCTAGCCCAAACGTAGGATCTGTTAAGGAAGTACCCAATTGTGTGCCGAATTTGATGTTTAATGCCTGTATAAGGTTGGTAATACCGGCAGCAAGCCTAAAATCACCTGTATTGGTCGTAGCAAGGTCCCCAGATGGGTCGAGTAACCAATCAACCTTACTTAATCCAACCAAATTGACGTTGGCTACGCTTGAAGGAATAGAAATCTGGTCATAGGCCGGAGTCTGCAAGTCACTAGGTACAAAAATAACATTTTGGCTATTCACCGTTCCTGGCAAATATGCTTGTATGTATGCGCTATCAGCAATCGTATAGTTGTCCAAATTAGATAAGCCGTCCAAAGTTAATAGAAAGCTAGTTTGTGAAAGAGGGACAATATCCAAAATTGTCCTAGCGGTAGGAGATTGCGTACTAGAATTTAAATAAATTGTTTGTCCGACAAACAAGTCTTGGCTAGCACCTATTACAATATTTCTACCATTTGCATTTGACAATAAGGAGTATTGAAATCCATTCTCGTCAATATAGGGCTCTCTTAATTCATTCAGGGTCACAATCTCAAGCCACCGTTGCGAATCTCCCAAATATCTTTGAGCAATTTGCTCAACATTTAATCCAAATGGGACTGGGACTTGGATTTTAGAATTCGATATAGAAAATTCAATGCCTGAAGTAGCGGCCAATGCATTCACGTACTGCATGTTATTTAATATTTGGTCGTTATCTAATTGATTGGTTGCAGTCAACAAATCATAAGACTCCACTAAAGCATAGAAGGTTTGTAGTATATCGAACTCGTCAAGAGTCATTGGTTGCGTTCTTACTAATGGAGGCGGTTGATTGAAAAGGGTACTATAGTAAGAATTTCCTGCACCAAATGAATTTGATAATTGAGTACAAAGAGTCAAAATAGTATTTCTCATATTTTGCAAGTCCTGTACCGTAAAGTCATTTACTGTATCAAGTTCTGTTTGGAGCGCATTTTGTTGAGCATTATTTAAACTCAAACTGTTCACTGGTACCTGACTCATCAGCATAGGATACTGTAGCGGACTAGAAAAAACATTGTTTGATGGATTTAAGGTTGAAGAAACAGTTGCAGAATTTCCGAGTTGCCCATTGGCAACAGCAGAAGAGGAAAGCCCTTCATTTGTCTGATTTAATTGCTGAATTTGAGACAATTTTTGGGTTGTTACTGAATCCGTGGCTGCATTTCCAGTTAGATTATTTATATTTAAAGTAGCCAAAAAATTAGAAACTGTACTTTTTGCATCCCCAACAAGTTGTGATGGTAAGTCAGAAACTGCCAAAGCTACTCCTGCTAGTTGCTTTACAAGAATTCCTGTTTGTCTTATGATATTCAGAACGCTGTCAACATCTGAACGCACTGCACCAATTAAATTATACGCTGCCGCTGCAGTATTTTGAGCCGCACTTATAGTGTTTAATATTTTTTGTAGAATGCCAGGACTGAGTGGCGTAACTTGAAGAGCATTAAGTCCCGGTTCTTGATTTAAATTAATTCTTCGCCAAGCCTTCAATTGCAAAGTATAGTCAATTTCTAGTGGGTGATTTACGCTTTCTTCCCAGTTAAAATTGATTGGGGTGACTACGAAGGATTGATTCTGTTTAACAATATCGAAAACTAATCTCCAACCAGCATTGGCGGGATTTCTTTTGCCTTCTTCATACTGTTCTAAAAATTGCTGAAGCATTATGGTCTGGTAATATCCCGTACCAAAACCTTCGGCTTCTGGATCGCTTCCATTTAATTGTTCTTGTGGATTGGTATTGTCTGGTCTATAATTTATTGGTTTAGCAGCGTTTGATCCTGTAGTTATATTGTTTATGACAGATGTAAACTGAGTGGCTACATTTTGAGCAGCTTGAATCGTATTACCAAAGATAGATTGTAATACACCTGGTGTCCCAGGCTGAGGTACAATAGAAGGTCTTCCAGGCCAAACACCAAAGGTTCCTTTAATGGAAATGTTTTTAAAACGAACACCTGAATGTTCTTCCAAAACGCCTCTTAGGGTAGCCGAAAGATTGATGGCAAATTGATCCGTAATAGATAGTTGCTGAGGAGTAATGGGCAATCTAAATTCCCAAGAAGAATCCATGGGAATAAAGGCAAGAGTTCCATTACCGAGTGGTTCAATATTTATTTCTTGGGGTTCATCTCCACCTACAACCTTATTTCCATTGAAGGTATCTATTACGATAAGTCGATAATAGGCAAGTTTATCCCAAAGATTTGGGTTAGGTTGCAATTGTGGGAAAAAAGCACTTGAAACCGAAGTCCAGGGAAAGGGAGAGTTTTGGAATGCATATGATTGTACTCCCCCAGAAATAGTAAGGGGGCTCAAATTAGATGAACCAAAATTCAATGAGTTAGTATCGGCGACTCCAAATGGCATAAATATAAGATTGTCGGTTTAGGTTTACACAGATATGTCACTAAATATGTGATATAAAAAGTATATGATTAAATTTAGACTTATTAACTTCTTATTGCTTTTCCTAATTTTAGTATCATTTAACACATTGTTATCTAAGGTAAAAATGCACCCTAAATTTAAAGGGGTGGACCCTAAAGTTCAGACCTATACAGACGAATGGATGGATTTGGCAGGCGCATACGGATTAAATTTCAATCATGAGGTAACTATTGGGTTTGGCGATATTAATAGGCCAAACGTTGTAGCTCAATGCGAATACGGATGGAATTTTAGAGAAATCACAATAGATTCAACATATTGGAACAATATGGATCCTGTCGATAGAAACATGGCCGTTTGGCACGAATTAGGCCACTGTTACTGTAATGAAGGGCACCAATTTGGAAAAGACCATAAAAAATATAATGATGACGGAATTAATCCTCCAGACGGCTTTTTTGACGATAGTTGCCCAAAATCCTTTATGTATCCATATGTTATATACCAGGGGTGTATTTATAAACATTTTTCGCAATATTTAGACGATATGTTCCAAAACTGTAAACCCTACTAATATTATGAACGAAAAAGAAGTGCAAGTAATAAAAGTTGTTTACGATAGATTTATAGAAAGTGAATCTAACGATTGGGGTGATTTGGATTGTAATTTGGAATTCTTTGATTGGTTAACTGATAAGGAATTGATAAATGAAACCAAAGTAAAACGGATAAAACATTCGGAAGGTAAAATTTTTAGATGTACTTCAGCACATAACCAGGAAGACTGCTTTGCACCGTACATTCTTGAGGCGGTGATTTGCATAGTAAACTTATGGGACAAAACAAGAATACTAAATAAAAAAAATAGATACATTCTCCTCTATTATGTTTCAATGTCTGAAATGGGCCTAATTTTTGAATCCTAGTGGTATCTTACCGGCTCTATAATCATACCTAACATAATTTCTTTGGCGTAATCCTTATCTTTCTGAACGCCTTCATGAATTACTGCGACCAAATCTTTTATTAGTCCTGAATAGATTTTTTTCGCTTGAGACATTGTAAACAAATAGTATCCTTCTTGGTTAAAAAAATCCCCGTCAAAGTGAATTACAAAATATTCCGATTCAATCATAGAAATTTGCTTTATAGTATAACTACCAAAATAAAAATTGTCTTTTTTCATAATTCCCCTATGTTGCCGTTCCAGTTCCATTTCCACTACCACCAATTCCACAAGTTTGCGATACACTAGGAGTGCAATTCCCAGTTATTGTAACCGTTCCTGTAGAGCGCTCTTCGATTAAAGCGACATAGGATTCTGCTATGGCTTGAGCTAATCTGGGCCAAAATACTCCCACAAAGTTAGGTGCTCCAGAAACTATAGCGGCTTGAATTGCGGTTGCGATCAAGCCAGAAAATTGACCATCTGAAATAATTCCTGTGCCCATGTAAATTTCCGGGTGGGCAGAAACAAGTGTCCAGGCAAGTGGATAGTAAGTTAAAATAGAGTCGTTAATTCCTTCACATAAGGCTAACAGGTATTCTCCTGAATTTCCTGTACTGGGAGGATATGCATCGTGAGAAGTTTTACCGAAATCTGCAATAATATAGTTTCTTACTCTGGTATATAGATCTTCAACAAAAAAAGTAGGATCTGTAACTATACCAATTCCGGCCCCCACTCCGGGAACAAGTGGCGAACCTTGGTTGCCGGTATCATTTGTCGTAAATTCAATTACTGGGCCACCAGAAACTAGGCCCATACCAATTGCATTTGCAAATTCAATATAATAAGAAGGATTGTTTTGGGATAAAGGGGCATGTCCGCTTACAGCAGTCATCCTAGTATTAACGTTTGTTTTGACCAATGCTGCTAGGGCTGAACCGCTGGCTGCCATAATTGTCCTTTGTTGATTCCAGACTTAACTCTTTCAAATCCTAAAGATTTAAAATACACTAAATCTGCCAATATAACGCTATTTTTTTTAGAAAATTCTTCAAATTTTATCTTTGCATTTTCATCCCGAAAATACCCCTTAACTTCAAAATAACAATTCAATTCAGAAACCCAAAAATCTGGGGTATAAAATCCTACGGATGTCTTAAAGGCTTCCGGTTCATACTTCCAACTATAACTCTTTTCATTAAAATATTGAGCCAAAGATAGTTCCCACGAAGATCTCAATCTGTATCCTTTGTATTCAAATATTTTACATTTAGAAATTGAATATTTTTTCTTACATTTTGTAGAGCAATATTTTGCCGTATCTCTTCTTGCTGGATAAACGCTGAATGTGTTCCCACAAGAACATTCTTTTTTGATCAATCCGCCTTTATAATTTGGATTATTTTCACCACTAAAACTTTCTCTGGCGAGAATGATTTTCTTAGAAACATTTTTTCTTTCATTGGATTTTTGATAACATGAATTGCAATATGGGTATTTTTTGTCTCTTAAATTTTGAACTCTTTGAGTAAAAATGTTATTACAAATAGCGCAACTAAAATCTGCAACGGAATATTTCTTGTCGCAATCATGTCTTTGGTTAAAAAAATGTATCATACGTCACTCAAAACAGTGGTACTTGGTTGAACAGGGACTCCAGTTATGAAATCGATTACATTCTGATGAGAATTTGCTGTGGTAATACCAGAAACTGGATTATTCAAATCAATTTCACTCGCTTTAATAACAGTCTTACCAGAAGAAGTTACTGTAGCGGAAGCACAAGTTATCTTTACGTCTGCGGTAGCCGTAACATTCAAATTAGTATTAGTAATTAAATTAATATCCTTTTTTGCATTAATCGTAGCATTGCCCGTTGTTTTGTCCATTCTAAATGTTACCATAGAATGGTCTACTTGAAAAGAGCCATCTTTCTCTATTTTCACTTCGGTGTTCCCTTGACTAGAATCGGTTGGAATTCCTTGGCTGTCAGTAGTCCCCTTAAAAATAAGGGAACAAGATCCATCCTGATTAATTTGTATGTTTACTCCGTTATACTCTCCGTAAAGTTGAGGGGCATTACTTGTAACGTTCGTAGGTCTATCTGGATGAATTAAGGTTCCTACCACAATAGCCTTATCGCCAATATTGTTAAGGCATTGGATCAATACAATAGCTCCGTCTTGATTTGAAAAGGTTGGAAAGCCCTTACTATCTTGTTTCATGAGAGGTCTTAATGTGAATTCAAGATAATCTGCAATAGAACCAAAGCCCTGCGTAGAAAGACAGTTTTTGTACAGAATTGAAGTCGATCCTTTGTTTTCATTTTGTTCAATTGTTAAAACATCATACTCTGTACAGAGACCATTTTGGTTTTGTGGGTCGGTAGGAGCATAGGATCTTTTTACTAGTCCGGCTTTAATACCAGTATTCTTATAGGAACGATTAAAGGCGGCAACTGCTGTCTCACTACCATTTGGGGACAACAAACCGAAAGGAACAACTGTGCCGCTAGCTAATTTGGTACTCATTTATGGAGTCCTCTTGAATTTATTTATTCCGGTATTGGTGTTTGGTTGAGTAAAAGAGTTGGAATTAGCAATAGGAGGAGGTTCTGGATTGTCAGTTCTATAAACTGTGTCTTGTGCTTCAGATACACCCGGAAGAATCTGTGTTGTATCGTAATCATTAGTGCGTTTATCGTAACCGCTACCAAAACTCATTTCACTATAGTCAACCTGATTACCACTTTGAATGCTAACGCCGGAACTTAAAGTCGTATCGGTTCTAAAAAACTTTTTTCCATCTGGCTGTTGGTATGCCGTATGATTTATTCCCTCAATGTGATAAACGGTCTTATCAAATTGTAGATTGTCTCCCACTGCAATAGGTTCTGGTATTCCAACCCAATTAATTGTTCCGCTAAATTTAAGGTGTCCACCAATTAAAGAATCTCCCATGATTCTTGCCCATCCTGGAGATCTAAATCCATTTGCACTATAAGGGGCCTGAGGAAGTCTGTCGAACTCAGAAGTAACAACATATGGACGCAAACCATTCCTTCTTACATCATCAATGTCATAAACATAATTTTGTTGTGCGGTTTCGTCTGAAATGTCAAAGCCTGCAGGTCCACTTACAGATCTTCCGTAATACTGAACAAAATTCATTCTTAGGGCCTCATCTTTTCCCAAATTAAACCCAAAAGCTAAGGATGGATGGATATTCCATCTTGGTATTGACATAAACCTTGTAACTTTATAAGATCCATTTGCAAAATTATCGGTCGTAAAGGGTATCTGTCTAAATACTAGAGTTGGCATGACACTTCCACTTGGGGCAACCCTAAAGCATGTATAAAGTTCATTTAATGGAGCATTAGTAAATTGATTCAAAATAGCCCATGCCTTAATTTGATTCCAGTACTCTGGTTTAGTTACTGTATCGCCTTCGACAGGATTTGGCAAGAAAATAAAACGTCCATTACCCTGTGCCGTTGCATTCTGAGGTACTCCAGAAGGATTCATTCCTTGAGCTAAAGTGGCATTTGAGTTTGCGGAATATTGTTGAATTCCGAAAAGATAATTATATGCGTCTTTGGCCGATTGCAAGTGCGAAAGACCAAGTAAATTCCCAACCCCTTGTGGCATAAAAAAGTGTACATTTGGCGTTACGGGAGCAGCGCTATTTGTTTTTCTTCCCAAGTCATCTAATCCGGTTCCAATAAAAGAATTGATAAGATATTGCATTACGGACTGAATTTTCGTTAGGCCTTTTTCGGTTTGCAGATTGGCCCAATCGATACCGATTTGATTTGCAAAAAGCAAAGTATTTTGATCGGACTTATCTATCAAATAAGGATTGAAATAAATACAGTTGTTGAATTCTGTAAAAGCAAAAGCGGTAATCTGAATTGAATAGTATTTAGTTCCAGATTGAGGATCGGTATTTAATATTTTTCTAGCACTTTGAATTTTAAAAAATCCTTTAAACCCATCATTGATGCCATTTATTGGCTTTTGTGCTCTGGCATTGTCGGCAACCCTTCTTGCCTCTGATTCCCAATTAAGCATATTAACGAAAACAAAATCTCCTGGGCTCAACTCGGTTTCATAATTCACATCAGTAATTACCAATGTGGCCGACATAGAGGGTGTAAGTACGGATTTTGAATCAGAAACAGTCAATTGAAGGCAATCGTTTTCAACAACCAATGGCTGAGAAGCAATAGTTGAATAGTTTTGAGTATTTGTAGGTGTAGTTCTTAAAGTATCTCTAACTTTCCATCTTAAAAAAGTTAATACCCAAGCAGGACTTGTTTGGTGAACAAAAATGTCATTTGCAAGATCATTGGCATTAGATCCATTAGGTAGAATATCATAAGTGTAGGCTGTATGGTTGGCTGCCATGATTAATGACTACCCCCAGAAGGACTAGGAGGACCCGCACTTTGCTGATTAGGTGCTTGGGCGGGTATTCCTAAGAAATTGTTTAATTGAGTTACTGCTTTCGCTCTTTCTACCGCATCGGCGGAAGTATTCATTATTTTTACTAGATTTGCAATATTTTGTCCAAATTTATCAAGTGCATCTTTTGTTGGAGCAATCTGAGATTGTAAACTGGAAAATAAATTATTGAAAAGTTTATCTCCCTGAGCTTGAATTGCATTCGTAGCATCTCCAGCCCTTCCACCAACGCCTGCTTCTAATTGGGCTTTCTTTGCATCTTCTAGAGCTTTATTTTGCTGTTTTGCATCTCCAGACGCCTGTGCGTCAACATAGGCTCCAGCAAAACGGAAGTCTTTTCCTAAATCTGGATTCTCAACCGTTGCATTTATCTCTGCTTGACCCAAAGCAGAACTAACTTCTTTTTGTTGATCTTTGGTTAAAGAGGAAGTATCCAAAACAGACTGAAGACCGTATTTTTTCTTAAGATCTTTAAGTTTTTGAATCGATGTGTCACTGCTTTTAAATTTATTTTGAGACGCAGCAGTTACTTTATTTGCTTCCTGAATAATTTGCTCAGGACTTATTGGATTTCCAGCCCTAGAAGCATTCTCTGCCAATTTCTGGACCATAGGGTTATCAACTGTTAATTGATCAATTGGAATATTAAAAAGTGCTGCCCTAGAAAAAGTATCTAACTTATTGAGGACTGGATTTTTAATGATTCCGGCAGCACGCATTGTTCCGGTTGGACCAGTTTGTTCTACGGATTTTTGTCTATATAGTTCATATGCATTCTGACCAGCCTCGATACCTCTTGTAGTCTTATCTCCACCAAAGAATTTACCGACTGTACTCAAAATCTGATCTAGGCCCTCAGAACTTGAAGCACCGGATCTATTTACAATGGTTGCAGCAGATTCAATAAATTTTCTGTTTTCTTCTCTGTATTGGCTACCGTCTAATCCAGTTCTAGTTCCTTCAGCCAATATTTTTATAAATGCGTCTTTTGAGCCAGTGTCAGATCCAATAGACCCAGAAAGTTTTCCTAATACCTGACTGGCATTCGTAACATCTAAATTTCTTTCGGCTTGAAGTGCCGTAATTGAATTTCCTCTAGCAGATCTTGTTGATCCACCAGCACCAATGATATTGGATGCCGCCGTTCTTCCCTGTTGATCTGTAAAACCGGCGTCTTCTACTTTACCGTAAAAGCCTTTACCGCCAAGTCCATATCCATTGCCCCTTAATTCTTCATCGTTTAACCCCAACTGTCTCTGTGTCCCTAAATCGGTCTGATATGTTTGTAGGTACCTGTTAGCTGCTGCGGTTCTGATCCCTCTTTCTGGACCATTTTTAATGGCATTAAACTGTTCTTCTTGGGCTTGAGCTTGTTCATTTTTCTTTGTTTCTTCAAATTCTCTTTGTTGATCTTTAGAACCAAATCGTCCTGCTATTGATCTAAAGGCCTGCATGAAGTTACCATGTTGGAGGGCTCCTGAGCCTTCCTCACCAAATATTAAACTTCCAAGCATTCCTTGTGGCGTTTTTGTATTAGCCTTATACCTACCTGCAATTTTATCTTGGGCGTACTGAGCCGCCTGTAATCGATCGGAATTGAATGTCAAATCTTCTGCGGCACCACCATTTAAAAGGGAATTAAGTCTTTGACCGCCTTGTCCTTGGGTTTGAAAGGTCTGAGCCTCTATTTCCCTGGTTCGAAATTGGGATTCCGCAAATACCCTTCTTGTAGCTTCTATTCCTTTAATCCCAGCAACGGCTGTACCGATACCAGCCATTATCATTCCAGGAACGCCCAAGGCTCCAATGAGACCGGAAAGACTGGTAATACCGCCTTTAGGCATATTGAATGCGCTTCCACCTGCACCGCCAGCGCCGCCTGGGGAAGGCGTCTTGCCGCCTTTAGGATTTAAGGACTGCTGAAGGCGATCTCTAGTCTTTAGAATGGAATTGTAGTCTTCTTCTGCCTTATTGCGCTCCCTTGTCCAATAAGCCTTTTCTTTTTCGTTCTTAACGGATTCAACTTCTTTTCTTGAAATCTCTTCTAGTTTTCTTTTTTTGTCGTCTAATGCCCTATTAGCGATCTGAACAGCTTGCTGATCAAGCCTAGTAGATTTCTCTTTAGATCTTGTAGACTCTAGATTCTCCCTAAATACATCTGAAGAGGTCTTTTCGGCAGCGTTTTTGGATGAAGTCGAGCCAAGTTTTAACTTATCTGCATCCCCTTGAATCTTTTTGATTAATGTCGAAAATGCCTTCTCAAGTTCTGAGGTATCCGCACCAATTTTAAGTTTTGTTTCTAATGACATTGTGAAGACCCCAGATTAAAATTAGACCCTTATAAGATAAGATTGACGGTTTAACCTTTACTTACTTATATCACTTGACCTCAACCTTTAAATAGGGTATAAATATAGTATGGCTAAAAAGACCAAAAAACCCAAAAAGGTCGTAAAAAAGACAAAAGAAAACAAAAATACTAAGGAAATTAAGTACTTAGAAAGATTAATTGAGTTAAGTTTGAGGAATGTTACTGGCAAATCAGAAGAATTAGATAAGTTATTCACGAATCAGGCCAATAGGATGAAGGAGCAGATTATTAAATTAGAAGCAAATATCTATTTTAATAAGTGTTTTCTTGAAATTAAGTGATATATTAATTTTATGCATGACGACGATTACGATGATGATTGTTTTGACGCTTTTAGGTATCTCTTGGGAAGTCTTAATGATGATATTAAAGATGATTCAGAAGAATACCCTCGAATGGTTGGTATGAGTAAGTGGCTACAATTAGAAGCTGAAGCCGCTACTGCCAATATTTTTCCAGATGTTGGGGTAGATTGGGCTCGCATGGAACCAGAAGCCAGGACCTGTTCCCACGAATGGGCGATCTATCAGGGACTAAATGAAAAATATGAATTTTGTAAGAAGTGCGATGAGAAAAAATGAGAGTTAAAATTAAAAAATTGCATCCAGATGCCATCATACCAAAATACGCAACTCCAGGCGCTGCCGGTTTTGACTTGGTTGCCATTGAAGATGTAGCTATCGAACCTAGCACTACGGTTCTGATTAAAACAGGACTATCTTTTGAAATACCGGAAGGCTACGAACTTCAAATTCGCCCACGATCTGGGACGTCTTTAAGAACACCTCTTAGAGTAGCAAATAGTCCAGGAACTGTTGACGCCGATTATCGCGGAGAAGTTTGTGTGATTATGTCTAACATTCAAGTACATCCATCATACAGTGCTGGGCTATATGGTGTAAGTTTAGCGCAATACATTAACAAGGGTGATCGTATTGCTCAAGGCGTTATCTGTCCAATTATTCAAGGTTCGTTTGTTGAAGTCGAAGAGTTAAACAATACCCAGCGTGGTGCGGGTGGATTTGGGAGTACTGGGGTATGACATCTAGAGATTTTGCATATTGGCTCCAGGGTTTCCTTGAGGTTTCTAATCCTACACATATAGGAGAAAATGAAACCACTATTATTAAAAATCATCTAAATATGGTTTTTAAGCACGAGATCGATCCTTCTCATGGCGATAAAAAGCATCAAGAAGAATTGAGTAAAATTCATCAGGGATCCTCATTGCCAATTTCTGACGAAATGCGTCGCGTGCTGCAATCTGGGATTATCGAAGCTAAATTTAACTGTTAAGGAAATCATATGCCCAAAGCAATACTGGAATTTAATTTACCAGAAGAAAAGGAAGAGTTTGAGTCAGCCAAAAATGGTGGGTGTTATAAACTTGCTCTTTGGGATCTAGACCAATACCTAAGAGGTATCTTAAAATACAATAGTGATGCTCATGACCAAAAAACAATCGACGAATTACAAAATACAAGAAATAAACTTCATGAGTTTCTTCACGATTACGATTTGAGTTTATAAAAAATTTGCGGCTGCGTGGAAAGCTAGTTAGGTACTGGAAGAGTCGTGCGCTCCAGTTTAAGATAGAAATACGCCTACGAGAGACACGCCTAATATATCTAAGGCTGGAGCCTTATTGTGCGTTGGACGATAATCTGAACGCATCGAGTGCAGGGTAGATACTGCATAGGTAAACATCCAGAGTGGGATTTGCGCCCCACCCGCAATATTAATTCTTGTTTTTTTCGTAGATCTTAACTTCTTCTTTTATTATCTGACGACCTTTTTGTCGTTCTTTTCTATTAGCTTTACGCACATCTTTTAGGGTACTATAGCCGTCTGTAGCCATTTCTATGGCTTGCTTACACCGTTTAGCGGTCTTTAGGGTATCTATCTTTGCCATAACTATCCTTTAAACGATACATAAAGAGGCTTTTGTGTCATTTAATCGCTTCATAATAAGATTCTGGCGCACCAATAAATTCAGTGTATCTGTAAAATTTTATAAGTCTATCGATTATCACGATCAATTCTGGCGTAAAACCAATATCTTCACCTAAATAGAAAGCTACCACCACGCAGGGGCACCCAGTACTTGTGGCGCAAACCGAAATTGCACTCCCAAGATCGTAACTCACCTTATGTGTTTTGTAAAATTTTTGTACAAAATTCTTATTTACGATGTACCTATTTAGGTCTATCTTCATTTACGAAACCTTACATGTTATTTTCTAGACCAAATTTTTTTATTATAGGGTTTGGAGTATCAAGATTTTTCTGTATCTCAGTCATGTTCTTGATTATTGCTTTAATTGTAAAAAATCCCAATAATATCCATACCAAACATAATACTAGCCTAGGAGTATTCCCACTTCTATTCATATTCAAAACCCAAACCAATCATTGCCTTTAGTGCAAATGGATTTTCTTTAAGATCGGAAATCAAATGCGTAAATATAGGATCCTTTTCCATTTCACAAAGTACGGGGGCCATAAAATATCCTGGGCTGTGGTCGGCAGCAAATTTTAGATATTTTTCACCTTCTTCTTCCATATCCATGGCAAAATAATCATGGGCAACTGAAGTCATACATTTAGAGTATGCAAGATGTGGCAAAGCATCTTTGTTGAGAATGAGATAGTCCAATAGAACACCTAGTTCTTTTATGAGATCCTCATGGTCTTGTGGGATATCGCCGTATGTTTTCATTAAAGAAATTTAATTTCCCCAGAAATGTTAGTAATACAAAAATCTAAATAGGTTCCAGTGTATCTGCCTTCTTTATCGTATTGAGCATTGAATTCCCTAAAAAAGGTTTCCATATCTTCCAATGAATAGAATTTCCTCATAGCGGGAGTGGCATCCTCGACATAATATACGACATGATAAGGTTTACTTTTGGTTTTTTTAGTGGCCTTCTTTTTCATTGTTCTCTCCAAATTTTTGAATTACTTTTTCTGCATCGGAAAATGTAAGTCCGTTCTTGCTATCTATTTGTACTAACCTGTCTATAAAGGGCGCTAAGTCTGTTCCGTCATCAATAATTACAAAATTTGTAATTTCTGGATGGTACTTTAAATAAAGAGCGATCTCGTGGCCTCTATATCCATTTTCCAAAACTGGGGTTACGCCAACAATAAAGGATCCTGAAATATGGTACTGGTCAAACATTTCTTGCAGAGCTTCTATGGTGTAGTGTTTTCTCCAACTAGAAGTGATAACTATTTCGACTTTGGGGACTTCTTCTAAAATATATTGAAGATTTGACATCGCAACTGGATCAAGAACTTTAGAACTAACGGTATTCGTTAAACCCAACAAATTCAAACGATTATTACAAATCATCGAACTAACTGAAACTAGGACCCCATCGATATCGACAAAGAGGGCTTTCATACTCTAAATACCTTAATGGTTCCACAATATCTACATTTACTGACCAACTTACGAGCCACGGGACGTTTCGTGCTTATCTCTTGATCAAATATGTCTATGGAATCCATAGTATGGAATCTATGTGGACAGAAAAACAGTCTTAAAATTTTGTATAGATACTTCATTTGATCTCTCTTTTTACTTCATCAGAATAAACATGGTAAACGAAATCCTTGATCCATTCAAGATCTGGTTTTGCTCGAAGAGTAGAAGTCTTTTCTACCTCGACCAATTCTTCTAGGCCAGAAGTAATCATTTCAGATACTTGTTCGAATGGCAGTTGTTCGGTCTTGATCTTAATTAGCAATTCCGCATCTGGACGAGGGAATGTGATATTTCCAGTACGAAGAAGTTCTAGGCCTTCACTGTTTACTCGAACAGCATGGGAAAGAGCCTTAAAACATACTCCACCGGCAATATTTGCCTTGCGTGAACGAGATCCGTACTCTGCATAGATTCGACTAACAATGTCTAAAGCGTCTTTTGCTCTAATTGCCATGGGAATAAAGCGACCACAAATTTTTAGGTGAGGTTGATTCATTTCGCCTTTAGGGTCTGGTTTCATTACCATTTCTATAAGCGGCGTTTTTTCGAGATTAACCAACGATTGCGTATGGTAAATTAAATCAAGAATTCCTTTTTCGTGATCTCTTAATCTGTCATATGGAGGAAAGGTTTCTAAGGAACCGATAGCCATTTTAAGGGCATCCATGCGAGTACCTTTTACGCCATACTTTGCAGCTTGTTTACGAGCATATCCAATGAAGGCATTAACATTCTTAGAAATAATTTTCTCTTTATTATCCCGAATTGTTTTGAAGATGTACCAGTTAGCGGGGTTCTTTGCCGTAAACATTTCGTCTGGGGAGAAGATCATATCAAGGGCCATGGTCTGGCCTTCTGCGAATAATTTTAAAAATTGATCAACCGAGAAAATCTCAATATCTACATCGTCCTTACTATTGCGCTCTCCATGGGCCTTCTTTCGACTCATGTTTACCGTTTTGTGGTAGTCGTTTAATACGATTTGACGGCCCGTAGGCAAATAAATGGACTTAAAATCGAGATCAGACTTTGGAGTAGTTGTTCCGTAAAGAGCCGACCCAAATTTCAACTCAAAAAGCTTATTCATTTATCCTCTTCCTGGAGTATCCGATGGTAGACCAAGATATTCCCGCCAATCAACCCATCTACGAGTATTTGGCTTAACGATATTTCCATTAATAGCAACACCATCATTTAGGGTTTTAATAAAACCCCAATCTCGCTTAGTACGACCAGTAAAACAAAAAGTTAATGGAGCAAATTCTTTTTCGTTTAATCTATAAGAATGATCGGTTAGAACCTGATGCTGATCTGTTGCTTTTCTCCAAACAAATCTATTTTTTGCTACTGGATATGTTTTGATATCATCCATCAACCTTGTAGAGTTTCCAGAAGTTCTTGTAAAAATTAAAGAATTTGCTCCAGACTGTCTGCGTGTTAATTCTACTTCTTTTGTCTGAGGATTAAATTTCTTTTCTGTATAAGCACCACGAACCAAGTAGGTACAGAAATCCCAAGGATGATCGTGTAGATCGTCCCGATCAGAACGTAAAAATTGATGGATAAAGAAATTAAAATACTTTGATTTGATTACATAGTATCGGATTAGATAAACGTCCTGCGGGCCTCCAGTACCAGTAATACGAAGTGTCTTACTTCTTTTTTCACAATAGGACATTAACTTGTTGGCAACAAAAAGAGTTAAATTATTCATTTTGTACACTTCTTTAGCTCATCGCCTTTAAAAGATTCTGGAACAATTGAACCCTTACAATCCAAATCTACATCGTATACCGGTGGATCTACTTGGATCTGATGTTCTACTGTGCCTTTACATCCTTCATAAAAACCTTTGGTTACAACTACACAATCCTTGAAATGGAATGGTGTCGATAACATAGTGGCCAACATAAGAACGAAATTAGTATTCATCATATAGAACTCCTATCTAAAATATATCAAAAAAATATTGTTAAGTCAATTACAAACCACATACGCCATTAAGACAACCATTTTCAGTTTCTTCAAAAACTTTTCCTTCGTCAGCCAAAGCTTCTTCCAGAGAGCATCTGGTTAATGGCTGTCCACCGCGAGCACCATCTGGGTATACCGTAAACCCACGTAACCGCTTGGCATACTTGAGTAATGTCGCCGCATTCTTTTCATAATTGTCTTTGTTATTAGTAGAAGATCCCCAACTTTCCATGTTGCAAGTACTAGAAATGGACATATCAACATAATTTTGGACATCGGCTTGAAACTTAACTCGTTGTTTGAAAGTAAGATCTCCGGCATCTTTGATATTTTCAACCTTAATACCCTGTTCTAGAAGTCTTTTGACCGATCCATCAACAACATATTGGTACATCCATTTACCTTCTTTGAAGTAACGGCGTTTATAGGCCTTACAGAATAGTGGTTCAATACCAGTAGTGGTCTCTGCAATGATGCCAATCGTGCCTGTTGGAGCGATTGCGCGAACGCCCTTAGGAACAGATACCCCTAATTGTTTAGCTCCCATAAAAGCCGCTGAATCGCTTTCTTGCTCGTATACGGATAGAAGTTTATGAAGTTCTGGTGTTACCTCATATTCCTGACCCTTGGCCATAAGCCATTCATGGATTCCACCTAATCCCAAACCGATTCGATTGTTTTTCAGTCCAATTTCTCTGATCTTATCGGTTGGAACATCACTGTACATACCCCCACAAAGGAGAAAGAGAGTGGAAAGTTTGGTGCTTTCTGCTAGATCCCTCTTATCTTTCATGCGATTAAGCCAAAGAGTTCCTAGATTACACTTGTCAGAATCATCTTCGCTGACTACTTCAGTACAGGCATTACGAAGAGATTCGTTATCTTTCCTGAAATTGAAACTCATTCCTGGTTCTGCAGTAGAGAAAGCTTGAAAGCAATTATCAAGCCATACTTTCTTGGTTAATTCGTGTTTTGGGTGTTCTGGATTCTCAATAGCAATAAAAAATTCTGTATTATAGACTACAGAAATGTTGGTTAGCTCCATAGGAAGCGGAAAATTAAGGTCTGCTAACTTAGCCGCCTTAAGAGCGTCGGAATAATCCTTAAGGTGCATAAATTTAAAGACATCTGGGTGAGACCATTCTAGGCCTGCCCAAATAGCAGATCTACGTTGTCCGCCTTGCATAATGTAACGGCCACCCTCATTTACCATATTCATTAAAGCTATAGGACCCGTAGAGCGACCCCCAGTACGTCTGATAATTTCCCCTTCAGATCTAAGTTTTGAATATTCTACTCCAATTCCTCCACCGGTCATAAGGGAGGAAGTGACTTTATGTTGTATCTCTGCCCAAGATTCTCGACTATCTTCTGCCCTAAATAAAAAACAATTGTTTACCTGATGGAATTCTCTTCCAGCAGAATAAAGATAGCGACCTCCAGGAATAAATTTCCTTTCGAGGATCATATTGTAAATCTTTTCTTTGGTTTTACTGTCTAGAAGTTGAGAACACACAGCTTCCGTAACTCGTTTGGAGGTATCAGCCCATGTCTCTACTCCATCTTTAGAGTATTTCTGTAAATAAATATCTTGTGCCCATTTAGCGGAAAAAACATCGAACGCATTCTTCATCTTGTTGTACCTATATTATTGTTTTGAAACTAAACTGTTATTTGTTATCTGTGGTAAGTGTATAAGTTGCCCTTTTTATCGTTTACGGTTCTGCAATCGTCACATCCAACAAAAGTATTATCGCTTAACCATATGGTGGTCGGACAATGAAATCTAAATAAGCAATGAAAGTGCCATTTAATTCGATATAAAAACAACATCTTATATTACTCTTTATTTTGAAGAATTTTAAGCGTATCCGCTTTTAAATTATCTCCTAAAATACGCAAATTTTCAAGAAGTAATCGAGAAAAACAAAATCCAGCAGAAAAACTCATAACAAATGTGAATACTTTAGAGTGTACATAAAATGCGTCCACAAATACAACCAAGAAATTGGCAAAAAGCAATAACAGGAAGATCTTGAGTGTCAATGCTCCTACTTTAAAATAAAATTTCTTATTTATTACTTTTAAGTTTTTCTTCTGCTCTTCTGTAAAACCGTTCATGATACGGCCTCAAAAATGGTTTTGTATGTGTCTATAGACAAAATATCTATGGGCAGTGTGGAATGCGATGAATGTAATGTGACTACGCGATACTCTTTAATTGCCTCTACTCCAGCAATTCTTTCTTTGGCAACCGCCCTTTTGTTAAATTGATCATACGAATCTTTGTCTAACAAAATGTATTTTGGAGATCGACCGTTTTTAATCATGTATTGGTAAACTAACTCTTCAACATCTTCCATACTTATCATACTACTTACCCTTCTTCTTGTTATGCGCTTCAAGAATTTTTTTAATATACTTATCTACTTTTTGTGGATCACATCGTTCTTCTACTAAGATCTCTGTAAATCTATCGAAAGCTTCCTGTACATCAGAAAGTTCAAGCATTTCCACTAAAAAATACTGCTCTTCCTTTGATAAGAAGAACCTATCTGAACTCATTTTTTACCGCCATGGTGTAAGATCAATTTCGGTTTTCTCTTTTTCTTCTTAAAAATAAAACTAAGTCCAATTAACGTAAAGGAAAAAAGAGGAATCAATAAAAAGCAAAAGATTACTATGTTCATTGAACCCTCTAAAATTGCTTATTTGATATTCATTGCGTGCTTAGTTTCAATTTCACTTTGGATGAATCTGAACAGTTGTCCGCCCATAGTTTTAGTCATTCCCTTTACTTCTGCATCTGTTCCTGTGATCTGACCTTCTTTGATCAAATCCGCAATGTAGTCTTTAGTAATCTGTGGAAGGGATTTAGGGTAACCAGTTAAATAGCGCTCATCTTTTGAAAGAAGTTTTTCGAGACGAATAGGTTGTAAGAGATGAGATACGTCGATTTTAGGCTTAGTATTTTCTCCAGAATTCCCCTTCTTGGGTTTTCCAGTCCATTGGGTTTCTTCTTCCTCAAATACAACTTTATATCGCTCGTCTTTAATACGAACGACAACGCCTTCTGGGTGCATGAATCCAGAACTAAGTTTAGAGCCATTTGTTTTGAGTTCATCCATTGCAATTTGGACTTGATTGAGATCAATTGGACCCTCATAAAGAACTGGCACAAGAACGGTTCGTGGTGGAAGCGGCTTATCTTTATAACGATAATAGTCAAAAAGAACGAAAACTTTTTGTTCTAAACCTTCTCCTGAGTTAATGCCCTTGCCAGCCCATTCGCCATCATGACGACCTTCTCCAAGAAGGTCGATGAAAGCCTGCTTGTTTGCGTAAACATGTGTGGCGAAATTGTAGTTATCATCGCCAGGAACTATGAATCGTGTGCGTGATCCACATGCAAGATCGAATCCATCTTCTACCTGCATAGAACCAACGCCATCGTGGACATCTTTAAATTTACGGTAAACAAGAATGTGAGCATTTGTACCATGAATCTTTTGCGTGATTGACATGACTACCGAACCTAATTTTTTAATTTCTGGGAAAGCTTTAAATTCCATAATTCTCCTAAATATAAACCCGTCACCACATGAAACCCATTTTAAGGCGCGTGACGGGCGCTCATGGAAAAGGTTAATGGTCAATCCCATGAACAAAAATTTCGTGACAGGTCAGTCGCTACTCTGACAAGGATACTACTAGGGCTACCCAATGTATTGTCTGCTCCCGTTCATTCCTAAATCCTACATTTAGATCTGCGTGTCTCTTAGTTTCTGGGGCGTCACGTCCAGTAAAGACTCAAACTGCTTTCCACGCCGCTGTCACTTCATAGAATATATCGTTAATTAGTACGCAAGTCAATACTAAAAAGCCCCCTAAAAATTAATTTAGGAGGCTTGGATACGGAGGAATTTGGAGGTCTAAGGATTATGAACTAACTGCAACATCGTCGAGAGTAACTGCGGTCTGAGCATAAATACCTGTTCCGTGATATGTAGAAGTAGTCTGCATTGCCACGTTTGTACTGGCCAATATTGTTCCTCTGAATACGCTTGATACCCCAGCGGTTACGGATCCAGCAACAGCCCACATTACATTTGAAGCTTGTGCTCCGCCAGTCATTACGATCTGAGCAGAACTAGCTAAATTCAAGGTAGAAGAACATTGGAATACCCAAGTGTCGTTCACGCCACCGTTTAAGGTTAACGTTCCGGTAATAGAAGTTGGTACGGTTAATTTGTATAATCCTGGAGCGAGAGTTAAACCACCAAGAGCACCTGCGCCTGGATTGGTTTGTGTAGGAGTAGTAAGTCCTTGAGCATTTGTGTAAGCAGTAGTCATATTAGCAACTGCAGTGGTAAGGTTAGCAGGTGTTGGAGCACTGTAATCTGCTGCGAAGATATGTCCAGTTACATTTGGAGCAGTAGAGAATTGACCAGAACCATCTAAGGTGAGTGTGAAGCCAGTAATTGCTGTGTGAGCGATTGGGGAAACACCCATTTCGCCAGTAACTGCAGATCCTGAAGTATCACTGATACCACTTTCTGACAAAATTCTATATGCAGAAGCTGCTCCAAGACTTGGAAGAGCTGGTCCTAATGCACTAATGGTATAAGCAGCACTTCCAACGGCAGAGTTGCTCAATCCAGCCTTTACAGCTAAAACCTTAAGAGTTTCAGATGCATTGATCAGAATTGGACCTGCATATGCAGTACTTCCAGTAGTTGGGGTTGATCCATCAAGAGTGTAGTAAAATAATGCGCTAGAAGTAAGGGAAGAAACGGTAACCATTTGGCTACCAGCATAAGTTCCGGCTACAGGAGAGAAAGTTGGAGTTGCAACTTGACTTCCACCGATAATGTAGGCTGCTCCATTTACGATAGAGTTAGCAAATCCGTTTTTGATAGCAATAGCATTAACTTGTTCACTTGCACTAACAGTAATAGGAG